ACCTTCACAGGAACCGTAAATGCTACCAGTGCTATTTTGAATGCTGCAAAAGTTGCTATAAGTGACAACAGCAATAAAGTTGCTACTACATCTGCAGTGAAAGATGTTACTGATGACCTTTACGATATGATTAATAGATTGTACGCTCGTCTTGTAATCGACTTAATCAATCAAGCCGCTTGGGCCGCCGCTAGATTAGCTTATGATGCATTAACTTCAACTCAGAAAGCATTCGTTACTAACTATCAGACCCTATTGGGTGTTGAAGCTGTTCAACTGGTAATTGTCTTAATCGATAATGGCGATTTTGGAACCGCTAGAACAGCTTATGATGCATTAACTTCAACTCAGAAAGCATTAGTTACTAACTATCCAGTCCTATCCAATTTTGAAGTTCAACATGTAATAAACTTAATCGGGGGTGGCAATTATGCACCCGCTAGATTAGCTTATGATGCATTAACTTCAACTCAGAAAGCATTAGTTACTAACTATCAGACCCTATTAAATGCTGAAGCTGCTGAAGCTGCTGCTCAAATTGTAATCGTTTTAATCGATTCCCAACAATATGCAGCCGCTAGAACAGCTTATAATGCATTAACTTCAAATGAGAAATTATTAGTTACTAACTATCAGCTACTATTAAATGCCGAAACATATGGTGTTACGAACTTTGCACGTTTTGGAGGATTTAGTTTAATAGGCGATAAATATCTCACTTATGTTAATGTTAAAATGTCCTCCGCAGGGGAACCTTATGGCCATAGAGTGTCTTTTTACCCTACCTCAAATCCGGCAAACGAAACTGTCGTGTTTAGTTATAATGCTGATGGTTATACGGAAACCCTTGGTTTAAGTCCTCTTGAACCAGCGACGGATTATACAGTTGCGATTACATTAGTTAATATAAATACAGGTCAGAAACTTACCTATCTTCTGCCTGTTCAAACAATCACTTTTACAACCCCAACCCCATCTAGTTAAAACCCATAAAGCTACAAATCTACTTTATAATAACGCATTGATACCGTCTATACTCGACTCGACAAATCATTTACTTTTTATATTTTTCTATTTTATATAGTAGTAAAATCATTTCACAAAATATAGTATAAAAAACTTCATATTTTGTGAAAATCAATATCATATGCATAGTCGCGAACAACGAATCACGAATCACGTACCATCGACCATCGACCATCGACCATCGACCATCGACCATCGACCATATAATTCGTATCTCATTTAGCCGTCGTATAAAAACGTTCAAGGTCGTTAATAGGCATAGGATATAATATTCCATCTTCCTTCAGGATGTAACAAATCGTATTACCGCGTTCGTCATTAGAGACCTTCATTACTTTATACATATTAAAGGTTTTGGCATCTTTAATTGTGACAAGGTCTCCTACTTGAATCTCAGCAGCGGCCTTGGCTTCAGCAGCGGCTTTGGCTTCAGCAGCGGCTCTATCCCGCCATTCATAACCAGTTTGAACTTCTGGAATTACATTATCCGTTATTCTGTTTAAATCATCATCGCTTAATATAATAAGATAATAGGTTTCTTTACCAACACCTTTAAAATACATATATCCTTTACTAACACCGTTTTCATTATATTTTTTTATTGGAACATTTTCATTCGAATGTAATTCTAATCTTAATACTTTACTTTCCATACCTTCCAATGGTCGAGATATTCCTTCTGCAATATTGTGATATAAACTACCCACTTCCACACCTGAATCCGTAAGTTTAGAAAATGTAGTAAATCTAGCAGGGCAACCTTTTTTTTCAGCACATCGAACAATATAAAATATATTGTTGGGTTTACTAACGAATATATATAAATCTTCTATTCTATTAACCCCTGAAAACCTTGCTGATTTTAATGAATCAGCCTTTCTAACTTTCGTAACCTGTCCTTTTGCGAATGTTAAGAATGTAAGATCGGTGTTATTGCCAAGTTCAGGATACTGTTTTCTAATATATATTTCTAATGCATCCGTAATGTTTTTCAGTTTTTCTGCTTCTGCTGCTTCTGCTGCTGCTTCTTTTTTTAATTCTTTTTCTGCTTCTGCTAAGTCTAGAAGTGCTGCTGTTTCTGCTGCTAATGCTGATGCTGATTGTTCTTCATCATTATTCTCCCACCATCCCTTCCCACCCCTTTGCGTATTTTTTCTAACACGCTTATTCCCTTTTTTTATTGTACGCCTTATCGTAGACCTTGACGTAGAACTTCTAATATGACATCGTTTTGTTTTTACGCGACGTCGTCTTCGACAACTTTTTCTAGATAAAGATAATCGTGAATTTTTTTTCCGTGTTACTTTTTTTCCGCGATACTTTTGTAGTTTATACATATACACATATACACATATATATATAAAAATAAATATTATTAATCGGAAAATTGAAATGTCTAAATCCCTGTAAATCGCATATAGCGCCCTAAAAAGCAACCCCGAACTCGTATCAACTACCAGCTATCAAGTCTCGTCAAAATGTTTTCCCGTTCTTTTGCAAAGTCCGCAAAGTCCCCTCAAGCCATTTCCGACGATATCGCTGCGCGCGCAATCCCCACCAACAGAACTGTTCGCCGACCCCCTGCCACTAGTGGAGAAGAACATTACACTTACAAGCACGAAGGATTTCGTGTATTTGAACACGCCGCAGGCAACCACGCCGAAAATCTCGTCAAAGATTACAACCAATTTATGAAAGGTAACGGCACGCTTCAATACCACAACGCAATCGCCGCACTTCACCACGCGCACGTCACACGCTCTGTGAAACATATCCGCACTCAACACCACATCATTGAGCAACTCACTTCTATACCAAACATCGCTCCTGCATCACCACCAACCCCCACACCAAACCCCATACCACAACCCGACTACACTCTTTCGCGCCATCTGCTCGACAAAATGAAATACGTGCTCCCACAACACCCAAAAACACTCGTCGTGGTTCGCCCCGACTGTTGTCACGCCGATTTCGACCCCGCAAGTGTCCCACCTGAGCGAACATTTATCAAAAAGTGTTGCGAAGAACCCTCCAGTGCCGACACTTGTTGCTGCCACGCCGGAACCAGTAGCGAGACCGTCCAGTACACTAACCCCCTTGGTGACTGCCTTTACGTCAGTTACTTCCACCGCAAAAACGATTTCTTCAACACCACCTATCGAATGTGGCATAATCCCTCCGATGACGAAAGAGTGCCTCATTCCCCCAGTGACGAAGTGTCCGAAAGCGAGATTTTCCCAGCTCGTTATGACTGCGCATTTCAAAACGAAATAGAAGCAGCAACTACCGCGGCAGCTGAAGGATTCAATCACGTGTGGTCAAACAAAAGCTACAAGCGCCGCTTCGAAAGACGCCAGCGCCGTCGCCAACAACTCGCATCCGGCGAACTTCCCAAATACGGACTCATTCTTGTCATCCTGGATACCGAAGAGACCCGCGCGTGTCGCCCTCACCCTATTGCGGGACACGACGACGAACGTCGCCAACTTTACAAGGCCAGATACGAGAAAATCCGCGACGCCGTACACGCAAAGGCAATCGCACAAGGAGTCATCACCGAGCCTCAACCCAAGCCCGACCACCAACCCAAGCCCGACCACCACCAGCCCGACCATCTTCCGCACTACTTGCTGCAACGCAAACTTCAGCATATCGAGCAACCGCAGTCCGTTCTCCAAATCCTGCGACCACTATCCGACTACACACTCGCCGTCGCACACAGCGTAGTGAGAGCACAAGTCACCGCAATCAGCGCCCTTCATCCTCATCAACGCCTTCGCATCGTCGCCGGTTCACTCATTACTCTTCTCGCTATTCGCCTCTCTTGTGAACGAACCAGTACAACGGCCATCGTGAATCAGCACATAAACAATTACCGCGACCAACACTACGTCCACAATCTCCACCATCGCGAAATTCAATACATTTTGCGCCGGGCATCAGGGTCACAAAACCGGGCCGACAAAATCGCCGCACCATACGTGGAATACGCCACAAATCACGCGCAAAATATCCCCGAGCAATTACAGGTCACCCTGAAACAACTTATGGCTGACAGATTCAAAGTGCCATTCGCTCCATATCCCCAGTTTATGTTCGGCCCAAATTCATTTCACAAGGCGGAATACTATGCTCGCGAATGCCTGAAACTTATCGGCACCCCCGAAACCGACCCCGCATCAGCAGCCAGATGGACCAATCTGAGCGCCAAAGTCCAAAGCGTCCGCCGCGGGGAGCGAACCGCCTACGATGTCATCGCCGAACCAGGCCCCGACAACGACTACTGGACGTACGCAATTCGCCATACATTTTATCAAGCAGTCAAGAATTACCTGGACGCGAATTTAGAATGGTTGGAGATGCGCGACCGCCCAAGTCGCCACGATGACGGCACTGCAATCATCCGTCTCGATAATGGTGCTAGTTTATTTTGGCCCCATCCCCATCCCCATTCCAACACCGAAATCCGCATAAACGCCTCGCGTGTCGTCCAGACCACACAGATGGTTCACGCAATGTATAGCTTCATCGTAAGAGCATCGTGCGTCATCTCCCCCGAATTCGTCGGCGTATTTGGATTCAATATGCGCTTCATCAAGAGCATCATCTTCCGCGCGAAACATCTCGCGACATATGACGGGGACGAAGCATCTGCTCTAGTATTCGGTCACTTCTTCCCGTGCTTGATGACCCCCGATGTTCACCTGGATATTTTCGTGGGAGGGAATATATTTCAACACCCTGAGCTCTATGTGAAAATGAGCAACCCCGTCTTGGGTAAACTGAAGAAAGAATTTCGAGATGTCATTCCGTCGCGACACACAGGGACAATCGACCGTGCAACACTTATGGACCCGCCGACAATTCGAATCCGTGCGTAAACCCTGTCACGCAAACCACAATGCCGTAGGCCAGGGGGATAACGGGGGACAGAGTCCCCTGTATAAAACCACTTTTTTTATTTTTATTTTTTATTTTATATTTGTATATATATATACATCCCCGCATCCCCGCATCCACTCATCAACACATCTATGCCAACCAAACGCACATCGCGAACACTAACGCGCGTACGCCCTCATAAACACAAATGGTCGCTCAAATATAAGCAAAGCATTAATTGTAAACACCCGAAAGGTTTCTCGCAACGCCAACATTGTAAATATGGTCGAAAAACCCGGACAAGAAAATGATGACCACAATAACGATGACCACAATAACCATTTTCTATTTTTAGTATTAATTGACTCTACATCCTGTTTCCATTTCCATTTTCGCACATCGGAAAATTGAAATGATTTTAATCCAATAAATCGAATATAGCGCCCTAAAAAGCAACCCCAAACTCGTATCAACTTTCAAAACTCGACCACGAAATGTCATCTTCCAATGTCAACGCCACCACTCTTCGTCGCATTGTTCGCGCCGGCACCGCTTCCTCATTTGGGTCTCGCCCAGGAATGCGCAGACATCATTGGACGGAACTCGAACTTCAAGAGCTGTCGATTGCTTACCTTGAACACAGGAACCAAATGCCCCTCTGGAAAATCGCCCAAATGCTCGAATTCAGTTTCGCATCTCCCAAACCTGCCCTCAATGCCGAAGACAAAGATGACGATGCACCCATCACACCCAAAACGCCAAAAGCATCTGTCGTCACTCCACGCACCCCAAGCGTCCAAGCAATCACGTCAAAGCTGATGGACTGTGTGTTTCTGGAAACCAGGGGCCATTTGGGCTACAAAAATGTGTTTCCATCTCAACTTCATTGCCAGGTATGGGAACACGTGAAGCTGTCTCAGAGACATCGCGAGATGATCGCCGCAATGAAGATGTCCGCCGAAGCCGCCGCCAAAACCGCCGCCGCCGCCGCCACCAACGCATCCAAGAAACAAAAATTGGGCAGCAGCATCTTGAATGTCCACGCTCGCGAATTCCTCTACGACACAGTGGAAGAATACGAAGCTGCATTCCCTCCTGCGAAGCGTCGCAAAATCATCAACGACAACGATGACGACAACGATGACAAACCGACAACGGCGCCAGCCGAACCCGAACCCGAACCCGAACAAAGCCAAGGAGACGTTTTCGTTATGAGCGAAATCTGCGAAGCTCTCGACGAAATCGCACAGCAAATCGAGGAACGCGAGCAGGACCATCAACGCAACAACCAAGCAATCCAAGATTCCCTCGCCAATATCCACAATCACGAGTATCAAATCGCGATGCTTCTAACCACCATTCACGACGCAACAGCCCAGATTGAAACACATCGTCAAGCCATCGCCAAGGAAATGGCAACAATCGAATCGTCATTTGCAGCAGCATCCGCCGCCACCGCCGCCGCCGCCGCACATACACAGAGCCTAGGCCCTCTTACGCACGCAGCAAACTCATCATTTGACCCCAACAATTACCAGTGTCGCCAATGCTCACAATTGTTCGACCCCCGCAATGGCGGCTTCTGGCTTATCGGCCCCAACCGCGAAACAGGCGACACATTCTACCTCTGCCGCGAGTGTACCCGGTTTATGGAGGAGACGACAATGATGACGCCAACAGCAACAGCAACCGCAACCGCAACAGAAGCTATCCCCCTAACACATCGCATTGACGAATATAGTGACGACGACAACTGCAACGGTGACTGCGACTGCTGGGACTCCGAAGACGACGAAACCTACTACGGACACGGATACGACCACGGCGAGGAGTGCAGCTAATAAACCTAAAACACTGACACACGACACGACAACCCAGGTAAGCCAAGGTAAGTTTTTCTTTTCACCATTTTAACCCATTTCTCCATTTCTCCATTTCTCCATTTCTCCATTTCTCCATTTTTCAAAATATATACAAACAATACCTCAATAATACCTCAATAATACCATCCCCGCCGCACCATATATGCTCGCAATATATCCCACGCCTATACAACAGTCACACCATAACCCCGCATAATAAGGCAGGGCGGACGCCAACGGAAGGGAAGTGAAGTGAAGTGAATCGTTTTTTTCAAATCTAAAATGGAAAATCCAAAAAAGGACATTTATAAATGTCCTTTTTCTAAAAACGCGCCAGAGATTTGAAAAAAACATCATCATCGTCACTCAGACCATAATGCTCACAAACACATTTTCAACCTCAAAAAAACGTTACCATAAATTTTCCCATTTTTTTATATATTTTGCGAAAAGGGTTTAGGAGTTTTTTATGTTCTATATATATAAGACATTTATTTTAATTTAGAATGGAAATTACGCTAAAAAACTCCGCCAAATTTTACTGTAAATCTTGTGACTTTAGATGCTGTAAAAATGTTGATTGGGGGCGGCATTTACTCACACGGAAACATATAAATAGAACAATGATTAATAATTTAGAACAACAAATTACACCTGATTTTACCAACCGTGTTTTCGTGTGTAAGAAATGTAATAAGGAATATAAAGCAAGAAATAGTTTATGGTATCACGAAAATAAATGCAATAAATTAATTTTATTACCAAACGACGACGATATTAAAAATGTAATTAAAAATGTAATTAAAGAAGATAATATAAAAATAGAAATAAGTAAAGAAAGTTCCGATGGTTTTGAAGATTTCGTATGTAAAGACGATAAAGTCATAATCACGAAAGATATGTTTATGACTTTGGTTAAAAATAGCGAAGAAATGATGAAAATAATTAAGGAACAACAATTGGCACCACCTTCTCTAATTACTAACAACAACACGACCAACCACAACCATAACAACAATACAACCAACAACAACAACACCTTCAATCTTAACTTCTTCTTAAACGAGAAATGTAAAGACGCACTGAATATGTCAGAGTTTGTCGATTCGCTCAAAATAACATTAGATGATTTATTATTCTCAAAGACAAATGGTATATCACGCGGAGTGACCGACGTGATGATAAAGGGTCTTAAACAATTAGATATATATAAACGACCGATACATTGTACAGATGTAAAACGAGATACGATGTATATTAAAGATGAAGATAAATGGCAAAAGGACAATAATCACGACAAAATGCGGAATACAATTATAAAAATTGCGGATAAAGAACGTACGGCACTTCAGCAATGGGCAATAGATAATCCAGATTGGATGGAAACAGAACAAAAACAAATTAAATATCTAACAATGGTTCGGTCTATATGTGAACCTATTGAAAACTACGAAAAATATGAACGAAAAATAGTAAAGAATTTAGGGAAAGAAATATTGGTGGATAAATAGAATATAATATTTGGGAAATATATAATGTAATGTCAAATATAGATTATATAAATGATAAAAGTGATATCAAATATAACTACTACAACGGTGAAATCAGTAACGCCGTTAACAAAAAATTACCGACGAAACCACCAGAGACCGACCGATACATGAACAAAAGTGATGGTAATGTTTATTATATTTATAACGGCGGTTCAAGACGCCGTAAACGCCACAGTCGTCGCCGTCGTGTTACCAATAAGAAATCCAGGAAAATTCGTAGGTCACATAAGTCACATAAGTCGCGTAAGTCACGTAGACATCACCGCCGTCGGTAAATTTAGAATGCTATATACAAAAATAATAACAAACACACACACATTTCAATTTTCTATAAACGAATTCATAAAGAATCTAAAATGGAAAATTGAAATGGTTTAAACCCTATAAATATATAAGCACTGAAAACAAGCAACCAAGTATCAATTGTGACCAACAAACAATGGCCGACCGCATCCTCGAAGCACGACACAGCAACCACGTCTACCGCGTTATTAATAATAGCGGCTACAATCTGCGACGTCCAGGCAATCAAGGGCGTTATACGCATTCGCGCCATATCACCAGCGTCGAAGATTGGGACGCCGTTTTGGACTATCTGAGACTCCCGCCCCTTGCCTATGAAACCTCCGGATACATTTATGACCACTCATTTGGTCGTGTTCAAGCACACCTACTACCCAACGCCTTCCCTGAAGTCGTCCTCATTCCGCTCCCATCCACCACTCCCGGATGGCGTCGCTGTATTTTACATATCGAATCGGTCGAAAATATAGGTAATGGACACCCGCTTCGACAACAACTCACGGGTAGGTATATACCTGTCCCTGTTTCATACCACGAGAACCATCCCATCGCCGAAGCAATCACGCGCATATTTCACACCGAAGCACCCGACACGCCATTTTATCAATCCAATGAGGAGCTCGCGATACTGACATCCACCGACCGCGACGACACGTGGATTCGAGAAATGGCATCGCTTTTGGCACAACCTGGCAACAATTTCGAAGCATTTGACCGTATTGTTCCAGAAGTCATTGTTGCAGGAAATGTAACCAATGTCTTGCCTGATCTCGAACTTGTTCGTCGAGCAAATCGCACTATTATCATTCCCGATTATGATATGGACCCAATAGGAGCCCGCGCGGCATCCGAACAATGGAGGGATATGGTGTATCTTGTACCCGCTACAGAAGAACAACGACGCGAGGCGTATGCGAGATATGCGGCCGACCAAATCAATATCCATCGCCGTGAGCGCATACAATTTGGATACGACCACCCTGCTCACCCGAACCCTTACCTGCTACCGAGCAACGACTATGACTACGATGACTATGACTACGATGACTACGACTACCACGAACACGAAAACAATCCAGCCGATAGAGTCAGAGCCCAGAACCACAACCACAACCACCATCACCATCATCCCGCAAACGTATATATACAGCAACTGTACAATGCACAAAACAACGACGAAAGAGCGAGAATTGCAGCTGTCAATGTTGATGTCGTGCCAGACCTCCCAAGAATCCGTGTGCGCGAACTGGACGGATAATTGTGCGTGTGTGTGCGTGTGTCGCAAACGATACACCTGACCCTATAGCAACCCCGTGCCCGTGCCCGTGCCCGTGCCCATAATCAATAAAAGATAATAAAAAAGTTTACTAACACGCCACACACACCACGCACACCACGCACACCACACACACCACCAACACTTCACTCCTTTTTCTTTTTTTCATCATCACCATCGTCATCATATGTATCACCGTGTAGAGCTTCGTATATACAAGCACACGTAATGACGGGCAACATCCCGCAACAAAGACCGCAAAGAATCATCAATATCGCAAGCATAATTTCACCAACGTGGCGCATAACTTCGCAAATCAGACTCACAGCTCCCCAACCAAAACCATATGTGCACGCATCCTTCCCGGCACCGATATACCAACGAAACGCAATCATAGACAATGCAATGCACAACAATGTCGCCCAATTGTGCGACAAATATACATATACCTTTTCGGTGCAGTCGCACACATTTTTTTGCTGATTTATCCATGTATTGAAATCGACCCATAGTTCTTCGCATACGATTGCGATGTCTTTGTCGGTCATATCGGTAATATCGAAATCAATATTATCGGAATCATCACCGCCACCGTCACCGCCACCGCCACCGTCACCACCACCACCATCACTGCTCCCCTTTTTTCCGAATCTATCTGGCTGTATAAAGCCTCTTTTATATATCTGTCTCATCTTGACCTTCGCATCGAACATTTTGTTCATTTCCCTCCTCCTCAAATCAACCTTCATTTTCTCATCATTTTCAGGATGAGACGAGTATTCCGCAGATGACATTTCTTTTTTTGCTTTGCTATATTCGATTTATTCGTATATTTTCATTTCAATTTTGCGACTACAATAACGGTAAATTGAAATGAAAAATAGTGGTATGTTTAGTATAAGTATGTTTATATCAGCCAGACGTTACTGTATACTATCACACGCTATGGAAACCCCGCCTCTATCTATTCTCCAAAAACTAGGACGACTACCAAACCCAAAGTATGGTAATATTTTCGACGTATTTCGAAAACCCCTTCATCCCCTTCAACTTCAGCAACCTCAACTACCTCAACCTCAACTACAAAACAACAACAACGACACAAATATAAAGATATCTTCACAAGAAGAAGTATCTCCAATGACAGACATATCCGCAACTACGCCATCGACACCCGCGACACCCAAAACGCCACTCCTTACAGAAGACACCGGCAAAATACTCGAGAAGGCCATTTGCGATGTGTATGGTACTCCATATGATGGCGCATTTGTGTACAGTCAAGAAGAAGTCGACAAACTCATCCCTCGTGTATCAAACCTAAAAACAGCGAATCACTTCCCTCAATGTCACCACACAGCAAGCAATGGAGCAAGATACGATTTCGCATCCGATGATGGAGCACAAAATCTCTCGGCAAAAAGCAACAAGAAAAAAGGCGGCAAAGTCGCCCCTCAAGTAATCGGCCAACCAAGCGCCGAAAAATTCTGTCAGGTTATCGGAATCGAAGACCCCGCTACAATCGCCGCCCTCGCATCTTCGCCACCACATCTCAAGCAATATATCCAAGAACACATCGCCAATATTTTGCCCGTTATGTGGGAGTATACATTTAGTTGTCCTATTGTTTATTATGTTGCAAATACAGGTGATATTCGGTTTATTACTGAAACGCACACCACGACCACAACCACAACCACACCCACGACCACAACCACATCAACACCCACACCAATCGACTGGAGCAGCTACGAATATACGTGGACACGAACACACGACAAGTGGGAAAATTCAACTACCCTCAAAATCTCGCCCCTGTCACCCTCGTCACCCTCGTCACCCTCGTCACCCTCGTCACCCTCGTCTCCCTCATCACAACCAAACAAAAAACCGGTATCAATCGCGGAGTTCCAGTTCCATACTAAAAGCCGCACCAATCTCGCAATCAGATGGAACTTCGAAGCCATCCTGAAATTGTTTCATACACGATTTGCGATTGTTGCATTATAACGCCCTACAACGCCAGCCACCCCAAGAATCTCGCCTCAACACTTCCGCAGACAGAACAGGTACTCTTTTATCTCCAGATCGCCATTATATTTGAAAGACTTGAACCGTTTATAATCACACTCCTCTACAGACGCGACCCCATAACGCCCCATAATTTCCAACATTTTTTCTTTGGGTACAATACTCTCGCTGTTGTAAGACAAGAAAATCCACTTCGTTTTAAGTTCGCGAAACAGTTTGTCAAATGCCGCCTCACATACGCCGCCGCCGCGCTTACAAAACGGCGAAATGAAACAATCGGCAGGAATACCCGTCTTCCCTTTTAGTACGGGCGCATCCGACACTGACGCAAGATGAACGGGGTTTCGGGCAATAATATTCAACGGGAAATAATTCTTGGAATATTGGCGTTCGTTATAAGGCGGGTCGATATATGTGATATCCGTAGAAGCAAAAGCCGCGTCACCAAGAAATGCCGGACTCAATACATCAGAACAGAACGTCCTGGAACCGACAATACAAGGCGTCGTGTATTTATGAATCGGTTCAAGGATAAATGCACGCATCGCCTTTGCCTTGAAATTTTTTAGATAGCACCCGTATACAGCAGGGACGTTGCTTACATTATCTGCCGTGATTAAAATAGAGGCGAGAATAAACTTATACTCGTCGTCGCTCAGACCACCACCCTTGCCAATATCGCCCCTAACACCATCTTTCAAGTCTTCCAGTCGCCGCCGCACATAATCAATCCTCTGTGCATTATCAACAGTAAAGAACATTCGCTCATTTCCCTCATATGGGCTATAATTCCGCGTAACAAACCCCGCAACAACACCACCAGCACCACCAGCACCACCCCCAACAACATACCGTTTCGCCTCGAGTTCAGCACAAAGCAACGCAATAACGGCCTTGCATTTCTCACTATAAACCGAACACGTAAATGCGTGAGCAATTACCGAACTATACAATTCTGCATCATTTGATATCACTTTTGCTCCATATTTGGTTCGAAAATGATATGACACAATACCCGTCCCGGCAAATATATCTGCGACAGTAACCGCGCCAGACACAGATGACCCACCAAATAACCCCGTTTTCGCATTCATTGCGGACGTAATCCAATCCAACAACTGGAATTTCGAACCAATATAATTAAGACGTTTTGGAGCGCCGCCGACAACACAGGTCGACATTTTCAAGTAAAGTAAAGTGAAGTAATGATGCGAAGGTTTTCACGTTTGTTCCTGTTTATATATTGTACAGTGAATCTTTTAAATATCAATTTTATGTTTTATGTTTTATGTTTTATGTTTTATGTTTTATGTTTTATGTTTTATAATAAGTAATCGAAATCATATCAAATAATTATATGATGAATTATATATACGGATATTTTTATTCAAATGAATAGGGTTATAGATTATAATACAAAAAACAATAACAATAACAATAACAACAACAACAATAACAATAACAACCACTCGCAATACAATGGTACAAAATTACCGATAAATTTAGATAATCCTTATGATAGTTTAATGAGGTACTTTGGCGATAAAAGTCTACCTATACTGAAATCATTACATTTTACACCAAATATATTAACATTGATTGGCGGAATATTTATGATTTCGAGTATAACTTGTATTCTAAAATATAAATTCGGATATGCTGCTTTATTCTATGCTATCGCTTATTGGTTCGATTGTGTAGATGGACAATACGCACGTAATTATGGTCTTACATCAAAGGATGGTGAACAATTTGACCATTTTTTGGATATAGTTAGAAATATTTTAACTTGTATATCAATCTATATTATAAAAATACCTACTTCAAAAAAGCTTATATTTGCTGCGTTGTATATAATATCTACATTAACAAATGTATACGCAAGTAATTGTATTCAAAATTATTACTACTCGCACACAAAAACAGATGATAAATATCATATGAAAGACCAGATGAAATTTTGTAGACAACAACCTACCCAAAAGTTGCAATATGTTCGTTACTTTGGTTCAGGAACAAAGATATTGGTCATTATATTATTTTTACTCTATTTGAGCCTAACTTCGAAATAATTATCGGGAAATTGAAACGAATATTACCCAACAACCGGAAAGCAGTAAATCGAAGACATCAATTCTGTGCTTACTATCCCAACCTGACACAATAATGAATCTGTTCATCCTCTCTACCGACCCTGCCAAAGCCGCCGAAGAAATGATGGATAAACATATCCATAAAATCCTTCTTGAAGCCGTACAGATGCTATCCACAGCCGTCCGTGTTCTCATCCCTGACCCTCATCTTGACCCCGACCTCGACGAACAACTCTACAAACTCGCCCATAAGAATCATCCAGTCACGATATGGTGCCGCACATCCCGTGCCAATTTCATCTGGACACTTGATCATATCGACGCCCTTCACGCCGAATGGAAATATCGATACGCTCACCCAGCATCCAGAATCCACAAATCGTACCTAGTCGCACAAATCATTCGCGAAAATATCCCTGCTGACCATCTGTTCCCAGTATCCTCCACCGAATCACGCGGTGTGACGACACCCTTTGCCTTGGCGATGCCTGTTCAATACAAGGACCCATTAGGAGACGCGGTAGCATCGTATCGGGCTTACTATATGTCCCCTGAAAAAACACGGATAGCTAAATGGGCAAAACGCCGCAGCGCTCCAGAATGGTGGACTGCAAACACCAACACCGACATCCAGTCCCGCATTCCCTCCATCATTCCCTCCACCATCCACGTCGCCACTGTATAAAACCATATTTGAAATATTCGCCACAATATGTAACATACAATGTGTGAACGTTGACCCCCAGTAGTACTTTTTTTTATGTAAATAATTACTAATGGGGTACAACGATGCCCCAAATATCATCAAATGATAATACGGTACAGCATTTGTCATATGATAAGCACGTATATTCTGGTAGATTAATGCACTCCATACGAAAGCCATATCTAAATTCCGCCGCCATCCATACGTAGGCTTCCGCCAATAATTCAGTGACGTCAAAAGCACGCCACCAGGAACTACCGCTAGAGTATAATGCCCGCGATATAATGCGTAGGAGCACGATAATAGAAAAAGAAGCGATACTCGCCATATACATTTAGACTGAGCTGGATATAATATATAATCCCCTAATTCACTCATTATGCCAAATATACGAAATATACGAAATATACGAAATATACGAAATATACGAAATATACGAAATATTAGAAATATATCGAAAATACCAAATTACTCTAGATATATCACAAGTATTATTTTTATTTGTTATTAATAACTAATTAATAATAAATATAACGCACTAATCTACTGAAACAAACACGTATTTATCACCCTGACCACTCTCATCGCCATCACCCACATAACCATCACCCACATAACCATCTTTTTTATAGCTTCCCACTTCATAATACGACCCTGTCATCTCGTTTAGTTTATATACCACGCGCGGAATATAATCCTCGGGAACAATATTCGATTTACATATGAACCGCTCCACGCCATCGGAAAATGTTACACCCACCAAGTCAAACTCGAATTCTTCGGGACCTTCGTGTGGTCTATTAATCAAAAATGTAGGTTTTGGTATATAACTATTCATATACACACACGCTGCGATATATATGGTATATATGGTATATATGGTATATATGAAATATGTTTATGTATTTATGTGAAATATGTTTATGTATTTATGTGAAATATGTTTATGTATTTATGTGAAATATGTTTATCATATTATACGGAAAATTGAAATGAATTAATATACTTTAATAATATATAGCCCCAAGAGCAACAACAACAACAACAACAAATCGCATCAAATCGTATCAAATCATAAGAATGGCCTATTCGAATTACACGCAAAACTTCGATGTTCTCAGTATCAGTAGCTACAATAGTGGTAGCGAAGACCCAAATACTCCAGATGATTGTACCGACTTCTACCTTGAAGAATTCCTGAATCTTAATCGCGAAGCCGCCGCCACCACCACCGCCGACACTGCAACCTGTTCCGACCTCTGTCCTGCCCCTAGTCCCTGTTTTAACCCAAATGATCCTCTCAGGTATTTTATGGAACTCGGTGAAATCACACCTGAAGAATACGAGAAATGGAAAATCGTGAAAGAAGAGCCGGCCCAACACCAGCACAAGCATCCATCGTCCGAAATCACCAAACACAAACGCAAGACGCCCGATTTCGGCCCAGGATATAACAGCGAGAGCGACAGCGACAGCGACGGCGACAGCGACGGCGACGGCGACGGCGACGGCGACGACCACGACCACGACGACCACGACATCATCTACGGAAGCGGGTACTCATCACAACAAATTGTAGACCCCTGGAACCCGCATCCGGACCCGACATCACCAAATGATGGGAGATATACTAAGACTGCAAATGACACAGATTTCCTGCGCAACCGACTTACACGCACCGTTCAATATGAACATTTAGCATCCGGTCCTGGAAACAAACAGAACTACAAACTCAGCGACTCCCTTGCATTGAAACTCGCGTGGGAAAGATTCGCATCCCCTCAATACCCTCAATCCCCTCAATCTCCGCGCGTCCAATCCCTCCAAGACTTCTGGCGAGCGAATGCTCTCATAACCTACGAAGCATTACAAGAGCTGAGAGAAGAGCACGCCACCCGCGACAACAAAAGAGGGGAGTGTATCCCAAACGATACACCACCGCAGTATCACTCCACGCCAATCGAAACCCTCGAAAACACTTTTGAAACGATTGGCAGAATGAGCCGCTGTATTGCCGAGGATTTCAATACACAATCAGTGGTCAATTATGTCGAAGAGTACATCATCGCGCTCTACCGCGAAATCGAGTTCAATGCACTCGTCGAGGCATACGAGAACAGCATCATCGCGGACGCCGATGCCTAATTGGATAAGTATGCACAAGAGTATAATAGTATAATAGTATAATAGTATAATGTAAGTATAATAGTATAATAGTATAATGTAAGTATAATATTATATAATATATGCGTCGTGACATTTTCTAACACTTTTCTAAAACTTTTCCAACACTTTTCTAACACTTTTCCAACACCTTTCTAACACTTTTCTAAAACTTTTCTAAAACTTTTCTAAAACTTTTCTAAAACTTTTCTAACACTTTTTCATTTATCTTTTTTTAATTATTTTTTAGGATTATATATTCTTGTATTAGATTAGTGTCCGAACGTATTTAATCAACCTCATTCATTATATTATCAGCAGCAGCTTCGGCCACAGCTTCGGCCACAGCTTTGGCTGCAGCTTCGGCATAAGCAGTATCATCAGAATTCTTAGCAGTAGCAGCAAATGCAGCAATAGCAGCTTCGGCGACAGTAACGGCTTTGGTAGCAACATCGGCAGCAGCTTTGGCAGCTTTGGCAGCTTTGGCGGCTTTGGTAGCAACATCGGCAGCATCAGGATTTTCAGCAGCAGCAGCAGCAGCGGCGGCGGCGGCGGCAGCAGCAGTAGTATCAGCTTCGATAGCGGCAACAGCTTCGGCAGCAGTAGCAGCAGCATTTTCTTTCAATCTTATTTGTTCCAATTCTAAATATTCGACTTTCCATTTTTTAAACATGAGATGTTTTAAATCTAGAAACTTAGAACTAAAAATTACACGTGTCCAAGGTTGTGTTAATGTAGCCGCTGAACCGATTATCCAGGCGTCAAGCTCGTTCTTACTAACTTTATCGCCCATATACAACATATCGGACAATAAGGGGGCACTATAATCAATGTTTATCCCTTCAGCAAATAACAGCCTAAGAAACATATATCTGTCAAAATTTTTAAATAATGGTTCGCCTTCGATTTCGATTTCTAATAATAATGATTCAATCTCTTTAAAATTAAGTCTATTAACAAACACACTAATATTACACTCTCTCGCCATTGAATATCTATTATGGTCAATGATGTAATCAATCTCCTTTACAATGCTTTCTTTAACAAAAGATTTGTCAACTGCAGTCACTTTATCTTTAATCAATATTAACCTTCTTAATGTATCATTTTTGAATTTCTCCCTTATTCCATTAAGCCACGTATTACCTTCAATACTATTACCTACAATACATTGTAGGTAATCTTGTTTTAATTCTTTTGAATTTAATGCTTTCGATTCGGGTGATGGTGGTGGTGATGGTGGTGGTGGTGATGGTGGTGGTGACTTTTTCCGGGGGTTAAGCATTCCTCCATTTTTAAGTCGCATTCGACGATGCATAGTTCGAGAATGACCTTTGTATACACGCTTACTTAGACGCTTACTTACACGCTTACTCATATTGCGTTTTTTATATTTATTCTTCTACTATTCTTCACATTTTTATATTTTCTATACGAATTTTTCTTCAAACTATGTGACATTTATATATTACCCAAATAAAAAAAATAAAAAAACGCCCCTAAATATAAAACCGCATCATATATCCAAAGTTATCATTATAAAAACTCCGCCCATCATCAAAGTTTAAAACAATATCAGGATCATAAACTCGCCCAACGAGTGTATACCCGCACACTACGCCCTCCATAATACGACACCGTGTATCTTTATTTAAAATCTCAACCCTATGTTTTTTAAAAATAACTTCTTCGACAGTAGATGTATTAATTGTAAGTTCTATCTCTTTAACATTAGTATTAATCTCGCATTGTGATTTACCGTTAATCATTTCATTTTTCATTTCTATTTTATCCTCCGAATTAACGCATTTCTCCCGTATCTCCCGTTCATCGTGTTTTTCATAACCTTCCAAATCATTAAGTAAAATCATCTTGCTCATCTCTTCGACCTCTTTCTGTTCTTCAAGCTCTTTTATCTGTTCGAGTTCGTGAACTTCTCCTACATACTCGCAATCATTTAATGTAATTATACTTGTACCTGAAATATTCTCATTATACTCAAACCCCTCTAAAAGTTCAATATCGTGTTCTTCTAAAATCCAAGTACTCATTTCGTGAATAATATAAACGAATCGATTAATATGTATATGTATGTGTATATGTAAATATATATGATTATAACAAATACTGTTTATATAATTTTCATTAATTTTCATTAATTTTATAATCATTTTCAATCATTTCGCGATGTAAAACAGGATAGCCACCCGAACCATCCTCTTCTTCTCCCGCCAGCACCGCCAGCACCTCCAGCCCTCCCAGAAGCATTCGCCGCCGCTACCGTAGCCGTATCCGCAGCCTCACCGCCACTCCCCGACTTCCGCAAATCTACATCCTTGCCATCAGCCACATAATTCACCATCATATTTATAATAATTTTCCTCACTTGTTCTGATACGGTGACTTTCATCATAATACCTCGCTTATTTACACGATATACATCCTCATTCTCAAATTCAACAAAAATGTCATAATCTTGTATGTTACCATTTAAGCGGTATTTCCGTATTTTCCCACTTGCAAGTACCTTATTCTTCATCTCAATATTGCTATTATCGACAATCTCAATACATAAGTCATTATTAATTACGATATCCATTAGACAACAATGAAAAGGAATAATTATTGGTATATGACCGTCAACAACGTATTTTTCGCGTGTAGTAACACAAACATCATCCCCATTTTGATTTCTAATTATCGATTTATGAATTCCTGAATTTCCTATAATCTCCCGAGTCTTACATTCATCGTGTTTTTCCAATCTCGATAAAGCAAGGTTGTCGGCCAACCCACCGAGACCGCTGAGACCTCCTAAACTATTCCCACTGCCTTTACTGCCTACACCACCTACACCACCTACACCACCTACACCACCTCCTGATGCATCTTCATTAATAAATCGTATATAATTAGTAGTAGGACTTGTCCCGAGACTTGTGTAATTTTTCATTATATTGTATAATGGATATTTTATTTATATTTCATATGGATAATTTATATAACTCATATAACTCATATAACTTATATGACTTATATTACTTATACAATTAATTCTTTTGCTTTATAAATCCCACACCGCATTTTATCCTATCGGAAAATTGAAATGATAATAAAGCAATAAATAGAAAGTAGCAACCAAGCAACCAACAACGAACGAATCATCAATGTCCGGAACTACTACGAACAACACCACCGCCTCCATCTTCACCGACAAGAGAAGTGAGTTTGGAATGTATAAATTTGCTGACCCACGCAGACAGGCAACCTATGAATACCACGAGGACCAGTACAAGAAAATGCTGAAACTGAAAAATGCTTACGACAAGCAAGAACTCCTGCGCAAAATGCGTGCCGATATGAAGCGCGAATATCTGACACGCAAGAAACAAGTCGTGCGGCTTCAGAAGGATGCTGCAATCGACTTTCGCAATGCCGAAAGCACGCTCCAAGAACACTACGCCACTGAAGCCGCTGACCACCACCCCTACATCTACGCAATCGACATCACTGCTCCTCTCGTCTCGCAAATCCAACTCCCAAGAGGCGAAATTCTCGACCTGAAGACGTTTGACGCAAACCACGAATTCGCCAAAGTGCGTCAAATACACGAGGACCTTCGCCACGACCAGGAGGAATCCATCAGACAGATTGCAGAGCAAGCGCAAAAGCAAGCGCAAGCGCAAGAGGAAGAGCAACGTTGGTGTGCAGCAGAGGCAAAGGTGTGGAACAAATGGGTAAAGCGCCAGTACCTGCAGCGCAGCCCTTATGAAACCAGAAGAGTGATTGAGGCGAGAAACGACAACCAAGAGAACGATGAGAGCGACTGCAGCGAACCAGTTGAATACGGCAATGACTACTGCGGCCCATTTGGTTACTATCCACGTGGAGAGGTTCCACGTGAACGACACGAAGCAGGTCTCGCGTCGATCCGTAGACGTGCACAAGCAGAGCAGCAGCTGGAGGAAGAACAAGTGGGGCGCTATGGCGACGGAGGATTCTGCTGCTGTGGCGATTTGGAGTGCAGCGATTGCTACAGCTACGGCAATGAGAACGACGACCAAAGCAGTTACGACAGCGACTACTGCGGCGAATACAATTATGAGCGCGAATGCCGCGAAGCAGAAGAAGCAGAAGAAGCAGCAAAGCAACAGTGGATGGAAAAAACACACAATGATGCATATCAGCAGGCGTGCGATGCATTTGCTGGCGGCGATGATGAAGTGGCGCAAACGAGACTCAATGACGACTTGAACTACACGTGCGATGACTACCCAGATGTTCAGCAACTCGAAGTCGTCCAAGTCACGGAGCCGAAGGCGCGAATCACGGCATCCGCAGCATCCAGTGGAAGAATCAGTGCTAAGAAGAAAGCAGCAGCTGGAGCAGCAAAAGCCCGAATCGCCAAACAGCAGCGCGCCAAGAAGCAACAACAGCAAACCAAACAATTCGTCCCCATCCAAATCACTGTCAACACCAATCGTGTAACCGACGAGGAGACAGAATCGGCATCATCTGCAATGCTGTACCAAGGCAAAGCTGAAATCGACCTACCCAAGAAGAATCTTCAGAATGTGTCACGCGAAGGCAAGAAACGCGAAGCTTCGAAATGGAGGCGCATTAATGCCGCAGAGAAACAAAGCAATGCCCGCGGAACCAGAATCACAAATATCCAAGAACCGCGGGCGTGGCACAACTGCGGCGGGTCAGACAACGAATCTGACGTCGACTACTAACTAAGTCGACAACACACACACACACACACACACACACACACACACACACACACACACACACACCGAACGCGGCACAATCAGGTAAGTAATACAATCAGGTAAGCAAGTGCACATATACTAACACTTTTTTATTTTCGACGTATCTACATAAACCCGCCCGCCCACCCACCTTGAAAAATTGAAAACGTTTATGTCTATAGCTACATTTATAAACATAAACTGGATATAAACAACCCAAACCAAAACCACCACATAACAATGACGGTATACATAGAAGATGCATTCGTTGTTATAACATCATTCTTCGTTTTATTTTCAATACTATTTTGCTGTATTAAGGCAGACCACGAAGACTCGTACACGCGACAATTGAGATTACTTCGCAATCACAAATGCGAATGCCAAAAATGCAACAATGGCGACAATGGCGACAATGGCGAGAAAGAGAATAAACCACACAAAGAGTAAGTTAAATAATTTGTCAACATTATTGGTATAGCTGTTAACGTTTTAGTGTTTTATGTCGCTTATGTAAATTATAATGGAGGTTAGTATTTTTCTTATTGCGAATCTTATGAATCTTGTGAATCTTGTTATTTTTCCGCGTGACATTGTTCTTAGATACACGTGAGCGTTTCAGTATCTTCCTGCGAGTAACATTTGCGCCACTCCTGCGCTTGCCACCCTGTGTACCCCTATTACCTCGTTTATCTGCCTTTATTATATATTTGCTAACAAATTTCTTATACATCACGCGACGTTTTGCACCATATTTGGACTTAGTTTTTATTTTATTTATATGGCCGCCTATAACACCTCTGCCACCAGTAGCAACTCTTGTTGCAGAAGGGAGCTGTTTAATGTGACCGTTATACGATAATATACCAGGTCCCGATGTAATATGGCGAACTATACCCAATTTGCGGCTTTTAATAAGCGAATCTGTTTCACGAATGACAGCATCTTTGCTAGTCGCGTCAACTACACGTCCTTTACTAATATCGTCTATAACTTCTCCCAATGAAACCCTGGCAAATTCCATCTTCAATAAAAGTTTATCATCAATGTGACTGTTAATCAGGAGTAGTTCGTCAATATTTCCAGTGTACGCAACGCGGTTTCCAGTAAATTCAACCTTTGAAATAAAAGCCCGTATAACCGCTATTCTAGCTATATATGACCCATTGTATCGAAACTCTTTCTGGAATAAAGACCATACAATGTCTGCTTCAGATTCATCAGAACATAATGCTTTAATTATTGACTCTTCTAAATCTAGGGAAAAATACCCTTGCTGTAAAAGCGTGTCTGTTATTAACGACAATAACGCGGGTATTAAATATACATTCAATATTATATACTTATGCTCATCTGATAATGATACATTCACTGGGTTATTTTTTTCCCAAATCATTTTTTCTAATTTAGGTAAGTTGGATGATACGAATTGTGTAGGGTTTTCAAAATGATTCTTTAAAAGTTCAACCAAAGTATTATAAATCTCTATTTGAGTGCGTTGTGTAACTGTACCAACCGCACCAACTGCACCTTCAGCTACAATCAATGGAGCATAAATCACTTTAAATTCTTCAAGAATTCCGTCAAGAACGAGAGGTAAACTAGTAACCTCGGAATTGGCATCCTCCTCGGTCTCGGCATCAGCGTCATATATAACAATTCCATTAAAATATTTTACAATATTGGCAAGTGTAGTCAATAAATCGAAATCGCATTTAATAACAAACCCACTTTCTTGAGTTATTTTATATACCGGGAGAATAATTTCACACTGTGTTAATATTTCATCAACCTTTTTCATAACTGTATCAAAATCATCATCCACCGATTCAGCTCCTGTTTGTCCAAGTAACCATTTAAGTAACGCGGAGAGTCTATTTTGTAATCGTATATCGTCGCGAAAGTCCAAATCACCTTCACGTTTCATAACCGAAGTTAAAAAATCAAATAATCTGACTATAAATGATTGTAGTAAAGTTATAAATTTTACAACAGGATTCATATCATCTTTTCTTGGAATTTCGACAAGAGCCTTGTCAATACGTTCTCTGATTGATGAAAGAATAACAATATAACAGTTAACTTTAACTGCAACAAAATTTAATAGTGACATTAAATGATCTGGCGATATTTTGTTAAGTAGTAGTTGTCCTCCTTGTTGCGGAAAAAAACCTCCCTTCTTACCAACGTATTTCTTGACAACGAGTTTCTTACCAAAAGAATCAAATGATACGAAACGATCAACAGGGGTCTTATGTCGTGGTGATTGTTTCATTCTTACCTTTAATGGTTTTTTCTTCCTTACTGGGGTTTTCCCCCTTACTGGGTTTTTAAACTTGATTGGTGGTTTTGTGTTCCTGGGTAGTGGGAGTGGTAAGTTACTATCCGCCGTATAATCCATCTTACCATCATCATCATCATCACTGTCACCATCACCATCATCATCATCATCATCATCATCATCATCATCACCGTCACTATCACCAGACACATCCATCGTAGTATACTTTTCCCATTCATTTAGTAATTCGCCAACACGAGTCTGCATACCATTTCGCATTCGTTTAAGGTAAATAAGATAGTCATCAAGACTTTCCGTACCAGATATTTTATCGTAGTATTCCTGAATCTCGTTTTGAGCGTACTGCTCACACACAGTCAACCTTTGTTCATGGGTCAACTCTCCATATGGTAATAATGTACGATGTTCATTTATAAACTCCATAAACCCCCTTATCATTTTTCTACAATCGGGTTCAACGTATCTATAAGTAGAGACACCACCTTTGCAATTGTCAACGCGATTAACTGACAATCCACCACCGACCATACAACTTAGATGAACCCCTCTATCGTTAGAAATTACCGCACAACGGCGCGATAAACAAAGGATAATAAGGAGATCGCCTGCTGCTTTACAAGCTACTCGCATAACCGCCTCTCTTTTTATGCGAGGAGACACTTTATCCGATATTTTAGACTTAAACCATTCTATGTTTGGACCCTTACCTGTATTAAAATTTACACCAGGATCAGTAATACTTTCAACAAAATAAGGACCTTGAAGACTCATTCTGTATGTAATACTATATGGCTCATATCCAGGTATAGTAATAGTATATGTTACTGTACTGGATTCCTCGCGTAACGTTTTCTCATTAAATTTTATAACCATTTTTGAACCGGGTTGTGCAGTCGCAAGACCGACGTAAGATAAATCAATTTCAAACTCAGGGTAAGGGTTGGCCGCTGTACTGCCCTTATTAGATGCAATCAACCATAGCTTTAGTTTAATCTCCCAGTCCTTGTCGTACCTTCGATTAGCGGCGTCAAATATAGTAGCGACTGTAAAAGTTACAGGCATTTCTTTCACTTCCATTTTACCATGTATGTTTTTTTTTGTAATGCGTATAACAGCATTATCAGATGTAAGACTTACAGCCGATAATACATCATCACCTCCATCACCTCCCGCGTATTGAGATACACAACGTTCAAATAGTGTCTCTATTTTTGCTGCATTTAAGAATCGTAATGACGCACCAAATGTGTCTTCGCTTTCATCTATGGATGCTCTAGGTAAGACGCATTGTATGACTTCATTGTCACTAGATAAACGACATTGTCTATTCATCTCTTGAAACAACATAAACAACGCATCCCTATCTGATTTTGTTTTGGCTGTCATATTAACAATATGCAGACATTCAGTGAAAACATTTTCTCCTTGTAATTGTTTAATAACGAATTCAAATAATTTCCCCATTTGTTTAGGAGATTGACCTTTATCATCTTTTGCAGTATCGTGCACCATATCAGCAAGCATTAAACATCTAGACATCAATTTCGTTGCTGGAAGACCTAAAACAGAAAGCCTATACCTAAGCGATTCTAATGTTTTTGATCCAGCGCCATCTTTCAATAGTTTTAGTGTTGCAAATACATCCTCAAGTGTACATTCCCAGTATGGTCTTACACATCGTCTGTCCACTGCTGCTCCTGCTGCTTCTCCTGGTTCTCCTGGTTCTTCCATATCAATCTTGTAATAATAATAATAATAGCAGCAGCAATAATACTTATATTATTGTAATATATTTATTAAGATATATTTATTAAGTTATAAATTGTATTAATACTATACATCGGAAAATTGAAACATTATAATCCCATAAAATCAAATATAGAGAATTCCAAATTCATCAAACATCAAATCATCAATGTCTTCCTCACCAGTATCGACACCATTGTCACCTCGCCAGTTTTCCTGTGCCAAATCCGAAGCTTCATCCTGTCCCTCGACTCCATCCCCTAATTCGCCGACTTCAACAACGTCTACATCTTCGCGTGCAAAAGAAGAGGCATATTATGCCTTAATGACTGAGACCGCCAATCTCCACGCTGAAGTCGAGGCACTTCGTGAGCAACTTGACTACTACCATCAAAACCACGAGGAACTGCAACCTCAACAAAGTCCCCAGAAATGGATTGCTGAAAATCTCGAAGAAGCACAGCGAATCATCGACAACATTGTCGGCATCAAAGGAATCACCGAAGATCCGCTAAAGGCAGCAATTAAGATGGGCGTTTCGTCATATACCGCCGCCGTTGACGAACAACAACAACAACGCGAGTTATTGCAAGCGTACCTTATGTCAAACCTGACATCACGCCGTGAAGACGATTTCATCGCAATGTGCGACAACAAGAGAAGTATGCCCTTCAAATGCGGCATCTAAGCCACTAAAGCCAACAACAAAGCGAAAGAAGAATCAGTAGGTAAGGTAAGTATCTGTGTATGTGTGTATGGACTAACCCTTTTTATTTATTTTCCTTCATTTCCTTCATTTCCTTCATTTCCTTCATTTTCCATTTATCGGAAAATTGAAACAGAATAATTGCTAAAACTCAAAAGTAGCGACCGAAATCAACATCAAATGGCAGGAAACAATGAAACCCAACCACTCTCATACGAAGACCATATTATCGGGTTAGAAGAAGAACTAACAAAGACAAAAAACGATTTGTCGAAAATGAGCTTACTGCTCGGCAAAGCATATGTATTTACTTGTAGTACTACACGGGAAAATGACCGTCTGAAAAAGAGAATCGAAGAACTCGAAGAACTCGAACTCAACCACAAAGCCGATGCAACCAGAAGCGTAGCGCTTACGCAAGAACATTCTCACCACCAACACCGAGCATATAACTCGCCGCCAATGAGTCCTGTATCTGTTCCAACCTCTCCGCGTGTTCATCATCCTCAACATCCTCAACATCCGTATCCGTATCAATGTTCTATGGCAATGGCGTGTTGCGACGGGCTATACTTTGCACCTCTCCGCGACAAATCGTCACCGCCTCGACTTTCCCCTGAGACACCAGAAACACCAGAAACACCAGAAACACCTGACACCCACCAACAAGCAGATGAATATGAAAGAGACCCTGCTGCATATTGGCAGAAAGTTTACCCTGAATGGGAGCGCAAATATAACGAAGAAAGGAATAAACTGGAAGCCGAAGAAGCACAAGAAACCAATGACTACTAGCCTGTATTCGCTAAATGAAGCAACGACAATGCGTAAGTAATATACGTTGAACTAACCTTTTTTATCATTGTAAAAATCTATATAAAATCTATATAAAATCTATATAAAATCTATATAAAATCTATAAATTTATTATCAGGATGGCAGTATGCGAAGGTCTGTATAATATTGCCTCACTTTATTGCGAATAATATATATAGCAGACAACGTAAGCAATGAAATCTCAACCGAACTCCGCACAATCATAGGCGTATCGTTTGATTGAACACTATAGTAAATCCACATCCCTGACGAAAAAATACTTAAAATGCAAAAAAGTAATGATAAACTGTTCGTGCTTTTGTTTTTGTAAAGTAAAAACATAAATATGAAGCGTCCAACTACCGACAAAGATGTAGCAGTATATGGAATAATTCGCAACTCTTCACTATTTTTATTCATCCAAGGTACAAATATGTACAAATGTGTATATATAAATATAAAATTGATTGTAAATTGATTGTAAATATATTTATATATTAAATTATATAAAACCACGACAACACGCAACCTATACAATTCCCGCAAATGTACACCGAAGTATTCAACGGAAATTATCATATCCGTTTAGGAAAAAAACAACAAGAAAACGACAATATAATCCGCACATCGCCTCAAACCGCGCTGTGGTTTCATCTCAAAGATTTCCCAAGTGCTCACGCCGTCGTAACAAATATAGTAAAGCCTGGTGTATATGATAAGGAAGTCATTATCCGTGCAGCGTCCTTAGTAAAAGACAATGCAAAACAAGGCGTGAATAATTTACAAAAATTGAGTGTAAATTACTTACCGATTAAAAATGTGAAACGTACCGAAATTCCAGGACAAGTCATTCTCACAAAAACACCTAAAACAATTCACATTTAGTATGCGCGTACGCCGCCACGCCGCCACGCCGCCACGCCGCCACGCCTTACATCGGCATCATCAAGCGCACATCGGGAGAAGAAGCAACAATACCCTTAGGGCAAACATTCACACCGGTTTTGTTACCATTAAACCAGTTGTCGAGCAGTTTAGCGGACGGTTGTGTGGGTGTGGATATAGATACAACGCTCTCTTTAGGACGGACAGTATTACCACCACTGAAATTGGTACTGGTCGAGTTACCATTGAAACTGCCGTCCATAAATTTGGGGAACATAGTGGAAGCCTGATGGTGAAAGGATGAAGGCGCAGGAGAAGAGAAAGAGGGATTCAAAGACATTTTTATAATATTGTATAATATTTTATTTTTACACCTTTGCACATTTAAAACGCCGAGTATATAATATAAAATTGAAACTAATAAATATTATTTTTTATTACATCAAAATGGAAATTGTAACACAAATTAAACAAATTTGTGTTGAAACTGATAATGAATGGTTCTTATCGCACAATTTTCCAAAAATTGCTTTGTGCGATTTACAATTAAAAAAAAAACTTGAAAAAGAAAATATATTCACATTTAACGAAAGAGAATGTATATGTCAGACCAATACAGGAGAGCATTGTATAAGATGTGAAATAGAAATGGAAAGGAGTGAGGAAATAGACAAACTAAATTTGCCTAAGCATTATGATTACATTTATGACTACAATACAAATTATTACACTAAAAGTGTATGGATTATACCAGACAAGATTGAAGATGAAATTCCTGGATTTATATTGATAAAATGTTGTGGTGATGGAATTGGTGAGAGTGAAGGATTTACACACACATTAGAATTTGCTTGTGTAAGACATAAGTATAGAAAAAAAGGTATATTAAAAAATATGGTAAATCGCATTCCAAAAGAATGGAATATTTGGTTGGAAGCAAATAGTAATGATATTGAAAATGTTGAAAATATATGGGAAAAATGTGGATTTGTATATCATAAGACCATTCATGGACACCTAATCTATAAAAAATCAGCGTTGTAAATGTGCAAAGGTGTAATAGGTTTTAACTAAACATTCTAAACATTCAAAACATATCCAAGATATAAAATAAACAGAATATATATATATACAAATGATTCTCGAAGTTATTGGGGCGATTTTTGGTATGGCAATTGCAGGGGCGTGTTATGGAAGCCGGAAATAACGATAGAATAATGTATCATAATTATAACTACTGATATACACCAACAGTTATAATTTCATTTCTTCATTTCATCGTTTCTTTTCATTTTTGTATTTGTTTTTGTGTGTATAATAACGGCACCAAACTTGCCCACGATTTAACGACGACCACCCATAGGCAGACCCATAGAAGAAGCCTCAGCGCGAGTAAGAGCACCGGCATTGTTGGCAGCAACTTGAGCGGCACGGCTAGGGTTCGCCAAATAGCCAGCGTTGTTCATTACGTAACCATTGGAAACGTAGTTCTTAGCACGAGGGGGCGCACTGGCGTTCTTAGAGGAGAAAGAACCACCGGCAGACACGTTAGCGTGAAGAGCGGGAAGCTTTGCAGAAGCAGAAAAGGAGAGGTTCAAAGGCATTTTTATAATATAATCTAATATTTTATTTTTATATTGTTTTCGTTTATTATAACGATTTTCTTTTATTCTAAATATTTTCTCCGAAAAATTGAATAAAATATAGTTAGTTAGGTATTACATAACTACAACAAGTACAACAAAATACCTTTATAACCAACCACAACTACAATCGCAATCACATCTACAATGGAAAACGCCAATGACTCGCAACAGTATCAGGATTATACAAAAACCGATATTAATGGATTTCCAGCAAGGTATGTCCTAGCAAAACACCCAAACGACCCATCAGGTGGGTATGTAGTGACAAAAGTCATTGACATCCCCGATGTATCGGAATCGACACACGATACCCACGATACATACGATACACACGATACACACGATACCCCACCATTCAACAATCAGCGGCGTCCGCCTATAAATCCGCTCTATAATTTCAGCACCACGCCAGAACATTTACAGGATCCGTCAAAACTCGTTGTGCAGCATCGCCTCGGGAATCACGCCCTACCATATCGTCGAATCGACCCTGGACTATATACCGACGCAGAAAAGAAATGGTATATTACCGGTATATTAAATCAACCAATTCGCGCGATTATGATTTACCAGCTAAAATGTTATTGTTGCGGCGATTTCCAGACGACGGATAACGATATTCATTGGGAAAGCACAGACCAGGAAAACCGGCTTGGATATAAGTATTGTTCTGATTGTAAACCGTATTTTCGCCAGGCTCTTTTCAAAACGCTTGCCCCCATTTGGTCGTTCAGACTCAAATATGAAGATTGGCAAGAACAAAATGACCTGGATTTAGAAAGGCCTTTCATATGGGTGCACAGAACGCGTCGCGATGCGACAGGGAAACGCGATGTATTAGGTACATCTCCGTATAGGTACACGAAATGGCGTGTTCTTAGTTGGGTTACTATTAAGCACAATATGCCACACCCTGACCCTGATGGTGTAACGGTTGTAGATGACCCAGAAGATTGTATAACGATTGAGCAAATATCCGAACAAATCGTTGAGGGTGGCGAGTATTATTCATTAACAAAACTCGTTTCGGTGATGGATGTTCTCATTATTAATCAAGGAATGCTGGCTGACCCGGATAATTATGACCCAAATAATGATGACCCACTTAATAAATATACGTATGATGAGAAGCGAATAATTGTCGATGAAGCGCGAAGAAATGCCGTGTTTTGTTAGACAGCATCAACCGAGAAATACAAGGCTATTGAATCCCCTATTTTTATTTCCATAGCGTATATTCAGCGCATTATTTCCTCAAACGGAAAATTGAAATGAATTCGGGTTATAAAATCGAATACAGTTACCTCCAAAAGAAGAACAATCAAATCAACAATGTCTACCACTACTGTCGAACTGTCTGCTACTGCCGCCACCCTTTCAACGACTACCACATCCCAGGAACAGGGTTTGGAATTTCAGGTTTGTGAATATGACGATGACGCAGTATACACTCGTCGCCCCAATTCTCCTGTTGCTGCTGCTCCAGCTCCTGCCGACGAATCCGACGAATCCGACGAATCCGAAGAAGAAGAAGAAGACAATGGCATAAGGCGTGCAATGTCATCTGTTCCTCCTCCTCCTCTCCCAACGAACCGTGTGCTGACCGTCGCGGATAACGTCGCAGATACCGAGACCGACACCAATGTCAAGCGCGTCGATTTCAAAGACGAAGCCGCCAATATCATGCTCCTTGCATTCCTTGAGTCGCGAGGTATCAATACGAGCAAGCTCGTCCAAGAGCACATCATCAAGTACGGCAGTCGAGCACGTGTTGCATTCAATGATGATGGCGACGTCGTCGGCTTTGCTTTGTTCGACAATGAAGTCGCGCAGGAAATGCTTGTCGGTGCATCCGATACAGAAATCAAGCTATTCATTGAAAACAAACCGTTCATCTTCTTCCAACTCCTCGTTGTCGACGATCCTTACGAAGCCGGCACTACACTGAGAAACCAGATGTGGAGCAAACGCCTCATCAAGTCCGTGACGGCGTGTATCACGAAGAACAAAAAAATCGGAATTGTGCGTGTTGATGCCAGCAACGATGCAGAAATCGAGCTCTACAGGTCGTGCGGGTTCTACACAATGGCGGATATGGGAGTACCCTCGTACTCCACCAAGAAGGACAATGTCGAGGTTCTCGGATTCACACCACTAGGGCTCGCACAAACCACCGAAATCTTCAAGAAATTCTACGCACAAGGTGCGCGATTCTAAAGCGTGTGTCGCGAACGATACACCCAATACAAGGGTAAGCCAAGGTAAGATAATAAGATAAACATATAGTACCACAAGCACAGCACCAACTAACACTTTTTATTTGCGAATCTTCTAAAAAAAAGTCACGAAATGCATCAACATTATCACGTCGCCTCCGACAACCGCATATAAGAACGGCAACAGTATTTGTCGACCGGCCCCATATATATATCCCCATTTTTCACCTGTCGTGCTGTTGGAATACTTGTATGCGTGATTTCCGTGACAAGTACTCGCTTGTCGCCCTGATACCAGTATGTATATGGCGGACCCATAATCGACTTTCCACGGAATGTATGGTATGTCGGATTCGAAAGACGAAGCTGCTGTAATGCAGGAGAATACCACCCAAAATATAGAGAAGTCTGTTCGGGGAAAGGTGTAGATGGCGGCGTAGGCGGACAGGAACTCAAGAACATCGTGTCGTAATTCAAAATCGTCTTCATTCCTCGGTACGTATGATACTTCGATACTTCGATACTATATAATATAATGGTATAATCCGTATCAATTTTCCGTTTCAATAAATATTCAAACAAACCCTCTATCGGATGCTATAATATATAATATAAATGAAAATATATAATATAAATGAAAATATATAAAAGTATAAAAATATAAAAGTATAGTATAATATTATCATCTATCCCATACCCTATCATCTCAGCGACGCAATACTATGTTCGCAGTTATTACACATCTTTATGCGATGATATCCCCAAACTGCGAGCTCCAATTTCTAAATAATAGTAACGAATTGTTTCAAATCTCCCAGTTTATGAATATCACGCATATTTCGCTTCCTCTTTATTTATCGGACACCGAACCATCCTATGTGCTCTCGCGGCTTTCAGATGAAAGCAATTCTATATGGCAAAAATATATAAGCTAGATGTAACCGCGGTTTTCAGTATATTATTAATAGTATATACATAAAAATAATGTATATATATAATATATTACCATCATTATAACATTTGTATATTACGATAATGTCTACAGTTTCTAATTGTCCTATTCGTAAAATTGAAATGGAAATCCACGAGAAATCCGATAAGCAGTTTCCAGAAACAAACACCGGTCCAAACCCAACCTCAAACTCAAATCCAATCCCAAACGTATCAATTATGGACGCAAATACCATCATCTCTAACACCCCTATCGTCGCCGCTCCCAGCCCTCCCAAAACCGAATGTATTATTTGTTGCGAGAAATACAATCGCTCAACCCACGCACCAATCGCCTGCCAGGCGTGCGGATTCGAAGCCTGTCGCCAGTGCCACGCCACTGTTATACTTGATCCTGCAAATCACATTCCCAATTGTATGGAATGTCATAAAGAATTTCCGCGCGAATTCCTTGTGGAGAATTTCACGCAAAAATTCGTCACACAAGATTGGAAAAAACACCGAGAGACAATTATGTTCCAAAAGGAAAAGGCGCTTCTCCCCACACGCCAACGTGTCGCCGAACTTGTTCAACGCAAAGATACCCTACGCGACGAAGAAGCGAAACTCGCCGCCGAAATCGCTGAGCTCGAAACACGCAGACGTACTATTGCAACCGAAAAACAGCGCATTGACTATCGTATTCGTGTAGGTCCGGCTGCCGATACCGAAGGAGGTGCAGGCGCCACCACACAACAACGCGCCGCTTTCGTAAGACCGTGCCCCAATACAGAGGCAAATTGCCGCGGATTTCTCAGCACTCAATGGAAGTGCAACCTTTGCAATATGTGGGCTTGCAAGGATTGCCACGAAATGAAAGGCGCCGAACAAGACGTGGAGCATACGTGCCACCCCGACAATCTCGCATCTGCAAAACTCATCGATGCAGAGACACGCGGATGCCCCAAATGTGGAGCTCGCGTTTTCAAGATTAGCGGATGCAACCAGATGTTCTGTACCGCCTGTAATGACTGCGCATTCGACTGGGTAACAGGTCGCATTGAAACTGTGATTCACAATCCGCATTACTATGAGTTCCAGCGCCAGCGCAATTCTGGTGAAGCCCCGCGCGTCGCTGGCGACATTTTGTGCGGACGCGAAATTGACCAAAACACTTCAAGGATAATGCTCACACATTTCCCGATGGAAGTCATCAGCGGATGCATTCCTGTATGGAGAACCACAAATCGCGAATTTTATACATATGCTCCCAACCAGTTTCAGCATATCAAAACACAGAAAGAAAAATGGGATGCATTTTGCGAGGATTGTGTAACGAATAAGAAAGGCATATTTATCGGCGTAGACCGTGTCGTCATAGATGGGCAACAGCGCAAAATCAGGAAAATACTGACCATTTCACGCAGCGTTCTATTTCGCAAACTCCAATTCCAGGCAATCTGTCGCACCATTATAGATTTGCGTCTGGTGTGGATTCCTCGCTTCGCAATCGACCCTTTGCGCCACAATGAAGAATTGGGCGTCAACTATCTTCTTGGCAAAATAACAGAGAAAGAATTCGCCACGGCATTACAGCGGTCCGACAAAAATGTCCAGAAGTCCCGCGATATCCAAAATGTCCTCACGATGGTCATCAATACAGCAACAGATATCGTTTTCAGGTTTGACGACCATCTTCGTACGGCGAATCTCGAGAATGCCAGGATGGACAACGTCGGAGACGAACATTTCGAAATCATCAACGAAATTCGCGAACTATTCAGATACGCTAACGGCTGCTTTGCACGCATCTCCAAGAATTACAACTCGAAATCGGTTCTAACAATTGGACAAGAGCTCGAAGACAAATATTGGGAGGATGATGGAACGATGATTTATGCGCAGATGGACAATATGAGACTATATCACGATAATCAGAATCTTCATCAATGGCATCGCGCAAATCTTGTTCAAGTGACTGCTATTCAACAGTAGTAATGTGGGTGTGTCGCAAACGATACAATGAATCAATGAACCAATGAATCAATGAACCAATGAACCAATGAACCAATGAACCAATGAACCAATGAACCAATAAAACAATAAAACAATAAAAATATTCACTCCACTTATGCAAATCTAACACTTTTTATTCTCGTATCATCGTAACACCGCTCGCACCCTCGCCCATCGTCGCAAATGCTGGTGCAACAATTGCTCCTAAGCCTGCCCATATGTGCCCCCACGACCACGCAACTTTCGCCACTATACAAAACAACAGCGTAACTATAATAACCATTTCAGGTGGGTATATCACTATGCCTTGGTTATAAAATATTCCAAGAATTCCCATAACTATACTAATACTAATACTTATTAATGGAATTACTATAACAGGATATATTAAGTCTTGGAATATGATAGGGATGGACATTTATGGTAATGATTCGGTTTCGATTTCCGGTTTGTATATACAGCAATACGACAATACAAACAAATATCATTTCATTTTTCCGTATCGAAAAATGAAATAATAATAATAATAATAATAATAATAATAATAATAATAATAATAATAATAATAATACAAACGCATCGTTAACCGGTGTTATAACATTGTATCAAATAACCAATAAAACAAATATAACAATATGAAATCAAGTAAGAAAATGGATATGAATTTAATTATATTTCTTTTACTAAAATTAAGTATCTCGTGACCAGGGTTCTCTCTATTCCACACCTTCTCTAAATCTAGTAATATCTCATATATAATAAGCCCTGATACGAATATAATAGATGTACGAAGCGAATGAAAAATCATTTTTTGAAAATACCTACTTATTTTCATACGATATATTCTTAATATTCTTAATATATTGCAATATTAAAATATTAAAATAGCAAAGTGTTAACATATGACAATAGCATATAGATTGTGATTATAATTAAAAATGAATTATATCCATATAAGGTGATGGTTCTTTAATATCGTTATAAATATTTTCAACTTTATTAAAAAATTTCTTAAGATATTCCATCCCTTGACTACATCCCGCACTTTCATTATGTTCGAATTTTTTATATGCATTATTTTTATACTTATAATTTTCGTCTCTTCTCCACTTTTTCATTGAATATTGATTGCCTTCTTCATCCTGACCCCATCGCCCATTACCGTATGCTCGATAACTAGCTCCTCCTCTATGTCTTTCTTTTTCTCTTTCTCTTTCTCTTTCTCTTTCTCTTTCTCTTTCTCTTTCATCGTGATGATGATGTCTATCTCTTCTTCTATATTTGCCACCGCCACTTTACCAACTGCCTCCGCTATGGCCTCCGCCTTTGCCTCCGCCGCCGTTGCCTCCCCCGCCGTTGCCTCCCCCGCCGTTGCCTCCGCCGCCGTTGCCTCCCCCGCCGTTGCCTCCGCCGTTGCCTCCGCCATCAGACAAACCATCATCGTTGCCACTTCCATCGGACAAGCCACCATCGCCCTTATAACATATTCCATCAATACCACCACACTGACCACCGCTTCCACCACCACCCCACTTATGGTGTTTACGACGTGGATAAATTGGCTTCAATCCCGGGACAGTCATACTAGCTGGACAACCGCTACATTCTTGAAACTGGTTACAATCCATACCATCGGATCCGTATGTAGGGCAGGGCGCGCAGGTATAAGTTTCGCTTTTTTTATCAAAAGAACAAACGCCATATGTATTATTAGCCATTAAAAGATCCTTTCCCGTTACCTTCTTACAATTGCTTGGACACGATGGTGGTGTAGGTCCTGGACTTGGCAAACAATTTGGATTAGTAGTATTATGTGAACACGAATATGCGCTAGAACAATCAGTACCATTAGGAACTCTACTATTTGCCATAGGGGCGTATGTGGAATATTTATTTATACTGCCACCATACCAATAATAATTCGAGTTCAGATATTGATTATAATTGGCCGTCCATTGGTCGAAAATACCAGATGCCGGAGGATTTGAATTGCTATATATATATTTAGGGTCAGGTTTATTTGAATATTTTGAGTTTGGATCCTTATATGTAAAAGAACCATCACTATTCGTAGGTATACAAACCTGATTCGTATTTATATCCGACTTTTTATTAGGCGGAGGCGCAGGCGGCGTAGGCGGCGTAGGTTCTAATACATATTTATTAGGGGCTTGTAGAATAAAACTGTCCCAATATTCTGTGCTAAAGTTACCAATTTTTCCTGTGTAATATTTAGCTATATTTGAAGGCCACTGGACCATTTTTGTATAACGACCATCTTGTATGATATAAACAGTTTGATTACCCATAGGTACAATTTTACTTATTGGTATTTTTGCATTACCTGAAGGACCAATAAAAGGACCAGTCATATAATAAGTAACAGATGCTGCAGGCTTAGACGCAGGTGCCGGTGCCGGTGCAGGTGCCGGTGCAGGTGCCGGTGCAGGTGCTGGTGCAAGCATAGGCGCAGATGCTAGTACAGGTGGAGGTGGAGGTGGAGGTGGAATTATAAATTTACTTGTCGTCCCACTAAATTTAACCGTTTGTTGCATTGATGTTATAGTTTGTTGAGGAATATCTATATCATACCAATTAGTATCACTAGTATTAGCTGTTATATTTTTACCTTGTAAAATTGCCGTAACACCTGATGATGGTACGTCAGATAAAGCAAATAAAACATCAGGATTTGTTAAACCCTGTTTAAGCCCTGCATCTGATTGAATAGTCATACTTGACGTAACACCATTTGAAAAACGAAGTCTATATTCGGCATAGCATACACTATTGGGTACACTACTACACCAACTGTTATAACCTAATCCGCTACTACTAGCTCCTGTTCCTACACTTTTATATTGTAAGGCTATTCCTGTAACAATGGGTCCTATGGGTGCAGGAGCAGGAGCAAACTTAACTGAGCTCTGTAACGCTGTATTACCACCAAACATAAACGCGCCCTGGATGCTTCCACCTCCACCATTCGCAGGTGATACTGGAATATCTACAATATACCAATCATTTGCCCCAGGACTGCTATTCAATAATACAAGCTGTGTATTAGCTGGCAGTGAGGCATTCAACGCAACATAAATAGTCGGATTACAATAATTAGGATTATATGCAGTTCCTAAAACAGCAGGAGTTTGTGAATAATAACCCGTTATAGTATTTTGAAAAACGACTGCAAAGTCTAAATTATTAGATGTACAATTGGAATTACTCTCGTAACCGCCCCAATTGCTACTGTAACCACCTGATGGTGCGAAACCATTAGGTGTTACATTTGAGTTAATAGATGGCTGTGGTATAGTAGGGTCATAATATTGAGAACTACTACTACTACTAAACCCTTCATATACATTACTCTGTTTAACGGCCCTAAATATTAAGCCAATAGTAGATATAACTATTACAATTGCAACTAATATTAGAAAAATACTAAATAAATTAGATTTACAATATTTCATAATATAGGATATACTTATATTTATAAGATAATATAATTATACAAAAAAAGTAAACCCGTTTCATTTCGTATTTTCAGGCGAATTACTCAATTTCTCCCGAATCTCCCGAATCTCCCGTTCATCGTGTTTTTCCAATCTCACCAATGCCGCTCAGTCGCATCGAATCGGTGCAGCGACCCTCATTGCCGCGTACCAGCTGTTTTTGTTGTCATAAACAATCTTGTCCTCCTCGTTCACAATTTTCGGAAACACGACCGAATGGTACGCCGTAAATGTCTCACCTGCATTCGTAGTGTAAATCAGTTTTCCTAATTTCATAAATTGCTGCCTTTCGTCGACCATAACACGCGTTGGTTGAACCTTCATCGTATTATCGGCAACCGGAGCCGTAACAGGGGACGCAGCAATCGCGACAGATAAGCGTACAGGGTTTTGCGTGATGATTATCTCGCTGCCGCCACCGCCATCACCGCCGCCGCCCATTCCGTTTTTCTGCCTATATCTGTTCGCGGCCACAGGACCGTCTACTGAAAGTCTGCCATAAAGTCTGACCATTGTATTGCTCTTGTCCGTTTCGTTAGTTTGGGTGAATATTTTGATGTACTTTGATTTCTTCTCTATTAACCAATTATACAGAATAAGTCGTTTCAATTTCCCGATACGGAAAATCGAAATCAAAATATTATATAATACAATAACTAAACGCCGAAAATATCGTAACAATGCCTAAACAGCAAGCTTCATCTCTAGCAGTCGCAACTGCAGTCGCAGCCGCTGCCACCGCCACCATCCCCGGAACTCTTATCGAAACATTTCCTATACTTTATGGTGTGGAAAAGGGTGGCAAAATCAAGACTTGGTGTGCTGCAATATATTTAAAGGGCGCCAATCCATCAACAAGCCCAGCGTACGCTATCATCGAACACGGACAACAAGAAGGTAAGAAACAGATAACACAGCGTGATTATACAGAAGGCAAAAATATCGGCAAGAAGAATGAAACGACGCCGCTCGCGCAATGTATCGCGGAAACAAAACGAAAATGGACTGACAAGCGAGACAAAGAATCCTATCAAACGACATTACCGAGCCAGGTCCCCGCACACGCCACCGCACCAACAACCGCACCAACAACCGCACCAACAACTGCCAAAAAATACTTCCCTATGCTCGCCCAGACATTTGCCCCCGATTCAAAAACCGCCAAGAAAAACACAATCGTGTTCCCCTGTTATGTCCAACCCAAGCTCGACGGTCTTCGATGCGTAATCTATCGCGACCACATCACTGGCGAAATCCGCCGCCAATCTCGTACTGGTACATACTTCGACACTATGACACATATCGCCGATTCACTCGCACCGCTGTTCGCAAAATACCCCACCGCGGTTCTCGATGGCGAATTATATACTACCGAAATGCCATTTGAAGAATTGGCTGGACTAATCAAGCGAAAATTGCTTGACGCAGCCGACCACGAAAAGCTTAACACAATCCAGTACCATATATATGACGTTATCGACGAAACGCCGACAGCGACATATGAAGAGCGCTATAAAACAATCAAACGGATGTTTGCATCTCTTGCAGCATCGTCTGCATCATCCGCGCGCACATTACCGCCGTATATTCGACTTGTTCATACCGTGGAGGCGAAAACGCCTGCCGATTTCAAGTCGAATTTTGCGCAATTCATTGAAGAAGGGTATGAAGGTATTATGCTGCGCAACAAAGAGGGCAAGTATAGGTGCAACTATCGTAGCCACGACCTACAAAAATATAAGGAATTTATGGAAGATGAATACCCAATTATCGGATACACACAAGGCGATGGACGCGACAAAGGGACGGTTATTTGGATTTGCCAGACGAAAGATAAAAACGAATTCAAGGTGCGTCCGCGTGGAACAATTGCGGCGCGAACATTCTTATACAATAATGGCGACAAATATATCGGGAAAATGCTGACCGTGATTTATCAAGAGCTGACGGAAGAAGGCAAACCACGGTTTCCGGTTGGGAAAGATGTGCGCGAAAATTATTAGGCCCTACCGCCAGCAGAATTATACACTTTCATCTGTCCACCAGCGCTTGTTACATTCATACACGAACCAATGGGTTGTTGAACGCCGCCATTTTGACATACACTCACACTACCACCACGATGGGTACGACCCCGACGGCGAGTATGATGATGTCGTCGCCCACTGTGGCGCTTAGAATGCCTAGAATGCCTAGAATGCCTAGAATTCCGAGACTTTTTACCGTGGCGACTCTTCTTTTTTTTCGAATTCGAATATCTTCTTTTTGCCATTATAAACGTATTAGGTATATAATAAGTATTTATTAAATATAATATATTACTAAATATATTATATTATTCGTATATTATATAAATATTATACAACTATATAACCCTTATCACCTACGAATAATAAAGATGAAATATATTGACATAAAAACAATTGAGGGAAAATGTGGCGGAGTTGGTTCCTGGTTCAATAATGTACTAAGTTCGCCTGCACCTGGGGATACGCTTTATTATAAAACGCCTCACCACCACCACGGCCACCACGGCCAGAGAGGTGGTAACAGCAGTCGCCTCACGAAACGCCGCAAATATAAAACCAAATCAAAATCAAAATCTAAATCTAAATCAAAAACGAAACGATATATACGACGAAATTGTAAATATTAAATATTAAATATATAAACAGGCGCGTCTAATTAAATTTCGACCCTTCACTAAAATATCGATAATTACTGTGACCACGGGTACCTTTCTTCTTGTTAGATAAATTTGAAATAATCAAATTGCTTATGTGAGCTCTGTTATCTTTACTACTGCTAGTTAACGAATGCAATCGTTGTTCTGGATGATTATTTTCATCATTTCGAGTTTGAAGATGTCTGGTTCTATGGGTTCTATGGTTTCTATGGTTTCTATGGTTTCTATGTGTAGCGTGTGATCGCCGCCTTGTACCTCTTTTCATTTTACGCGTCGAGCCTTTTTTATGTGGTTTTGTCATTTTGTATTATATATATATTAACTATACATATAATATTTATTCTCCATTCTCTATTCTCTATTTTTATCACGCATAATAACGTGATTTATATTTGCGGAAAATTGAAATGATAAAAGCCATATAAATGGAATATAGCGAATCAAATCGAATCGAACAGAATCGAAAGTGATTCATCTGTCTATCAACTAAGAACACAAAAGTCAACAAACCCATACTATCACAATGTCACTTTTAAGCCGAGTTATCGGATTTGTGGCCGGGGAATCTATCTGCAGTTCAGGGTCAGGGTCAGGCGAGGATGACACGTCTTTTACAGGTACAGGCATTACAGGCAGACGCGTAAACCAGCGCGCAAAAGCTACATCGGAAACAGGTATACAGGTCGGAGTGCCAACAAGCAGGGTGGAAAAGCAGGAGCAAAGGCGACAACATATTCTCAACAGCGGCATTCAGCGACTGCGTGCTACTGGTACCGCTCAGACGAGCTCAACTACTTCTCGGCTTACATCTGAATCGGAGGATTATCATATAGGCAAAACGATTTCAAAGTTGCTCAAAACCGAAAAGAAGGTAACGGGTCTATCCGAACAGCATACTTGCTGCGTTTGCTTGGATTCCGTGTGCATCGGAAATACGAATATCGTGCGCACCGGTTGTGGTCACGTATTTCATATGACTTGTCTGCTCAAGAGTTTGAGGGTCAAAAATACGTGCCCTATGTGTAGATGGGAACTCGAAGACACACGCCCAGGTCACCAGGTGCCAAATGTGCTTACACCTGTGAGTGCAGAACAAATCATCACGGAGGAAATATCGTATTTTCCAAATGCGGCTCATACGCAGAGCATAATGCATTCGAGACACCCCAAACGCAGGTTGAAGGAATTGTTGCGCGTATTCGGGTTCACACTATTGCGAACGGTTGCCGAATATATACACGAAGACAATATGCCGTTCGGATGGTATGACGACGGTGAAACGACGGATGACAGCGAGGATGATATCGAAGGCGAAGAAGGCGGACCTGAAGGCTATGAAGAAGAAGAGGAGGAAGAGGAGGAAGAGGACAATGGTTACGATACAGACGATATTGATGACGGTGAATACGATGATGCTCATTTTGTGGAGCACACTCAAGTAGTCGTCAATGAAAATCCTGACTCATTTCCAGAACCGTATTCTGACGTAGAAGAACAAATCCGCGACACCAGGGCAGTCGAGGAAATATTCCAAGCTTAGAATCTGGATGATTATCCATAAGTGTCTCTAAATTTTTCAGGGATACTAGTCTTAGGAAGTGAAGACATGCTTGTGAAATAAGAATAAGCGGTAACATTTGTTACAGTCCATTGACTAATATTTCTGTTAAATACCGACGATTGAAACATCCCCGTCATATCGATAACATTAGATACATCCCAATTCACAATATTCGGATTGAAACCACCATATTGTGTTCGTCTAAACATCATATACATATTGGTAACATTGGATACATCCCATGTACTAAGATCATCATATGTATCTTGTGTAGTAAATAACGAATTGGTCGAAAATGTCCCAAACAGGTGACTCATATCTGTCATAAGAGTAGTCACTATTCGAGAGAATGGAATTATGGTACCATTGGCTACGAAGGGCATGATGGCGGAATGGTTTATCGGTTGCCAAAAATTATCGGCATACGCCCTAATTTTGGTTTTAGAATCTTGAGAATCGCTCATAACAGCATAGGAAATGCCCGAAACTTCAACGATGTATGGATTTGATTGTCCTGAAGGAATCGATGATGATGTATACTTTAAAGTAACACCATTTGTGTCTAAAATTACAGGAGGAGGAGGTGGTGCAACCACCAATGATCCAGATACACTTCTTGATGCATAATTTCCTGCAGCAGCTTGTGTCATCGTTATGGTAGTAGAACCTGCACCTACGATAGTAATCGCACCCGAAGAAGCATTGACTGTAGCAACCAATGGATGGCTGCTTGAATAAGAAATTACTCCCGAACTGTTAGAAGTAGGGTACACAGGTGTAAAGGAAGCATCTCCAACAATTTTCGAAGGCAATGTGAATACACCGTCAGTAATAATCACACCATTTTGAGTAAATGTAGGGCTAATCAAAAAAAAAAAGACTTTGCATAAGTGTCGACACCGTAATCATTGCTTGCAATAAGCAATAAATTAATATCATAGCCACTAACATAACCACCACCACCGACAGGGAAAATAATGTAAGATGTGTCATGTTCACTCAAATCACCGGTGCGTAACTGAAATTCTGAATTATAATTATTGGTTAAATTAGAGACAGCTAAAGCTAAAACTGGACTACTATAGTCGGCAGTAGCACTATATGTAGTATTTTTCTGTAAAACACCATTAACCGGGGGATTAAATACCACTATATTTTCTGATCCCTGTACTTGAGTAGATGAAATAACAGTAGTCGTATCTGATGCAAATACTGCTATAGCGCCCCTTAAAGATGGAGTAATAAGCCCAGAAGCACCATCCCCCATCGATGCATTTAAATTAAGCTTAATAGCTGTTCTACCATTATATTGAACCACGTTACTATTAATATTAGATTTATCTTTAAATGAAATATCGGGTCTTGAAGCATAAACGAAAGTCACAGGTGGTCCATATGATGTATCTAAATTTTTCGGCGATATGCTACCATTAATGCTATAAAACCACTCTATTTGATGTACTTGTTGTAATAGAAGTGATATACCTAAATCATATAACTCTGGAATAGTCAATATATTTTGTTTACCACTAGGATTTTTTTTACCATTATTATGTGTGAATGGAAATAATTTTGAATTATTATCTAAAACCATAACATCAAGTAATATAAGTTCAGTTATAAGTTCCATTGCTGCATCCTCCAATTCCAACAGAATATTAGAATTATCCTGTTTTAATATTGTTATTGTAGCAGAGTTTGTTCTTAATTTACCAACTGGAAATGAAATTCGAGTAAATTCTGATAATCTACCATTATATGATTTTTGAATATCATAGGTAAGTTTTTGAGAGGTGGAGGGTATAGGAGCTTCATAATAATATGAAGAAATAGTGGAAGGAAAAGCATTAGCTGGGTTAGTGGCTACCAATGTTCTAGATTCAGGAACGTTATCTGCAAGTGGTGTTACTTTGTATATAAGATAATCCGTAACATCATTAATTTTAGATTTGGGCCACACGATTTTAAATTTATCATTTGCGTCATTATGACTAATGACGTTAGAAACGCTAATTTTAACGTCACTTGTCTGGTCATCAGAAATAGGTGCTATTGGGCTAGCTAAAAATACAAAGTCTACAGTAGATATTACAGTATCTGAAATAATAAAGTCGTCGCTACCATATGAAGCATTAGTATTTAATACACGTCTATCGCGGTATCCCTTGAATGTAAGAGTATAAGTATTACCTGGCGTTAACGAATATTCATCAGCGGTAAACCCGGCGACTAAACATTGTCCATTATTTGAATTAATAGTTTCGTTAGTAAATGATGATACATATTGCTCACTAATACTATCCTCCTCTTTAATAAACAATATAACACCATCAATTCGACTCATCGAAGGAAGTACAGTATTAACTGTATTCAACATAAATATAAGACTCGGAAAAAGGACATTATTATCTTGTATATATTGAACAACATTAGGTGTAACAGCGGTGTTGAGGGCGGATGATTGGGTAAAGTCTCCTGCAATAGGCATACCCTGGGCCGATAAAGAACGACGAGAACTTTCAGCACCTGGAATATGAGTGGTTCCATCCAGGCTTAAATAAACATAAGTTACAGTATAAATAACAACAGTGCCGTATGTCACAGGGAACTGTGGAAGACTCACATTTTTAGCCTGGAGAGCTGATAAATATTCGTTAACGCCTAAGTTATCATTTTTATACCATTTTACATATGCACCGTAGTAGTTAGGCGATTGTTCTATATCCAAAGGTATAACTAATTCACCTGTGGCAAAATCCATATATGGTTGTGCAGATATATCATCGGTACCCCAACTATATAATAGAGGAGTGTCTCTAACCTCGGTATACAAATATGTAAACGGTGGTGGCTGATACCATTGCGATGACGCAGGATATACTTTGTCACCACTGCTTAATGTATTATAATCGCGGAAAGGTTTAAATACCATATTGTAAGAATTTCCGCGGAACAAACCAGATAATCCAGATAAACTAACTTGTACCAACGTGAGTTCAAAATCCACCTGGTTATAAAATGTAGCGATTGGCTCATTATTATTTACACCTGTAATAAATAATTCGACACCATCAATTCTGGTTACATTCGGGTCACTCAATGATGCAGCAGGAGGTACCATATCAAGGTCAAAAATTAATTCATCGCTCGAGTTATTATATACATAATCGGGGCTATGGTTGGTTATGGTGATATGGTTGGTTATGGTAAAATCCGAACTGACTGGTAAGCCTTGGCAGGCTGCTGTAAATATACCACTTGTCTGGCCAGGAGTTACAGTACCATCTGTACCTATATAATTATAAGTTACTTGATATATAATATTTTTACCCAGAGTTACTGGGAATTTAGGTAACGCTTCGAGTGTAGTAACACTCTGAGTAGGTCCTCCATTAGTAACTCCCAAATAACTGTTTTGAAGCCACGTTATTGTAGCGCTATGATAATTTCGTGTTTGAGTTGTATACATGGGTATAATTATCTTGGGGTTTTGTTCAGACGAGAAGTCCATACGGGGTTCTTCACCACCATCAATTTCTTCCCAGCTGTAAATGACCTCTTCATTGGATTCAGTTAAATATTCAAAATTTGACGTTTCGTACCAGTTGGCAAGTAATGCATATGATTTATTAATAGCGGTTACAACAAGAGGGTCACGATAAGGTCGAAATTCCAGAGTATATAAAGCACCTCTTACTAAACCAAGAGCAGCCATAGAAACACGCTGTACCCCTGTAGTAAACATACTACTGCCTTGGTTATAAAACGTTTTTACATATGTATTGTTATTTGGTTGTATATAATTGCCATTACTATCTTTAATACGCATTTCAATACCATCGAGACGTGTTGTTGCGGGAACGCCGGAAACAACAGGTGGGTTCATTTCAAGTCTAAATACTAAACTATTACTATTATAATTGTATAGGTATTTGGTACCATCGTTAGACATTCGATAATCTGAACGAATAGGTAAGCCTTGGGAATTTACTGAATATTCAAGACTTGAATTACCATTTAAAAACGCACCTGGGCTATTTGGGTTAGTATATTCATAAAATACGGAATATTTAACAATGGTTCCTAGATCTACACTAAACTCAGGATTTGGACCGTTCGCAGGATAATTCAAAAGAAGAGGAGGAGTAAGAGCTGAATTCTGTGCAAATTTTACATATGCTCTTGAATAATATATACTCTGATCATTATTGACATCGTTAGCTCCAACAAGCATAGGTAATACTAAACTATTGGGTGTTGAGCTGAAATTCATATAAGGTTGAAGAACACTTCCAGAAACCAGATTAGCCGTCCATGAATATTCTATTGGTTTGTTTATCATATAAAGCGGTGTCTGAACGTTAGCGTATATAGATGAAAGAGAGTTATAGCCAGGAACGGTTGAATCAAGTTCAGTGCGTACTCTAAATCTAATAGGGTTGTTAGCATATTCGTCATATATCTGATTTTGATTATCAAGATAAACAAAAATAGGATTTTGCTGGGTACCTATTTTATCTTGATTATAGCCGCTGAAGCTAGGTAAATTAAACAATCCAGCATTACCAACAACATTATTACTACCATTATTTTTATATGAATTAAATGAAGCAGAGGCTCCTTCTAACAGCAATGAATTCCCAGCAAGCGTCTGAAATGGCTGCATCATATAACCTAGAGGAACATTAACCCAGGGGTCTCCTGTCACTCCGGTAAAGTTTGATTCTCTTATATACTGAATTCTAAATTTTGTTCCAGAATTCCGGTCCAATCCTGTTCTAACCGATGTATTTCCTGAATGCATATTATTCTTTACTATTTTAAGAGTAACTCCATTACGAGGAATAACTATGTCATTAGAAACGATATTTGAACTAGTAAACACTGACATTGGTTCCCACGTATTATATGCCGTTACAGATGCTACAGGGGGTAAATCCTGAGTAAAGCCCACAGTGTTATTCCATACGGTTGTGCGGGTCTCACTGATATTTGACCATTGAGCGGAAACTTCTAGTCGATAAGTTGAAGGGTTGTTATCTAATTTGTGAGTTGCACTATCGCTAGAGTCAGAGGTTCCGATGTAAATCATTTGGTCAAGGTTTATATTATAAATTCCATTTGACGAGTAGGGAAAAGGAGTAGAAGTACTAAATATCCAGGTTGCCGCGGAGGCGATACCATTGACGACGGTAACCAAAGTAAATGTAACATTAGTGGGTTCATAACTGGTCCAATCCGTATTCAAAGTAACTGTCATAAGAGGCATATTTGTACTATCAGATGCGCCGTAATTATTTATGGCATCGTGTGGTACTACGCCAGCAATACTTACAGGTGCGCGTAAATGCAGAATATTAGTGGCACGCGAATTATAGTTCAACACTACTGGGCTCCTGGAATGACCTATACTATATACTAATACATCTTTATTAGTCTTATTATATGAAATACCACTAGATGCGTTAAGTTGGGTAGGTATATTATAACTACTAGTTGTTAACGGTACAACACCATTATTCGCAATTGGTACATTATTAGCATTCAATGGAACCATAGTGCTCTCAGTACTATTATAATTATTAGTATTATTAGCGTTATCTAGACTAAGAGTACCTATTACAACATCTGAGTCATTATTGAGTTCGGTAAGTTGTTGTATTACATCTCCTATAATTTGGAGTGATTCCGGAAAATGTTTTACATCATTACAGTCAACTACATTTAAGCCTGTAATTAATAATGCAGAACTATCGAGACTCTGCTTAATATTGAAATCACTGAATGTGGGTAATACTGATATATATGAAAATTGAGGACAACGAGCAAAATATTTAGTATTACTAAGCGTAATATATATTTTAACAATAAACTCAACACCCTCCGAAAAAGGATATTGAAGTGTACCACTGTTAATAGATTGTGCTGATAATGCTTTTAAATTGACTTCATCCTGGGCATTAAGTCCTGTAAGTATATTACTAATATCTGGGATTGTCGCTATTATCTCAATCTTACCTGAATTATTGTTAGCAAGTAAAATGTCAGCAATATTCTGGTTGTATACTTGTAAAGTAGAGTAATCGCCATGCAGTTTTGTGTCGATTGTGACATACATACTATCATTCTGATAATATGTAACAGGGTAGTCGTTTTGAAGCGTAACTTCAATACTAAGACGGTCTAACCTGTCATAGACCACGCAGGATATAAAATCAACGGGAACACCGGTTGTATAATTCGTAAACTGTACACTAGTCATTTATTATAATATATTATAATATAATAAATTTGTTAAATAATATATTTACTTAAATAACTGTTACTAAAACATTAAAAAATTAGTAAGAATTATTTCTTAGGTTATAACTATTTGGAAATAACTATTTGGAAACTACTGCTTTTATAATTTTATTAATAATGCTACTGTCTTTTTTAGTTGAAGATACGACCGTAACCGCTGGGGCTGCAGTAACCAGTGGGGGTGTGGTAACAGCTGGAGTTTTTCGAATATAATGCATTTTTGCATGCATTTTTGCATTTATATTTGAAACTCTAGAATTCTCGCTTCGAGAGTTTACCGGAAATAAAAAGTTCATTGTATGTTATATACTATATGATATATACTATATAATAATTATTTATTTAAAATAATTAAAATAATTAAAATAATTAAAATAATTAAAATAATTAAAATAAAATATTCAAATATTTCGTAAAATAACCTAAATATATGACATCAAAAATAACATCAAAAAATAAGACAAAATAACCATATTATACAATTATTTATACCTAAATAATAAAATTTTATATTATATAATATATAACATTTTATAAGATAGGATAGGATATGATGGTATGCTCAACGAGTTGCGTAGTTGCCACAATTTTTATTGTCGCGATGATTTTCACAATGTATGGCTCTGATAAAACAAACGCGATACAAAATTTTACGCGCCTTTTAACACCACAGCAGGCAGCGATATACCAAAAAATCACAAACGAACGTCGTCATATTTATTTCGTAGGTTTTGGTTTAGGATTAATTGCGTCTTTCATATTTTTAGCGTGGAATCATACATCAAGGGCAGGTTCACGCCGACTCAATCGTACTTCTACGGTATGTATTGTAGGAGCAATCACGCTAACAATAAACTATTTTTACTATATGTTGGCGCCGAAGAGTGACTGGATGATACTCCATATCGACGGCGACACACAGAAGAAAGCCTGGTTACACGTATATAAGCTAATGCAATATAACTATCATTTCGGTGCACTACTTGGACTTGCAGGTGCTCTAACAATAGGGAATGTGTTTTGTTAAATAACTTGCCCTAAAACGGAACCATTGCCCTTGCGACCAATAACAAATTTACATATTTTTTCGGTATTTTTTCTCATCTTTCGCTCATAAATAAAAAATATAGACTCGGCAATATCGTGGGATGACCATTTAAGTTTTTTCTGCCAGTTGTCTGCTTTGACTTTATCATCTCCAAAAAATACTTTGCGAATCCCATCTAACGCGGCTTGTCCTTTTACAACCTTTACAATTTTTATTTTATCACGATTTTTGAAACCGTTATAAACACCAGCAGCATAATCAGTCATTTTAAACGGGGTATTCGCGGAGTGTGTTGATGTGTCTCTAACGCCACCGCCTCCCTCCTGGTTATAGCGAATCCAATTTGCCGCCTGATTTTTAGCTGTATCGCTAAAATACCAGCTCAATCGTTCACGCAAATTTGTATCTGATTCGTCGGCCATTATTTCATCAGACAAACCTTGATTTCTCCCTTGTTCGTGCTCCCACGCATCTCTAAATTTTCGCAGATTATTTATTATTTCAGTGCGCGTCATTTTATCAACTGGTTTTGGTGCCGGTCGCCATAGACCTCTGTAGTCGGTTATCTTATTTCCCATTTGTTTGGCGATCATTTCTTTCGCCTTTCTTTTGTCTTTACTGGGGAGCAAATCGACAATTTTTTTCAATTCTTCGGTAGATAATCCAGTCGCTCTAATATTAAATAATAGTAATGCAAGCGCCCCTTTAGATTTTCCTGAACTTAATACATTATGTTTTTTGGCGAGTTTCTTAAGTTCATCAAGTGAAACATTATCGATATTCTTGTCGTTATCATTATTCTGAACATTCTTGACCGTTTTATTATGTTTTGACGTCCGCGCCCTAGAAGCCCCCGAAACCTTGCCCCATCTATGAACCCCAGCGGCGGTTGCGACAATCTTCCACATATTTCCATCATTGCCCTTTTTGACAAACCCGATACTGAATTTTGTAGCACTTTCGGATGGACCTTTGCGAACCTTTTCAGTTTTCGACATCGATATGTGTGTATATGTATATATGTGTATATGTATATATATATATGTATGTATATTAATACTAAATATTATAATCCCGACGCCATCATAAAATCTCGTGTTCTTTTGTGAGCGTAGCATTATGAAGCATAGCAAAGGTTTTATTTTCGGTTGAAAAGTAGTTCGGGTATAGTATACTCCAATCAATCGTGGTATCAAGAAGCGTCAATTTCGTATATATGTATCCGATAAGCGCACTACAAAAGAAGCGCGATGTTTTTTGCGGATGCCGGTCTTTTTTACAGTATGCTTCAATCCAGTCGGTTATCACCATATCGTATGGTTTATCATAAACTACGCGATGTATTTCTTTGAGAGTATCATTATTAAAAATTCTGTTATATTCATCATCAGAGTCGAAAAGTATTCTGCGCGAATATATTTTACCGCCATATGTTTGTACGAAATGGTCATATGGTATCAATTGAACACCGAATTTTTTGGTATTATCATCAGGGTCGGGTACATCAGATATTCCTGAAGTCCATACAAATGTGCCCTTCAGTGGCGTAATTGTGAATTCGGGGTCGACGACAATCATACCGACGTGTGAGAAATCGCTTTTTGTCATAAATTTAATGAACCAACTGAAAACACCCCACGAGCCGTATTGAAGGTCGTCGCAAATAAGAAGGTCGCCTGTTTTGAGAGGGTGTGTCATTAAAGGAATCATTTCCCCTGTTTCTCCCGATTCTCTCGATTCTCCCGATTCTCCCGATTCTCCCGATTCTCCCGATTCTCCCGATTCTCCCGATTCTCCCGATTCTCCTGTTTTATACATTTGATATTTCTATAATTATATAATATTCTATAATATATTATACCGCTTTTATCATTTAATATATTAAATTTATTTAAACATAATATAAAAATGTATATATAGTATATAAATGTTATGTTCCATATCATTGATATTTTTGATAAAAAAGTAAAAACATTACTAGAATATAAAACCGATATTAAAGAATCAAGAGGAGAAAAGCCTGAATTATATCACGATGGTAAAAAAAGCACAAACATAATAGGCTGTGAGTGCAAAAAAGGCGACGAAGGCCAAAAATAATGAAGGTAATGGATATAAATATATTTGCGTATCCCGTATCCCATATCTCGTATCCCATATCTCGTATCCCTGTTTCAGGAACTTGGCAATTTCAGCCCAATAATATATTTGCGCAGAGTGCGTTTATAAGTGTAGTAATCAGGGTCATCGGTATAGGTAACATTGGCGAGATAAACGATATTATTATAAAATTGGTCAGAGTCGTTTAAAGATGGCGGCACCGAAGGTGTCAACGCCACCTTATCATATATGGAATGAAGTGTCGCGTACGAATCTTCGTGATTTTTCGTAAATTCGCTTTCATATAAAGATACCGAAAAGTAGTTCATAAAATCGGCCATAAGTTGTACAATAGGGTCTACAGCGACGGGTGCATCCATCTGCGAATATGGTTGTGAATGGTTGTGAATGTTTGTGTATATTTCCAGTATAACACTGGCGACCTTTAAGTAGTTTTATTGTTATAATATATATTCTCCAAAACTACTTAAAGCCATCCAACTATATGTATATGTGAATGAGTAGTTTGCAATGGAAATACTCATCCACATCAACACACATTACCGGTGTGGCGCAGAGGAAGCGCGCGGGGCTCATAACTCCGAGGACACCTGATCGAAACGGGTCACCGGTAATATTCATCAAATCGCACCAGTGTTTAAGACACTTAGAGCACCCAGTTCCAGACCAAGACCCAAAACCACGTACCGGTGTAGCTCAGCGGCAGAGCGTCTCAAAACATCGTTTGCTATCTCCTTGACTTTTTAGTCTGTTTTGTGAATGGTTATCGCCTTATAAGCGGAAGGTCACAGGATCGAAACCTGTCGCCGGTATTTTCCTCTTTGGTTGTTTTTTCAGAAACGACCCTTGCGTCATACACGCACACCCACAAACAAACATTTCACCGCCTTAGCTCAGGGGCAGAGCGCCAGGCTCATAACTTGGAGGTCGTCGGATCAAAACCCACAGGCGGTATTCTATCTTTCGGTTGCTTTAAAGAAGCAACCAGTCATAGTTGATTGACTCTAATCTAACAATATTCCAAACTCTTTACCGGCATGGCGCAGCGGCAGCGCGCAGGGCTCATAACCCTGAGGTCACTCGATCGAAACGAGTTGCCGGTATTATTCATCATTTGCATCGGTGCTTCGAGGCACTAGCACAATTCATCAAACAATCCAATGACATAGTCAGGCTCAGTGACGCTATAAACAGAGTGGGTATGGACTCATTGAAATATGTAAAATATTCTATGCAAGTAGTTTCAATTATTCTCAAAGTGTGTATAATCTGTTTTCAAGAGAAGTTAGGGTACTATCCCTTATGGATGGGGACGATTTATCTAAGGTTCACTGTATTAATGCGTCATCTTAGTGGATAAAATGGGACTCTTTTCAGGCGCATTATAACATAATCACACACACACATACACGCACACTAAATGAAGTTATCATTGTAACGAAAATGGAATTAAGTAACATATGGATGAGACAGCTATTTGCGAGCGCGGGGCAGATAGCAAAACATTCCCATAGATATATATATTGACCGCGAGCTCATAGGGCCGGTACGAACATCTGTGGGTTATCTTTAAATTAAAACTATGGCGATGAAACCTTTGGGTGGTGGGGATTTCGATATGGGCGACACCACCCGCAACAAACAAACAAACAACTACAGACCACTTCCTTGGCGGACGTAACCCCCGTTTGATACCTTTTTGACAGTAATGTCCGGACAATCGAATGGTTTTCTTTATTCATTATTAAGACGGCGCTGGATCGAAACCGGCGGGTGGTATTTACTAACACTTTTATATTTATCTTTATATTTATCTTTATTTTTACAGGTACATTACCAACTTACAGCAAACCAAAAAAATCGAGCATTATTAGTTTGACAACAACAGAGTTGGTAGCAACGCGGCGCACAACATCACAAATGCTGTGATGTTATTCACTCTCTCACACATTATCTCATGCACTCTAACCTTAACATTAACTCCTATAATAAAAACAAAACCAAGTAAAAATTGTAAAACAAAATGACACGAAATATAGTATGGTTCTGAGGCTCCTTTAGCTCAGTGGTTTTAGAGCACGGGTCTTATGAGCCCGGGGTCGCGGGTTCGAACCCCGCAAGGAGCAGTATATTTTTTTAAATGTTTTAGCGCGAATGGTCGAGTGGTCTTAAGACGCATCTTTTAAGCAGATGTTCCCCAGGGAGCGCAGGTTCGAACCCTGCTTCGCGCAAATCTTTATATTAATAATAACTTTCGGGTTATTATTAATTTTTATTCCAACACGTAACCCTATTATGTAGTAAATTAATCAAGCATATTTCCATATAAATCCCCCCGCTATATTAGTTTTTCCTCTTAAGTATAATGAAATTATTTTTCTTTGAATAGAAGTTTTCCTAGATGCGTCGCTTATGCTTGTATATTCATTTAATAAATTATTATTCATATCATATTGTTTAATCTTTTTTCCTAATTTATTATCTCTTTGAAAATTTGTATTCTTAGAAATTTTTACATTATTTGCGTGATATTTTTTCAAACTTTCGCTAATTTTATTTTTAATTTCTTCGCTATGTTTACTATTTTTATGATTACCGTTTCTCATATTTTCAACTACCTTTTTCCACTTTTCCGAATTTAAAATACCATTTTTTATCTTATCTCTTACTTCGGGATTGCTCATAACTATTTTGTTTCTTTCCGACATTTGTTCTTTCAATTCAGGATTATCGATAAATTTTTGTTTTAATTTATTTTTAATACCATTTTTAACTTCTTCGGTATGTGTTTTTCCTTGAAACCCGCCACCTTCACCACCATTTGTTAAATTATAACCATTAGGAACAACACTATTATATTTTTTTATATACTCTATTTCATATTTAAATCTTTCATCATCAAAGCAAATAATCAATACACTAAATTCAAAATTATCAATCCCATATTTTTTAACAGCATCCCTTAAAGCTGGACAACCTTTATTTATTTCTATTGTTTGTTTATGTTGATTCCATCTTCTAGAAACATCTATACATTTTGTTTCACCAATGTAACATTTTTTTGTAAGTTTATTAAGTATGCGATATATGTACGCCATTGTAAAGATATAATGTTATATTTTAGTACCAAACAACAAATATCATATCAATTTTATTATTAATATAATATAAATACTCCGACACGAAAATGTCCCTACGCACATTCCTACAAAAAATCCCCAAATCTGGCGACTTTATTGCCTTCTTCTGTTTTCTTTTTATACTATATGTTATGTTATTAAATCCTGTAAAATCTATTTTTGATTATTTCCTCATCATTTTCAGTATAGGTGGTCTACTTGTTGACGGGCTTTCTATATATTTGACATTGACATTGACATCGGCAAAATAAATCATTAAACAATTAAGAAAAAACAAACTTAAAGACATTCAAATATATTATATCGGGGTGAGAGTCGGGATGCGTTTAAAATATATAAAAATAGTATAAAGGTATATTGGGTACCACGATTATGTAATATTTTGCCCTTGTAGCGCAGTTGGATAGCGCACAGGACTTCTAATCCTGGGGTCGAGGGTTCAAGTCCCTCCAGGGGTGCAAAGGTTGTGGGATTCAAGATATTTGAAAAAAGTAGTGTTTTTTGTTATGTCCTTGTAGTATAGTGGTTAGTACTGACGGCTGTTAACCGTTCAACGGAGGTTCGAATCCTTCCAGGGACGATGATATTATTATTTTATTACAATTTAAAGTTAATTGTAATAAACATTATAGATACTTTATTTTATTACACATATTTATTAATGCTATATGAAGAAATTTTTAACTATTTTAAAAGTAAAAACTGTTACTTATTAACCAATAAAGAAGAATATATATTATTATCTAAAACAAAAAAAATACCAAAATTAAAATATATTGCTTCTTGTGAGCATGAAAACGAGGTTCATTTTAATATTTTTAAATCTAGGAATACAGGAATTATATGTCCTTTATGTAGAACAAAATTAAATACAGAAAAACATTTAGGTGATGCTTCAAAAACAGAAACAGGACAATCTGTTAGACAGTTAAATGAAGAAAGATGTATAGATTATTTTATAGATATTATTAAGACAAAATATATTTGTAAAAAAACACATGAAGGATGTTTGTCTGATTTAATAATAAAACCTATAAATCAAATAAATGACTTGTGGTTAAAAATACAAGTAAAAACAACTTTAAAATGTTTAAAAACATATAGTTTTAATAATAGTAGAAAATGTTACTATAAAGATTGTTTAATATTATGTTTTTGTTGGGAAGATAAAAAAATGTGGTTATTTAATGGTAATGCTATGAAGTTATCTAAAATATCTATTGGATATAATAAATCAAAATACTCCGACAATGAAATAAAGAAAGAAAATGTTTGTGAAAAATTAAAAATATATTTTGATAGTTTTAGTTTATCGAGTTATGAAGAGTCTAATGAACCATTATGTATAAATGGTAAAATCGAAATGGAATTTAAAAAATTAAGAATACATCATGTAAAATGTAATTTTGTAGATGTGTCGAATTATCTACATTACGATTTTCTTATAAATAATAAAAAAGTTCAAGAAAAAGTTGGAACACATTGTAAAAATAGTAATAAAATATTTTTTAGTTTGTGTAAAAGAAATGGTTCTATAAATGGTGTTTCTAAATTTAAACCTTATAGTGTAGGAGACAATGACTTATATTGGCTTCATTTTCCAAATAAAATGATTTTTTATCTTTTACCTGAAAATAAATTAGTTAAAGATGATAACACTATTAGAAGAAGTTTAAATATAATTGTAGATACAAATGGAAATCCAATTAACCAAAATATGAATGATTATTTGTTTATGTATAACAAGATAGACTATGATTTTTTTAATAAGTTAATATAATATTTTATTACAATTTAGTTTAGCGACTTATTAATTGTAATAAAAATGTAAAAAATAAAAAGTGTTAGAACATATATACATCACATAGCGCGCATTGTACTTACCTATATTGAAACAACATATTGCGACCGATTTAGGCAGGAACCATCGCAGATTCTTGTTTCCGCTTCCTGGAACTCTCACTGGCGACGGCGACGGCTGCTGCAGCGGCTCTTTTGGGTGCCGCGATGGCGCGCTTGTCCATCTCTACCCGCTCACATAATGCGTGAAGTTGGAATCGGGTATCTGTGAGAGGCGCTGCAACAGTGACAGGGCGCGGGGCTTGTTTTTGAGCAGCCGCAGCGGCACGTTGAGCCCAGGTGAGCGGTTTGGTAGGCTCAACAGCGGGAGGTGGACCTGTCAAAATGGGGCATTTTGTATGAACGGGTTTGGGGGCACCTGCGGGAGTGTTTCGCATTTCATCGTCGGATGACGAATCGTCGTCGACACTGAGCAATCCAAATGATCCTCCGTATGTTTTGCGTGGTGGTGGTGGGGTGGCGATGACACGGGCAGCAGATTTCGGCTTTGTGTTGGCATCCATATCTTCGATTCGGGGTCTTGGTTTCATTGACGACGACGACGACGACGACGACGTACCTTTTTGTCCGACAGTTTCCCAGGATTTACCAGCTGCAACCGATTTCTTGGTTTGCTCGCGTTCTTCACGGTAGCGTTCAGAACTCTCCCTTTCACCACGAAGCTTTTCAGGGCAGTAGTTTGTTGTATGGCCTGGGACACCACAATTCAGACACTTCTGTGCCAAAAGCGTGGGGCAAACGACTTTTCCGTTAGGACCGGGCTGGTCTTTGACAAAGTGGTCGGTGTAATCAGCCACAGGCATACCGGCATCATAGCACACCTTGCAGAACGGCATATCGGCAGGACCGATCCATCCATTGGAAAATTTGCGGGTGCCGACGGGAACGCTGGAAGAAGTCTTGGAACTGCCGCGTGACAGAATCAAAGAATGATTTCCGCTCTTGTCGCGATTGATAGTGACTTGAGAACCGGGGATACCATAGGTGTAGGAAGTAGAGGCACGAGAGGACGAGGACGAGGACGAGGACGACATTTGATGTTCGAGTTTGTGTATTGGAAGTTCACTGTATTCGATTTTACATTCCAATGACATTTCAATTTTCCGTTTCAAGAAATCCCCAATCAATCATACCCAAAAATCAAAAATCAAAATAAATATAAATTATATTTACATACTATATAATATATCCCTATTACCATCCTTTGTCGACGCTAAATGGCAAACAAAACACGCAAAAATATGAACCGAAAATCTGCGTCTTCGCGTAATAATAAAACTAAATATAGCGAAAATGAACTCGTTATGAAATTCATCGAATTTTTAAATATTATCAAGGTATATCACTGGAAAACACTAAGCTATCCTGAACATAAAGCCACTGATGAATTATATGAGAGTTTAAATGGACGCATAGATGAATTTATGGAAACGATGCTCGGTAAAACAGGAAAACGGTTTAATCTATCATCGGTAAAACATATCCCTTTTTATGATTATACAAATGTTAAAATATTCAAGCACTGCATCGAGATATTTAAATCGTATTTAGTGAATATGTCAAATGCTCCATATTTTAAAAATCCCGCAAATTCTGATTTGCTTAATATACGTGATGAAATATTAGGCGACCTGAATAAATTCACATATCTGCTTACTTTTCACTAGACAATATAGGCAATATAGGTAATATACTATTTCGGGAAATTGAAATGGAAAATAACGATAAAATAATTGGTAGATAACTTTATCAATTATTTATGGATACATCACGTGGCGCCACACAACCTTCCGAGACGGAACAAACGCGCATCTCCGCTCCGAAATACGAAAAGAAAATAGGTAAGTCGGTTTCATATTTTCACGACTTTCTCACAGCAGCAAACCTTGAAAAAAAGGAGTATCAAACAGAAGGAATCAGGTTTTGTCTTCGCAATGAGATTTCGCCACCGGCATTGCCGTTTCAGACGTGTATCCGCGGAGGTATTGTCGCCGATGAGATGGGGCTCGGAAAAACAATAATGATGATTGGTCTTATTATTGCGAACTTCAAGGAGCGAACATTGGTCGTATTGCCTGTAGCTCTCGTGAAACAATGGGAGCAACAAATCCTCAAAAATGCAGGACATAAAGCGCTCGTTTATTATGGCCCTGAAAAGCGAAAAATCACAGATGAAGCACTGGCAAAAGCACACGTCGTTATTACGACATACGGGCATATGATTCGCCGCGATATAAGTGTATCGACTACAACACACCCCATCTCCGACCCCATCCACAACTCATATACACCGAAGAATCGCCTCTATGGTCTCGTGTGGGACCGCGTCATTTTCGACGAGGCGCATCACGTACGTAGCAAAAATACGCAAATATTTAGAAGCGTTGCCACCTTGAAAGCGAAGATTCGCTGGTTTGTTACTGGAACGCCAATCCAAAACTCGATTCACGACTTCTATTCGTTATGCGCGCTTCTTGGGATTGAAGCGTCGTACTATGCCAACAAGGATAATATTCGCGAAATCGTCACATCTTTCGTGCTTAAGCGTACCAAGAAAAGCGTCGGTCTTACACTTCCACCACTGACCACACATACTGTCAGCGTAAAATGGGAAAGCCGCTCGGAAATGCTATTATCGCGTAGCTTGCATAGCGGAATAGCGTGCTTGATGCCAGCGGTTGTAGAGGACGCAGCAGCCACAGCAGCACCTACCACCAACCCAGTCCCAGCCCTCCCAGATATTGACCGCGATGCGGCTCCACGCTGGTTCCCCGAGCCATCTGTTGCAAAAATAGGTCGTATGCTTCAAGCGAAACAGTCGTGTATTTATCCTCGCTTGACGTGTAGGCGCTCTATTCCACAAATGCCGCCCATAGAAGACTTGAATTATTGCAGCAAGATTTCCAAAGTCGTCGAGACGATTATTACGAACAAATGCAACGGCAAACGTAAAATTGTGTTTTGCCATTTCAGGGGGGAAATAGACTACATACAGGAGCGCATACTTGAAGACTCGCCGGAGCTAAATGTGCGATACTTGGATGGGCGAACTAAGGAAAGCGAACGCCGTATTATTCTTGCACCTGATGCTGGCGTCGATGTGCTCATTTTACAAATCCAAACCTGCTGTGAAGGCCTGAATCTTCAGCAATTCTCCGAGGTATACTTTGTTAGCCCAGACTGGAATCCGTCAGTAGAAGACCAGGCAATCGCACGGTGTCATCGTTTCGGACAGAAAGACCCCGTCGCTGTGTATCGATTCATTATGGAGCCGTTTAAATATTATCCCGATGCCGCCGTCGATGCCGCCGTCACACAGTGTATCGATATCGACACAATCGAGACTTACACGGCCAATGTTCAGAACAAAAAAAGGATATTTGCGGATGAAGTATTAAACGTGTAATCGTGTAATCGTGTATGCACTCCGCATATAATAAACCTTTTTTTGGTGTAACGACATCATTAAGGTCGATTTGCACCTATGTTCGCATACTCGTCGGCTAACCGGTTCCCATTTGCTTCAAAAGTATCGAGATTTGTATGCGCATAAACGTGCTTCACAACCAACTCCATACCGTATGCTGCGATTCTGTCACGGATTTCCATTATTTCTTGAACCATATCGGCATTCTTCACTTCCTCGCCGCTCTTTTTAGAAACGAGATAACCCGCTTTCCTATATTTGACACCGGTGTCTCCCAATATGAGCTTCGAATAAGATGAATCGGTATATAATATGATTTGTGTTTCTTTTAATTTATCGTTTTTGTGCGGGAATTCTGCATCAGGTGTCGCTGCCACCGCCGTATCCACCGCCGTATCCACCATCGTATCATCAATACAAGATACTATATAATTCAGCCCATCAATAATTGCTTTTAATTCACCCCGATTATTTGTCTTATTGTCACGGATTGTTCCAGCATATCGTAATTCTTCCATTAGACCATAAGCAGGAATATATATTCCATAACCACATAATAGACGTGCAACCCCTTTTTTACTTTTTTTACGAATAAGAGAACCATCTGTAAATATATGAACGATATGCTTTTTTGGTGGTACATTAATACTTTCCACGCTCCCCTCACTTCCCCCATTTTCATTATTTTCATTTATTACATCGATTTTCGCATTATCTCCCGCGAGTGGCGTATCATTGCTTTTTCCAAGAGTATCCATCATCGACTGGTTGGTCTTGGTACCGAACCCGTGGATCAGAAAATGTTCGGCTTCTTCTTTCGTAGCGAACTTCTTAAAAATAGGATGCCTTACGCCAAAAATATGCTGCTTACATTCATTCCAGTCGGTATATATTCCGCGTTGTTTTCCTTTATGAACTGCGTAAAATGGCATTTTGTATAATATATAGTTGTTTTTTTAAACAGTTATATGTTATTGTTATTGTTATTTGTATATTTGTTATTTATATATTTTTATTTTTCAATTTTATAGATAGAACATATTACAATATTAATACTTTCTAAATTTATCATTTATTCTTATAGAATCTCCTATTTTTTATTTTTCTGGTATTCATATTAAAACGTGATTTTTTATTTGTAATAGTTCTCTTTATATTTCTCTTCATATTTCTCTTCATATTTCTCTTCATATTTTTACGTGTTCGCTTACGCCTATTATTGTTTGATTTGTGTTTGATTCTATACTTACGCGTTTTTTTAATTGAGGAACCACCTCCGATTGCATCCATTCCCGTTGTTGGTAATACGGGATTGGGTGATAACGACCTCGATCTATCACTCGTTAAACTAGATTGACTATCTCTATCACTCATTCTACTTCCTTGACTACCGTTTGGAGGAACATAAGACAAGTCTGAGTCGTGAGACATACCAGAAGGAAACCTTTGAGGTCCTGTACTAGATGCATCACTAGACGTATCACTAGATGTTTGACTGAGAGATGAACCCTGAGATGAATCCCAATTTGTAACTGTAGCGCTAGGAACATCATCGGGGTTATAAGCTTCAGTAACCTTAGCACCGTCTAAAGCACCTAACATAGGGTCAAATAGTGCTTCTACACATTTATGCATACATTCTCTATTTCTCTTAAGTTTTTCTTTTACTTGGTGATTTAGGTGAGGATTTCCTTGAAAAAATTCATCCCATTTCCACATAGCCACAATTGCATCCGTAATACCATTAGTACCATTATTCGCAAAAACGCCCCCAATATGTTTCATTATTATATCTTTGCAGCTGTTAAACACCGATATATATTCCGTCCCATATGTGTAACACTCCATAATTAATCTTAGTAAAAATCGTTCTATAATACCTATCTGAGAAAACCCCGAAAAAATAGTATAATTTGCTTTTTTTGAACAACCCATGCACCCCAATGATAAATATTTATGTAATGTTCCTATTATAGTTTCCAATACGTGAGGTTCCGGGCCCGGCGCTCCGTCAACAGGCCCCATAAGTACAACATTGAACTGAGTATCCACGCCAAAAGAAGGATACGAAGTATCGTTTGTATAAATTTTTTTGTTTGTAACAGGGTCTGTTATTATCACTCTCGGTGTTGCTATACATACTGTCGAAGACACACAAATCACAACTTGAATTGCACCTTGAATAGTAGTAAATACTAAACGAATCAGAAACATTTTTGTATGAACTTTTACAGGAATAGTAGCCAAACCTGGAATATCGTTAACATTGGGTGGGGTACTTAGAAATGTAAATTGGTCTAATGTGGTTTTGGGGAATGTAAAACTTTTACGCGTTAATGAAAATATATAAGGGTTAAAATTCGGATGTCTAAACACTTCTGAAAAATCATAACTACCTGCTTGATGACCCAATGTCTCAACATCCACATATTGTCCGAATTCATTTAAAAAGGAACAGCTTACACGCGCGCTTCCAACCAAATGATTGATTGGATTAGTTACAAGCGCCATTGGAAAAGTAGGTATACCTAAATACTGTTCAAAAATCCCCGATACTAATGCATATCGGTATGCACTTAACTCTGCTATTTTTCTTAGTCTATCTAAAACACTATGGGACATTACAGAACCATTGTTTTCAAAAACCGGTTTTAATATATGTACTTTTAATTCGTCAAGTGTTGATTCTATGGAAGTAACATGTGGATTATCGAGTAATGCTTTTAAACAAATATGTAAATCGGTGTTAGACTCGTCCATAGGACCCTTATTTTGTTGAAAAATTATAGATATTTTCAATATAGTCTCTTGTATAGAAATTGGTAAGGAAACGAACATTTTTTCATATTTATCACGAGAAGACATTCTATGGGCTGATGATAGTTTCGCTACCAACTCCCTAAAATCAAGTGATATAAACGACTGTTCAGGACCATCTAAAACGCGATGGGAACGCAACATTGGTGGTGTTGGGGCTACTGTTTTACTTGCTTCTTTATCTAAAGTACTAACAGGATTAACTACTCGAAATGGAATAATTCTTTTTACGATTTCGCGCGGTGCTAGATAATCCACTAATAAATTACACGCCATTTCAAGAGTATTAGTTCCGCCTCCAGATACGACACACGCAATTAGTGATGGAAAACCACGTATACAATTAGGACCCTGTACAATATCAGCATCACTCCATCTAGAAAATAGTTGCTCAGAACTACTTAGGAGAATTCTAGAATCTGCACCACCAAATAATGATTCTTTTAATAAAGATGTTACTGTTGTAATAGACCATCGAAAAGGTGCACCTTTTCCTTTGACATAGTCTTCTCCTTGCGACACTGTTCCTTCTTTCATTCTAATAAATTGTTCGGCTAACAGTCGGCATCTGAGTGGTAGAGGTGTTGCTGGTATATAAAGTGTTGCAGGTTTCGTGGATGTCGCATGTGTCGCAGGTACTTCGGTACATCTAGTAATAAGATCTATCAACCCTTCAACACCATAATTAAGGTATCTATTCATCGTGTCTGTGTTCAATGATGTTGGGTGAAAAACGTAACAATGGCGATTAAAACCTTTGGTAGGTATAGGGTTTGGTGGACGATGGTCTGGACCTAGCCCAGCTATAATATCCCACGGATATTGGTCCTGAAGGTGTATCATTTCGCCAAAAAAACATACTAGCTCACGTATATTACGTAATAGTTGTGGGCGAAAATTTCCCGCAGCTTCTTTACTAAAACAATGCTCAGTGTAATACTTATTTATGATAACTTGTAAAAGTTCAATAATAAATGTAGTTAGTGTATAATCTGGGCCTTTCATAATTTGTCCACCATCAATAGTAAAATAAGCACGATTTAATCCGCCTTCACTAAATGATGGGTATGTCCAAAAATATATACCGTTAGGGAATCTGCGCGTTTTATAGTTATGTATTCTTACCATAATTAATGGGCGACCAAATAAGGCATCGTTAATTAAAATAGGACCAATGGTGTATAATATTTCACCTCCGATAAGTACACTTGGAAAGGGTTGATCGGCACCCCCATCTCCTGGAAAAGGTGCAGGTGCAGGTGCAGGTGCAGGTGCAGGTGCAGGTGGATGTGTAGAATCATCCGCGCCCATTGGGTCACTCGATGATTGGGGTGTATGAAGAACTCTACACTCGCGCATCATTCCGACTATATCTGGATTGGCAGTAACATATGCTCTTCGTTGAGGGAGACCGTCTGCAAAAACCGCTCTTGATATATGTGGAAAATCTCTACTTAACACACAACACCCTGCGGGCACAGCATCAGCATTGCACACAGGTATACACGATAACATCGCGTTTCTTGCACCACCTGCTATTCCAACTTTAGTATATTGTGGGTCGTTACCTATGTCATCACGCGGATCGTTTATTACTAATGCTATATATTTTTGAATAATAAACATAGCAATAGAACTTATATCTGAATCACTAAGCGTTTGACAACTTGATAATAAACTAACCGCATCACTTGGAATATTTTGTTCTATAAATGCGTGGATGTCTTTCTCATTATAGCCTAGAAATGGTATTATTTTTGATACAAGCGTAGGGTTAGTTTTAGCTGTTATTTTTTTTGTTATTTTTTTTGTTATTTGTTGTAATTTTTCTTCCTTTTTCTTGTCCTGTTCTAAATTTGGTTTTGCCAATTTTTTCTCAACAGTTTGAAATGTTTCTATTTCTGCAATCGTTGTAATAAGATTTTTTGCTTTACTATCTTCTAATTCTTTTTCTTTTTTATAATCTTTCACCCATCTTGTTTTCTCTTTAGTATCTGCTGCATCTACGGCTTTTGCTGTTGCTGCCCGCCTCGCAGCCTCTGCCTCTGCTGCCTCTGCCTCTGCCTCTGCTGCCCGCCTCGCAGCCTCTGCCTCTGCTACCCGCCTCGCAGCCTCTGCCTCTGCTGCTGCTGCTGCTGCCTCTGCCTCTGCTGCTGCATCTGCCCACTTTTTAATTTCAGCCTGCTTTTGACGTGCATCGACATTTAATCTAATACCCTTTGCTGTACGTGCAGGTTTTACATAACGCGGTGTAGTTATCTGTGTAGGTGTCTGTGTAGATTTTCTAGGCGTACGTTGAGATGTATTATGTGTATGTGTAGGTTTATGTGTATGTTTATGTTTAGCTGTTCCAGGCATTTAAATAATAATAATAATAAATATACTATAATAAATAGTAAATATATAATATATCGTTATTATAATTTTATATTATATACTAAATGGCGACTAGAAAGCAGATTCTTAGAACATATAAAAGTTGGCGTCGTAATAATCCAACCACTCATCAACGAACTTTACAACTGAAGCGTTGTGGCAAAAAGTGTTTCCTCGGAAGCAAAAAATCATTCCCCATATGTAATGCCGGCTCTTGTAAGCGCAGCAAAGGCGGGATTATGTCGGCATATATTCGCGCACGAGAAATGACACGTCGCGCTAGAGACAGAACCATCGAAAAACATCGCGCACCTTATTACTACGTCATTGCCAAAAAAGCAAAAACGCTCCTTAAGCGTCTCTTTTCTTCTTCCCGGAAAACAAGGAAATCACGCACTTAATCTATACACCCGTGGATCCAAATCCGCCACATCCTCTTTCCGTAATACCCAGCTCATCTTCGCGTTCTACAATTCGCACCATAAACGGCTCCAATGATGGCGAACAAATTTGGAACATTCGTGACATAGGCGGGGCGTATCGTTCAAGGCACGTTTTCAAATCATTATTCGCCGAGTCTATATTATCAATCACAGCCATTAATTCACCCCTATATCCGGCATCAATAATACCTACCGAATTCGCCATCCGAAAAGGCGTCTTAACGATACTAGACCTAGGATATAAATAATAACCAACAGGTACCGTGGGTGCAAGATTATCAGCAGAATAACTATCCATATCTGTATCCATATCTGTAACCATAACCATCGCACATTTCACACCAAGTGGCGCGCGAAATGTGATAGAAGATATACGATTATCTGTGTATCCGAATGCGTGTTCGGAGTAATCATATGGCGCAAATAAGTCGAATCCGGAGTCAGGATATTTAGATTCACCTACTTTTTTATTATGCTCGTGGACTTTTTCTTTATACATTTTTACAATTTCTTCATACTTTTCGGTCGACTGTTCGGGATGCTTCATAATAAACATATCCATAGTATATTTTGGTTTTCGAATAGTGTAATTTTCGCTCATTTTCCTCCAATCTGGTATGTTATGATGCCAGTAATAATATGAATACTCGAATTAACTTTATATTATTTTTGATATTTTATATTACGCTCGAAATATAAAATCTACGGTAATTATAAGTAATTATAAGTAATTATATTGTAATATAAATATGAGCTCCGCTAGCAATTATTGTCCGAGGTGTAGATTGAGGGGGCATAATATACATAATTGTCCGAATAATCAAGAACAAGTAGAAGTACATACACAAGCACGACCTCATCATCAGCGTTCACGACAGCGTGCCCGAGCTCACGGTCAGGGTAACGCGCAAATGTTTATGAATACTGATACTAATGCGTATTTGCTTCCGCCTCCGACTCCGCCTCCGCCTCCGCCTACGCAAATGTTTATGAATCCTTATATGCATTCTCAAATACAACCACACCAGAAGCAGCCTTTTATTGCCCAAGGAGCCCATGGGCCAGAATTATTTCCAATACAGAGAGTAGATTCATTACAGGACAACACGGAAATATCACTACTTCCTGATTTTTGGCATATATTTGGCATTGATGATACACTCAAATTAGCACAATTTGTATTAAGTACGGCAAAAATAAATGAAAGACCTAGACCAGAATTAGACCGTAGAACATTTCCACTTGTTACCGAATTATTTAAAAATCAGGCAACGCCACAACAGTCCACAGATATGTTTATATGTTTTACGGCAGTAGGCGTGTTAAGTAAATTAATGGAGCGAAAATGTAAAATAGTATTGAAAGGCAAGACCGGATTGTTTTTATGTGCAGATATTCTAGGTAAATCAGGCGATTTAGCCGGTGTTACAACAGACGATATCGATTTATTAATATTGGCAAAACAATTCGGAACTCTTGACCAATCCAGAAAAATATTTGCGCAACAAGTTGGTGCATTTATTACACTATGTCTTCGTGCTAATCAAAAAAATGCCGAATCGGTAAAAGGAGGAGAAGCTTCGCCGATACATAAATGTGCGGATGTTATTATACGCGGCGATGGAATATGCGGTACATCTCTCGAGTCAAAAAATGTGAAAGTCACGTTGGATGTAGGGGATGGCGTAAAATTAAAATTGGTGGATATAACATATACTACATATCATAAAGATATTGACCGTTTTTATAGTCGTTTTTCTATGGTGGATGTATCTCGCGAAGAGTGCTACTTTTATTTAGATGTAAAAGTGTCAATAATGGAATATGTATTTATCATATTAGAAAATGTGAGAAAGTGTAGTGACCACGTAAAAAAGACAGGCAGTCCTGCATCTAAATTGGAAGAGTTTCTGCCGCGTTCAACAAAGGAGAAAGAGCAAAAGCAAAGGAGTCAGCAGTTATTAGTGGAGCGACGCATTGTTCCACAGACAAGTAGTAGATTCCCCGCAGCCGTTGATTTTATGGATAATTTGACCGATTTCGAGCAATCGACGATGTTTAAATTTTCGAAGTCTGCCTTATTATGTGCCTCATTAATTGCCGAATCTCCCGAGTATGAGAGTGAAGGATTGGATCAGGAACAGAAATGGGTGCTGCAGAAGAGAATCGTGGTAATGCAGTTATATGAATTATCAAGATACGGAATTGTTCCGAGAAAGTTTACACGTTTAATAGCCCAAACACAGGATGTATTAGAAGAGATGTTGTCGGATGTTATATTACAGAAACGCGAGGTGGACCGATTTAAGGGTGCGAAGATGCATAAACACACGGCGAATAGATTAAAGGCAATAGAGGTATTAAATAGCGCGTGGCCTATTACATCATTTGAACCTCATCGTTACAGAAGAGTTCCTATGGGTGTTGCTGCAGAGGATTTTGATATACGTCAAATGGTAGACAATCCTTTATTCACACCTAGGGAGCTGCCACATAGCGAAGAAGACGAGACGGATATTGACATTGAAGCTGGTGAAGCTGGTGAAGCTGGTGAAGCGGCGGACGCAGAGGCATATGCCCGAAAAAGGCGAACAAGAAAAAATAAGCATAGACTTCATAAGACGGCAGTAAAGCATGTTTTACAGAAGCGTGGTGCATTAGAAGCACGGCGGCAGAATCGTGACGAGGGCGAATCTTTGCAAAGATTAATAGACTTGAGAAGCGATTCATCTAGTGTAAATAGCGGTGACTATTTTTCGCCACGGTCGTCTATATCAACCAATGACAGTGCTGAGACAATGTATACACCAGGCGAAGGTTCACCGCATGGTGGTGGTAGTGGCAGGCGTCGCCGCAAGAGTCAGAAACGTGTGTGTTGCAAACGATACACTCGCACTAAAACCAAAAATAGGAATAGGAATAGGAATAGGAATAGAAAATAGATTTAAAGGTATAAAATAGATTTAAAGGTATAAAATAGATTTAAAGGTATAAAATATATTTAAATCTGTGAATAATATTAGACTATGGTTTGAATTAATATATTTTTTTATTTAAATAAGAAAGATTTGTTGGTAATCTAATTAAAAAATATGCAAATAAACTGGGCAATATAAATTGAAACTGGGAGGTCATTATCGTAAAAATACTTAATACATTTAAAATAAATAATATAAAAATTTCAAGAACTAAAAATATCGTCAAATGAGGTTTTTTATATTCTAATTTCGTAACAGCAGGATTTCTTATAAAACTTTGTACATACAACGATATAGCGCTATTGTAATATACTAATAGTATCGTCGTAATAAATGAAACAACATATACAGATATTGTTTTTTTCCAGTTATCTATAGTTATGCCCATAAATGATGCAGTATTTGACGCATTCGTTCCTGGACCAAAATGTAAGAATTTTTTTGAAAACATCCCTTCTTCGTCTAGCGCTACGATATATATTACCAATCCGATACATATTATCGTCATAGCAATAATAGGGTTAAGTAATAAATTAAAATCAAATTTCATTTTTGATTTTTCCTATATATATTGTATATAAAATATATATTGTATATATTGTATATTTGTGCCTGTGTTATTATATGTAAGTTCTACGAAATTATGTAGAATTATGTAGAATTATGTATAATTATGTAAAATTATTTATTTTAATTTTTGCATATTTTTTCACACACCGATGGTTCACAAGGTGGGCAATTCATATAATTCGATGGAAGAAGTCCATTAGCCTTCGCCTGTTGCCATGTTACTACATCTTTACTACAACCATTATGTGACAACATTGGTGGGTAATGCTGCATACACGCCGGAGTAGGAAGATTCGTTGCTTTGGCTAAACCACCCGCAGTAATATATGTGCTCTGTGAAACCGTGTCACCGCGCGGTGTGAAATTGCCGACATTTTTGGTAGTAGGGCGATAAAATAATTTCTTCTTGGTGCCGATATATATATATTTGCCCTGCGGACAGTCACATTTATTGGTTACGCTACAGCATAAAGGTGGTGCAAAATTACAAGAACCGACTTTCTTTGTAACATTTTCAACATATTGTCCTTGAGTTTTTGTAATACGGTAAGAATTTGCATCGTCTTTTACCCACGTATTGGGATAAGTACCATATAAAATACCTTTAAACCGTTCATCTATCATACCCTGCGTATTTTTGGTGGATTTTTTCACAATGCTTCCGTCGTTTGTAGAGCAGTCGCCGGAATTAAAAACGTATATAGGGTATGCGCCTCCACTTCCACCGCACCCAACGGGTGTATTACCTCGGAATCGAGTTCTTGTAACATTTGAAACCATTCTAAATTGTCCTACACCGCCAATATTACGGAGGGTTCCATTAAGAGCAAACCCTGTGGTTCCTACACCTGAAATTGGAGCATTACGAGGGTTACCGCCTAAATTTGTTTTTCTTTTCAAAGTAGCGATTGACATTTTCTCCTATATGTTATTTATATTTTATAAATTTTCTTATAAATTACACATACAAAAGAATTCTTCTATTTTCATCTTTGTCTAAACAACGTTTAAGGCACCAGTATAATGAAGTATAAATAAAAGGAGATGCTTCTTTTTCATAGTCTTCTTCAGTTTTTATTTTTTTCCTTAAAAAGACATAGACGCATATTTGAGCTAGACTATAAAATGCCGCGGAAAAATGGATATGTATCGGGAGTTTCATTTCGTGATCACGACTGCTGTGTTCGCTGTGTTCGCTGTGTTCGCTTCTATGACTATCTCGAAAACCTATATTTGGGGGAATAAATGATGTGTGCGCATCGTATAGTATAGGGTAGTCTATTGTTATTGTATTACTTTGCCTTGACATACTGTCACTTTCCATTTTAAATACCTTGTCATTGTTAACAAATGCAAAAACAATTTCGTCGATTACTATAATGTCTTCTAAACTAAAAAATGGAATAGAAAATCCCTGATTTTTTAAAAAAGTCAATTGATTGCCTATATTACCAATAAAGTGTAGAATTATGTCAAATGATACACCGTGTTTGTTTTCCTTCTTAAGTAAAAATTTTGTTAATGGCATCACTGATGATGCTTTTATTTGTGCTTCAATATTGCCGTGTGCGTGGGCGTGTGAGTGTGAGTGTGAGTGTTCTCTTTTTTTCACGGAGGTTGACGTATGAATACTTATATTGACATCAATATTACGTTGTTCCATATTATCGGTGATAGAGTCTAATATTAGTTTACTTGTTTCTATTTTGTATACGTTTTCTTTTACAAAAGACAGCTCGGTTTCGCCTATTCTGATAGACGATGGCATATGTATGCGAGTATAATTTATTCTACAATATTAAAATATTAATATATTAGAAAATAAAAATATAAACAAAAATGTTAGAATACAAACACAAACACAAACACAAACACAAACACAACACAGTCTATTACTTACTTAACTCTTACCTGAGTCTTACTTACCTATTCCAGTAGCCATCGCTATCTGTTTTTCCTTAATCATCGCCATTCTCGGGATCCATATTGCATAGCTGGCGTTCATCGTGGTGCTCGGGTTCCTGTGCGTGCTCGCTACGTGGGTCGCGTGACAGAGCCCTTACTCCATCGCCCAAGTCAATGCGCGGTCTTGACGAAGTGTGTGTCCTTTGAGGATTGCGATCGTCCGGCTTCTCCATATTGCTCATTGTACACTTCCAGAACCACGGCTCATCGTAGACAACTTTGATATCCTGACCGTCGAGCAACTTCTGGCGTGTTTCGCGGGCGAGAGTGTTTGACATATTCCAACTGAGATGGATATACACGGTACAGTAGCGGTCGCCTTTCTGGTCGGTCTTGTGAACTGTGTCGATGCGGTCGATGTGACCAATGCGCAAGTCACGGAATGTGTTGAAGACGGTGCGCTTGGTTTGTTCACCGCGGATGGTTGTGAACGTGCGAGGAATGCAGATGCTGGGAGATGTGATGATGGTATCTCGGACGCCACCGCGACGGTCATCGCCACGACGGTCATCGCCACGACGGTCATCGCGTTCGCGAGGAATGTATTTACCACTGTTGCGTTGAGAAGACGAGGAATCGCGATAGCCGTTGCCGTTGCCGTTGCTGTTGCTGTTGCTGTAAGACATTGTGGTTTGCGTTGATTTGATTGAACTGACTGATTGAACTGAACCTTCTGATTTTGTGTTGATGCTTATAGATTATTGGTTTATGTTCATTTCAATTTTCCGTTTGGGATAATCGGCCAAAAAATATAAATGTATAATTCAATATTAAAAATAAGTTTTAGTAGTACTATATTAATTTCGAAATGGAAGAAAGTAAACTAAATAACTGCGATGAATCTTACTCAACCGAGTTCTCAGCCTTCTGCAGCGATTCTGATGACAACGACAACAACAACAACAATTCGCCTATAAAATTAAAAGACACATGGCTTCACGAACTTTCTTCCTATTTTAAACTGAATAATCTTCTAAATTTTTTAAGAGAACCAAGCGAACAAAAACACGATATTAGTATTCCAAATTCTATTATGAATTGTTTTATTAATAAAAAATTAGGTACTATTACTTACCATTATGATAATAAAAAATCTATGAAAGCATATCATACATATGACTATCCCGAAGTTTATTGTAACAAAAAACTATACAATAATTGCGATGAATGGATAAAAAATGAATTTCCAAAAAAATAAACAGGCGTGGCGCGGCATCTTCGTTCGTTAACATTTTTATAACATAGACCCGATTTCGGTTCTATGTTATAGAATAATAATTATACAACCCACCTATAAATACATACACAGATACATTTTTACTTTGTTTTGGTTCGGTTTCTTTTACTTTGTTTTATTTTCTTTTACTTTGTTTTGGTTTGATGATTACAATAATCCCTGTATTGCTGCCTCCTTTAAGATATATAGTTCCTGTGATATTTTTATAAGCAGCGAAAAAAAATTGCTGTTAGGAGACAAATAATAATATTGAATTATCTTTATATCCATTTAATAGATATAATAATAATGATTTAAAAATAACTATAGAAACATTATATATAAGTTCATTATAAAAAGACTTTGTTGTTATTGTATTTGTGTTATAGATGAGTAGGAAAGGTAAATCTCACGAGATTAATGATATCTTAGATACCGCTTTTACTGAAACCGATTATAGTCACGGTAATGGTTATTACGATGAAATACGCGATTATCAACGACCCCGCAATACAAATGTTTTCCGTAACTTGTCCCAAACTCAAAAAGTCGCACCCACAACGACGGCTGATACAAAATCCGATAAAAATATGTTTTTAAAGTATTCGCAAAATGATACAACTGTTAAAAATAACGATACGCCTATTGATAAACAGATTGTTGTCGATGATGATAATTTCCCTTCTCTTGGTGGTGCTAAACCTAAGACATTCACGTCGGTACAGCAATCCAATAAGTGTCTAAATTTTAAAAAGGTTGTTACTACGTGTACTACGATGCCTACCGAAGTTATAAACACAAACACAAACACAAACATAAATACAAAAGAATCTGGTTCATCGTTGAATACACATTATAATAAATCAACACGCTATATGATGTACCATAATATAAAGGATAATAGTGAAAAAATAGCAAGATACCGAATGGAAAATGAATATTCTTCCGATGATGATTATTGAATAGTTATTTAGAGTATCTCATAGAAATAATTACATAGAAATAATTACATAGAAATAATTACATAGAAATAATTACATATAAATAATTACATAGAAATAATTACATATAAATAATAGTTATGTAATTAGTTTAGGTTAACCTATACATTATCTACGTTTACTATAACTACAAATAGTTATATTATTTATAATTAATTATGGAATCGTCTAACGAATCAAATTCTATATACGTACCTGAAGTCGATTACTCTAAAAAACTTAAATTAATAAATCTCACCAGTATCAAAATATACCTTACGTATATAAATACAGACAACGAAATAGAAACGATACGACAGAAAAAATTAAGTATCGACCGTGGAACTAATATTGTTACCAGAAGTCAGTTAATAAATATAATAAAAGATAACCAGAAGAGGCATAATGTAAAATATAAGCTGATGTCTGTGATGGTTCATAATATAAATGTAACGCCAGATACTCTTGCAAGTTACATCGAAACGCCCGAAAATTTTATTTCATTGTTCACACTAAGTCGTATAGATTCTTTCGAGTTACAGCCAACTGTATCTATGTTGAAACAGTATAATGGTATATATTTCTTCTTTTTTGAATGTCCGCCTGATCCCGTCTCCGCTTCACCAGCATCATCGGCTTCCTCAATGCATCGCGCAAATCATACCCGCCGTGTATATATAGCAAAGACTATAAATCGTAATAAAACAAAGCGATATGACACATATATTCATCGATTTTAGTGCTTCTTACGGTCCATATAAAATATACATTGTAAACCTATTTAAAACTACATAAACAATAATAATTATCAAACAGATATTGTTCCTCCGCCGCGTCCTTCCTTGTGTAAAAATAACACAGCTTTAATTAATGTCGTCCCAACCTATGTCCTCGCATATGTTTTTGTCATCTAGTCCTCATCATACACATCAGTATGGTGAGAATAACCACATAGAGTATAAGAAAGTAAAAGTAAGCGTGGAAAATTTACAGGAAAGAATTTTACAGTTTCAATTTCAGTTGGTAAGGACTAATGAAGAAGGTAAACTCCAATCTATTGCAACCGAAACGCGCGAGATTTTACATTTTATTATGTCTGCTATTCGTGCAACCGATTCTACTATTACCGAAGAGGAGCGAGGAAGTTACATAAATATGGGCGTTATTATGTTTAAGCTGTTAGCACATACTAGAGATATCGTGTCCGGCAAGGGTGAATATATGTTGTTCTATGTGATGTTATCAGAGTGGGCAAAAATCGATATTTTATTTTTTGATTTCGTGATTAAATCCTTGGTATATGATTGGACTGGTAGCGGCGAGGACAAGGATAACCACTCACACCCACTCGGTTCCTGGAAAGATATGAAATATTTTTTAACATTTATGAAAAAGTCATTGATTGATGATGAGACCATTTGGAATGATAAAGAACAGATGTTGGCAAATAATGCTTTATATTCTCAGCTTGTTAATAGAATTGTGGTACTTATAAACGAACAACTACGCATTGACTCTGTCGCCCTCGCTCAACCAGATTCATCGTTTTCATTGGTGGCGAGATGGATTCCGCGCGAGAAATCGAAAAAATTCGGCTGGATGTACTATTATTTGGCAATGAACTATTCGCAACACCAAATTCCGTGCGACTCGACACATCCTTCTTACGAACGTGCGGTTACACGAGCATTTATGATATATCGCAAACTCATCTCCGAAATTAATAGACGACTTGATACAACGCAGATTAAACAATGTGACCATAGATGGGCAGAAATCGATTTCAATAATGTTACTAGTATTACGATGAACAAACAATCGAAGTCTTTTCTTAACGTGAAACAAGATGGCAAGACGTCGCGTTATGAAGAAGACGGCGACCGCAATGAATGTAGTATAAATTACGACCAGTATATGAGAGATGTGGCGGCGGGCGATAAGAAGATTAAAGGCGCGCGTGTTTCTATAATTGATTTTGTAAAAAGTGCGATTGATGTTACCGAGAAGGATGTGGCTGTCGATTCGCCATTGGTTGCGACGATTAACGAACAATGGAAGGATAATGCGAGACATACAGGCAATCTTACAAAAATTATTGCAATGTGCGATGTGTCAGGGTCGATGACCGAGGATAATTGTAATCCACTTTATTCGGCGATTGGGTTGAGTATTCGTGTGGCGGAAAAATCGGCTCTTGGGCCTCGTATTATGACTTTTTCGGAGGTGCCGTCGTGGATCCAGCTTGGGACGGAGGATTCAGATACATTTGTAAAACAGGTTGCGAAAGTAAGGCGCGCACATTGGGGGATGACAACGAATTTTTATGCTGCGATTGACTTGATACGCCAGGGAATCGAGGAAAATAAATTGCCGCGCGAAGTTGCTGAGGATTTAGCAATTGTTATTTTTTCGGATATGCAAGTAAATAATTCGTCTTCGGAAATGGGCGGTACATTGAATAGGAATACTATGTTTCAAAATATTAAACTGATGTTTTCGAAAATGGGGGAACGACTATATGGAGAACCGATTCATCCACCTCATATTATATTCTGGAATTTGCGTAAAACTACCGGATTTCCGGCTATTTCGACCGATGCAAATGTATCTATAATGTCTGGATTTAGTCCTGCGTTATTAAATGTATTTTGCGATAAGGGTATTGACGGTCTTCGACAATATACACCGTGGAGGTCCTTTATAGAAACATTAAGCAATAGTAGATATACTGCATTTGAGGCGGCTTTTAATAGCGTTGCAACGTGAGATTATATAACGAGGTTTTATAATAACAAATTAAAATATTTTGTTATTATATAAATAAATCGCGTAAAATGATAGCCCATCCGGTTACGACTATTGTTAATGTTTCTATTTTAGCAATTATTTTGACATATATTTCTGCTATGAAAGTCAAATGCGGATATTGTACCAATATTCCCGAGACCCAGTATGTTACAATATTGACAACCGTTATTATGGTGGAGGTTTTATTTGTAGCGCTATTTCCGAATCAAGCTAGGGAATTCTTTATGTCAAATCCCTGGGCTATATTTATTTTAATTGTCATAAATGTTGCAAATATTGTATTTCTTTACCGCTTTATTGGTCAGATGAATGTCTCTCAATGCCGTCAATGTACTAGCGAATGGAGGCGCACATTCCTGTATTATTATTCTTCCTTTATTCTTATTCTGTATGCCATTAATATTGTGTTAATGGTTGTTGCGTTGATTATGTTGAGTAGCAATTATAATCCGCGAACACAGATTGTTGCCAAGTCTGGAGTTAAAAGGTCGCGCAAATAACATATTTATATTGATTTAGATACGTGTTTTAATTTCTATTTCTACTTCAGAAAATTGAAGTAGAAATATATGTACAATGAATAGTAGACTGAAAAGAAATCTTATCAACAAATAATACATACAGAACTCCAGCAATGAACCAAGAAGATAACCACAACCACGACCAGGACAATCACGACCGCGATGAATATCCACGCCCCAGTCTCGAAGATATAGCAATGGCTTCTGAGTATCTTCCGCTCGCGCGTGCCAACATATTGGACTACTTATACATTTCTGGAATCTCTTTAACACCCATACAGCTTGGTGTCGCTGCAGGTGGCGGTGCCCACATAGATGGAATCGCGTCAATTCTGGCGAATTCTCTTTATGACTGTCGACCTGTCAAAACCGTTGTTGATGAGAAAGGAATGGCTGAAATATCTGAAAAAATATTTACGGCTCAAATGGCCGAAGAATCGAAAATTAATACAGTATGTGGAATATGGCAGGATGATTTCGAAGAAGGTGAACGTATCAAAATTCTGCCGTGTAACCACGCATTCAAAATCGACGCAATTGAAAAATGGCTTACTACCGAAAAAGCCGAGTGTCCTATTTGTCGGTTTTCGCTTTCATCTAAGGAAGTCATTTGTCATCCGCCTTCTTCTGATGTTGCTGGCGCTGCTGGCGCTGCTGTTGCTGGCGCTGCTGTTGCTGGCGGTGGCGCTGAAGTCATCCTCGTCGATGAACAACACATACGAAATCAAGATGTATCGCGAATCAATGAAAACAATATCGCCGCTCGGTTGGTAGATAGTATTCAAAATCACTCCCATCGCGAGGATCCTGTTCGCGTCGTATATGCTAATGCTAACGCTTCGCTTCATTCACATCAATCTATTTCCGTCCCAATGAACCAACTTCTTCAGAGTCGCAGAAATATGATTGATAATCTTGCACGTGCTTCAGGAGGTGATGCTCGTGTGGCATCGCAGTGGCGACCGATGGCGAGCAGTGCTCCTCCAGTAGTCGCCGCTGCTGCCGAACCTGCAGCCAACCCTCAATACATCAACAACAACTATTATTTCGGTAACATTATCAACCATCAAATTATCAATAATAATGAATATGATGACGCCGATGACGCCGATGCTGAAGAACACGACAACAATCGTTACAACCTCGACAACTATAATAACTATAACAACTATAACAACAATCATATTTCAAACCAGGAACGCGATGATATCCAGGAGGCAATCCGTCGCAGCTTAGAATAATAGTAATTGACGACGTGGCGTGAGCTAAATATCGTCTACATTCACTTCAGACTCTTGGTGATATGCTACTTTTTTCTTATGATACGACGCCGACGTCTCAAGTTTAACTTCAGGTCTAACATTTGTTGCTTTATTTATCGTGACGCTATCGTCGTCGTCGTCGTCGTCATCGTCATTATCATCCTCATCGTCACTTATATCGAAAGATTGTTCAATGACACCTTTACCTACATATTTTACACTTGTAGTAATAACTACAGTTTGTTCTTTACATTCATCGCTTTCTTCACTCTCTCCACTCTCTCCACTTCCCGCGCTTCCACCACTTCCACTCTTTTTCTCCATTTTTTTAATCATATTTTGATACTTTAGTGTATTGTCATCTACAAACATTACCGAACTATCCGCTTCATCATACTTATTCCCACTCTCGTCCTTTAGTGTACTAAACACATTATGCGTCCTTCGTAGTATATCTCTTTCCATAGAATTATACACCTCCAATAAATCACAATATCGAATACCTTTATTATTGCCTCCACCTCCACTTCCACTTCCACTTCCACCTCCACCTCCACCCTCATTCATATCTTCAACAACCCACTCTCTCAAACCCACCAATGTATATGTTCCATTGTCCAACATATTATCCCTCTTATTTCTGCCAGTGAATTTTCCACGAATAATACATCTGCGTTCCTTTCCATCATCACAAATGACATCACACGTATTGCCGAGCATTTTTTTAACAATCGCGTATTTCTCATCCGATGATGCAGATAATCTTAGCTCATTTTTGCCCTTTGTAGTATGTTTTCTTGCTACTTTTTTACCTTTACAACCTCCTGCTTCATTTTTTACCATTTTGATGTTATATAAATAACACCCGCGTCGACAAATAAACTATGAACTTATTAAATATATGATATAAGTTTTATATCGTTTCATTTTATTATATTTCAGTTGTATATTTTTGATAATACATTCTTTAGAAATAATTGCATTATAGTTTATATACTCTGGGTTGTACATTTAGTACAATATTACAATAGAATATTACAATAGAATATATCTTTCTTGTAATATATCTTTCTTGTAATATATTTTTTTCTTCTTATAAATATATATAACAAATGGCTATTACCTGGAGACAGCACATCAAGCACACTATGGCCCGTATGGAAAAGGGCACCCATCTCAAGGAAGTTTTGAAAGAGGCTTCAAAGACCTGGAAGTCTGTAAAGAAAGATTCATCTGAGGTAGTCGGTGACGTTGTCGGCAAAACACACCGCGCTCGTCACCATAAGCGCGGTCACAAGGGAACTAAGGGTCGCAAGCATACTCGTAGACATAAGAAATCTCATCGCAGACATCGCAAAGGCGGTAGTCACGTCGTCCCCCACGTCGGGTTTTCAAATAAAGGCGTCGCTGCTACCGCTTCTTCCGCTGGCGGAAAAATGTAAATTCATTTTATTTTTACTTTTTATTTTTTATTTTTAACCTTCATAGCAACAGGCGTCAGTTTCTCCTGTTGTTTTGTCTCTTTTATTGTTTTATCGTGGAATTTCTTATCATTGAAATTAAATAATAGTCTCTTATACCCACCTAATGTCTCATTTACCGAAAATATCTGATCATAGTATTTCTTCGTTTCTTCAAAGCTTAAACGCTTCTTTCCATCCGGATGAAAATTCATTAGAAGTAACTTTGAAAATTCGATTATCAGTTTATTATTAGTGAATCCGTCCCCCGACATAAACCCTATCATATTTAAAAACATCACGCTTAATGCATAGTTGTCCCAAGTGTTACAGTTTTTTACTAATTCATTAATAGTAATATCTTTAGGCATTCCTATATATTTACTATAAGCACGCATCGCAGTATCTTTAAATTTACCGATGAACTTTTCGGAAAATATTCTAAGCACTGAGTTGCTTCTTATGTATTCGATTATTAGTTCTTCTAGTCTAGCAGATGTCAGAACCGGGTTCATATTTACGAGATAACATATAATGTGAACATCAATCGGCCATATATAATAGCTGGGGCTATATGAATAAAAGAAGGTTTCGTAATTATCCGGACGAATATCCGATATAGGTATAGATAACCCAAAATCAATAATAATCGGCGTCTTCGTTTTTTCCTCTATTAATATATTTGGCGCCTTTAGGTCATAATGTATTATACCGTTTATATTTAAAATTCTTAAATTATTTAACAGGAATGTATAGGAATCGAGAATATATGTCAAAACTTCTTTTTTGTCTACACCAGGTCTCGTAAGAAATGTAGAAATGTCTATATGTTTAATAAATGGTATTTTCATAATAGCAAAATCTGCATTTTCGCCATACCGGTTTTTCTTTATTATACGACACATATCCTTTTCGCGTTTGTCTATTTTCGCCAAGTCGACATCACACATACTGATAACCGGTGCGTAATAATACTCATATAAGTCTATCTTTTTCACCATTTTGCCTATATTATATTCGTGTTCTATTCTACTATCTTTTTTTAACAGCTTTGAAGCATATTTCGTAGATTTGTTTATGGTTCCGTTACATTCTATTGCTGGATAAAACACACACCCAAATCCACCTTGATTCATTAATTTCGGTTGAAGAGTCATTTCCTTTTTATTAATTAATACTATTATTGCTATTATTTACTTATATATGTTATCATTGTTTTTTATTATTTCAATATTATTGAAATAATATTGTCCGTGTTTAATTCATATTTTAATTCATATTTTAATTCATATTTTAATTCATATTTTAATTCATATTTTAATTCATATTTTATTGTCACATTTAGAAAAATCATAATAGTAATAAAAATAAAAATAAATATTTGTATATTTATATAAATAGTACAGAAATGGCTAAAATGTCTAAAATGTCAAGCAAGCTGGCGAAGTGTAATATGGGTTCTAGCAATAGTTTTATGTCTAGTTTATTTATACTCGTCGTCTATGTAGCTATCGCTTATATAGTTTATAGAGTGATAATGTACTTTTTGAATATGCGTTCATCTGCTATGCCCAATGCTCCTGCTGGTCGTAACAATGGCGCTGGCGGTGGCGGTTGTTCATCTGGAACTTGTAGTGGAAGTGGAGGTGGTGCCGGTGCCGGTGCCGGTCTTGGTATGATGAGTCAGGAAGGTTATAGGATGAATAACTCTCGCGACAAACGTGGTCATAAGCATCTTATGTCACATTACTGAAATTTTAATTTACCTCAAATTTTTATATTATAATTTATTTTTATAATATAATAAAAATATAAGAAATATTATATATCCTTATTGTAAATCAAGCTAAAATGTATTCGCTAGTTTCTATTCCATATTATGATAACTGTACACAATGTTATAAGAAGGTTATTAAATTAAATCGTGCACCGCCTCCTGATTCTCCTCTTAACCAAATTATTAAACGTGTAGGTCCGATTCGCTTATCGCCTTTTCAAGTAAATAGTGCTTTCTCAGGATGCAGTGGAGGCGGCGGCGGAGGTTGTAGTGGGTGCGGGAATACATCACAATGCTGTAATCTTCTTATTACAAGTCTTCAGGATAAAACACACCTTATGTGTATTGATGATATTCCAACCCTGTTTTCATTTTTAGTAACAAATGGTTTCACAATCGACACATCGATAACTAAAATGATGCAGAACTCTAATGTTAAATTGAGTAACGACCTTATTTGTTTTTTTTCTTGATATAATATAATATATAATATATAATATAATATATATTATGTTCTTATTTACCATCTATGTCGATAATGAATATACAGCAAAAAAAATGGAATCTGCTTCTAAAAAATTAGGGTTTTATATGATGTGGCAATGGGTAAAAAAAGGGAAAAAACTTGTTATTGCCTGCGACTTTCATAAAAAAGATGCATAACTCTAGTCAATGACCTTATTTGTTTTTTTCTTGATATAGTATAATATATACAATATATACAATATATACAATATAATACAATATATAGTATATAATATCACAACCTATATTATGAGTTGTTTGTTTAATAGTTTAAACTATTTTATAGGCGAAGGTACCTTTGAAGTACGTCAGAAAATATGTGATTATTTACAAGAAAATAAACCGATTATGGATGGTTTAGACACACAAACTATTTTATCTTTTGAAAATCCAGCGCCTTCAAAATATATAGAAAGTATGCGTCTAATGTCTACATGGGGTGGCGGCATTGAGATACAAGCAGCGTGTAATATATGGAATTTTCGTGTACTCGTTAATAATCACCGCAATCTAGGTTCACCCGATATTGAATTTTTGCCCGTGTGTTCCGCTTATGATAAGACAATACAAATTTATTGGAATGGTGGTCATTATGAGCCTATCCGTTCTTAAATAGTTATGTTACTATTTGTTTATTGTTTGGTTACTATTCGCTTGCGTATTAATTGCTTGCGTATTAATTGCTTGCTTATTGACAGTCGGTTTACCTGGCAAAGGTGTCGACGATATATTGGTAGGAATGGGAGCAGGTTTAAATAATAATTTAATACCATCTACAGCCGAACGGCCACTAAATGTATTTTTCCATCTCACTGATAAGTATTTCATAATATCATTTAAATTTGGCTGGTAATATAATAAAACAAAAGTAAACGCAGTTGCCCCGCTAAGCTCCTTTACTCTCTTATGCTCAAATCCGAAATAATTATCAAATGGATATGGTATCATTTCTACTAAATTCCTGGCAAAATAAATCAACACACCATTAATCCAAATAAGAATTATTAAACCCAAAGAACTACGAAGTAATGTTTTTTTATCTTCTTCATCGCTATTAAATTTTGTCTGAAAATTTGTTATTACGTTAGCTACTATTGCCCCGAAAATAAAATAAATCGTTGTTATGAATCCAATATCTATCATTTTATTCCCTCGAATTAAAATATCTTGTTTTAATGGCATCTTCTTTTTTGGCGGCCCTGGTGGAGGGGTTGTATCAATAAACCCTTTTGTAAAATTTTTGTACCATTTCGTATTAGTAATAAATGACTGCATTATTATATATATAAAATATTAATATTTTATTTATAGTTTCACAAAATTGATATAATAATATGTTTTATATTATTATTATATCAACAATCAAGGCCTACCCGCATTTACAAACGCAAAATATATGCTGAATGCCTCTTCTGTTACCATTCTTCCTTCCACTTGTATGTCTGTTTCCTCTTCTTCTACAATACCTTCCATATCCATCCTAATAAAAGAATATACCGAAACTTTGACACCATTTGAGCGACAAGGTCTTGCCATCGCCAAGGATCATCTTGGGCCATCTTTTGATATGAAACGGAGTTCCGGGTTCCTTCGCTGGAAGGATGCTAGACGTTAGGCTTCCTAATTCGATATATTTTCCTGTATCTCCGGTATCTCCGGTATCTCCTGTATCTCCTGTATCTCCTGTATCTCCGGTATCTCCGGTATCTCCAGCGGTGTCTCTCGTGTATCGGGTGTCTCCGGTATCTCCGGTATCTCCAGCGGTGTCTCTCGTGTATCGGGTGTCTCGACGGTGGGAGCCGGTTCACGCCCCATTTCGCGAATATGTTCATATACTCCCATAATCGCCTCTTTGTATCCGCTTGTATGATGATATGGTATTCCGTGCTTTGCGCACAACTTTTTTACTATCGGCTGAATATCGCGTAAATGGCAGTGATTTACGGTGGGGAATAAATGATGCTCGATTTGATAATTTAACCCAATCGATGTATAATAATGCGGCCAATGACTTCCGAAGTTATTTGATGTAGTCACCTGATGAATATACCAATTTGTATTCTGTCCGGTTATGCTGTCTTTATGCAAATGATTCGCGGAAGCAGTAATATTAAATATAGTTGATACTAAAAAAAATGGAATTATTACATGTTTAACAACATAAAATGGTGACCATATTTGAAAAGGTAATATGAATATCACATATATATTAAAAAGTATTTCAATAAAGTATAATATGCTATATTTTATTTGAGTTGGTATTTTATACATACATTTATTATATAAGTTTGTTACAGTAAGAACTAGCGGATTTACGATTATCAGTGATAGTAAACCGAAAGATACTGTTTGAAAAAAACGGTTTTCTTGATTGATGTGTTTAGTAGTCCATTTTGTATTTTTAATATACCTTATAGCAACATCTTTAATATCATTAGTTAAATTATTTTCGTGATTCAAATCAGGGTCTTTATTATGTATATTTGTATACATATGGTGTCCTATTATATGTTGATGTAGCCAATTATATGGACTTGAAAATACTCTACACATATTATACATATGCTGTATACCCCAATTTATACGCCAGTCACGCGATACAGCAAAATGGCTTCCGTCGTGAAACATTGCTGCGGACATCCAGTATATCGCCGGACATAGAAGCACGTTTAACCAGCTCCAGAATATACTTTGTGAATATAACATTGTATAAAATGACCACATTGTTGCACTTGCCATTGCCCCCCATTCACACCATCGCTGTGGCGTCGCTTTTGTGGCTTCGATTAATGATACACCACGTTCTTCGGCCTGGTATTTAAAATGTTTCTTTACTTTGTCACGCAATTCAAGCGTAAACTCGCTATTGAGAGTTTCATCCCAATTGAATAAATTATTGTCACCGTTTTCATTTTCGCCAGGGAGCAGATATTTTTCGCATTTCTCCCGTTCTTCGTGTATCTCGTATTTTTTAAGAACGTTATCCATCATATCGCGATCACTAAATGGGTGATGCGATTCGAATAATGCAGTGGCATCGCGACGATTCGCAGCCATAATCGCAATTGGTCCTCCGGGGTGATTGAAATTCGTTACGTCATAATATTTATTATGAATTTTTACGATTTTGCGCCGTACGCGTTCATCATTATTCTTTTTCCAGGTCCACATTTTGGTTGGTTGGTTGGTTGGTCGGAGTCGGTTGGTATATAATATATACTGGTTTAATTATTATATATTATATACTATATGTTATAGTTTTTATATTGATTTTGAATAATGGCTAATAATGGCTAATAATGGCTATATGCATTCTAATATATTTATCGCCGCATCAATATATTTCGAAGTTTTCTCGTTTTATGGTGCCTAGATTCCTTCCTATTATTATTATTATTATTATTATTATTTTCAAAATTGCGAATGCTTTGTATGATTTCTCTTTCTCTATCATATAATCTTTTACGATTATTTTTAATATCGCTTATATATCTTGTACGATGGTGTGATGCTCCGCTGCTTCCACCGCCTCCTACTTGACCTGTTATTTGTTGGGCGTTTTGTGCAATAGCGCGTTGGGCGTTGCGTTCAGCCTTGCGTTGAGCCCTTTTTAATAGTCCAGCTGCTACAGTATTTTGAATATAGTCGACACCTGCGCTAGCCCTAGACTTTATAGCATCCGGTAATTGTTGTACAGTTGCAACGGCCCTTCTAGTAGCCCTTCTAGTGGTGTTTGCTGCATTTTTTACTCCTTCTTTTGCTGAGGTTGCTAGTGCTTTTACTTTTTGGCTTGCTGTTTGGGGTGGAGGTGCTGCTGCTCTTGCTGCTGCTCTTGCTGCTGCTCTTGCTGCTGCTTTTGCTGCATTTTCTTGTTGTGCAATGCTGCGGTTCGTTTGGTATTCATTATATGCACCTACAGCTTTTGCTCCTGCTGCTGCTGCTGCGTTTGAAACTTTGGCTCCTACAGCTGTTGCTGCTCCTGATACTGCGTTTGAAACTTTGGCTACTACAGCTTTTGCTGCTGCTGCTGCTTCATCTCTTTTTACCATTGCGCCATGTTGCATTCTCTCAGACATTGACGCTGTATTGTTCTTAACTTTATCTCCTAATTCAGCTTTTTTATTATCATATGCTTCCTTTTCGAGCCTTTTAGCTTCTACTGCGGCTGCCTTTTTTTGGACTTTTGCTGCTTCTGCATCTGCCTTTTTTTGAACTTTTGCTGCTTCTGCGGTTGCTTTTTCTTCAGCTGTTTTTGGGCGTAACTTCTCTTTTAATTTTTGTGTCGCATTCTTAGCACTAGTACTCATTCTACTAAACACAGATGGCCCGGATGGCCCTGATGAATTATTTTTACGTGTTACTGCGTTTTTAATTCTACTCGCCCATGACGGTTTATCGCTACTTTGATGAGGTGGTGGGGGTTGCGAAGCTCCACAATTTGTTGCACTACTATTTAGTTGCATTAAACTATATAAGTCCGTAGAAGTCATTTCGCCACCCTGGCCTACTGAATTTTTATATTTTTTCAACATATCATAAAAAAGCTCGTTTAATGTAGCTGTATTTTCAACTTGTGTAAATTCAGTTTTCCATTTCTCGGGAATTTTTAAAAGTTTATCTTGTACTCCATCTATCAAATCTTGTATACCCGCTTGAAATATAGTTGGGTTATGAAAACTTCTTCTTAATTGTTTTATATAATCTGAGTTTTTTATTATACTTATAATCATCTCCTTGTCTACGAGTATATTATATGCACTCAGTTCTTGTATTAGTTTCTGTTTTAATAAAACCAAGTCTACATTGCTTGTAGACATTGTAGACATCTGTCCTCCCATCCCCATTCCCATTCCCATTCCCATCCCCATTCCCATTCCCATTTGTTGTTGTCCCATTTGTTGTTGTCCCATTTGTTGTTGTCCCATTTGTTGTTGTCCCATTTGTTGTTGTCGTCTTCTTCTTAATCGTTGGTTTGTTGGTGGTGACGCTGTTGTAGTTGTCCCTCCTAGTGCTGCTCCGTGTGGTGGTCCTGCTCCTGCTCCTGCTGCCGTGTGTGCTTCAGCTGCTGTTGTGTGTGGTGGTGTTCCTGCTCCTGCTGCCGTGTGTGCTTCCGCTGCCGCCTTTGCTTCCGCTGCCACCTTTGCTTCCGCTTCTGCCTTCGCCTTTGCTTCCGCTGCCGCCTTTGCTTCCGCTGCCTTCGCTTCCTTCGCTTCTGGTGTTTCTTCTGCTGCTGGCTTTGCTTCCGCTGCCGCATTTGCATCTGGTGTTTCTTCTGCTGTTGTGCGTGGTGGTGCATTTTCTTTAGATTGCTGTTGTTGTTGCTGTTGCTGTTGCTGTTGCTGTTGCTGTTGCTGTTGCTGTTGCTGTTGCTCTTGCTGTTGCTCTTGCTGTTGCTCTTGCTGTTGCTGTTGCTGTTGTTGTTGCTGTTGCTGTTTCTGTTGCTGTTGCTGTTGTTCTTTTGGGTCCTACATTATTATTTATTGATTTTTATTATTATTATTTATTACTTATAATATAATAATAATAAAATTAACTTCATTGAATCTTATCCTTCGTTACATACATATACCTTACAAACTTTTAAATTTCTTAAATGCAGAAAAGTCCATTGTTTTTTTATCAATAGCTGATTCCGTATTATCTGTTTCATTTGTGTCATTTGTGTTATCGCATTCCGACGATACAGCCTCTTTATATTCTTCTATTTTACCACGATATGAAAACCTATTCGATTTCTCTCTTAAAATATATATTTTATCCTTCTGTTTGTTATTTACTTCAGCTTTACGATTGTACGATTTCAGTTTCACAAACAGTTGTCTCTTCTTATTCACACCATTTGCCTCGATATCTACTACCGTTTGTTCTGCGTTTGCCTTTTCTTTCTCTTTAATATCCTTGCACTTATTTACCCCCTTCTCATATTCCTTTCTGATGTCAATATAAATTCTTTTACAGTCATAATTAATAACATATTTTCTCGCCACTGTTTCTAAATATTTATAAGGAATTTCTTTTGTTTTTGAATAATAAACAAACGATTCTAAATCTGAATCATAATACGTTAATACATCTCCACGCGGTGTTGTTTCCGTTATTGTATTCAGCGATAAATCTTTCACGTATTCCTCCGTCAATTCTCTATCTTCTAAATTATCGTATTCTTCAAACATCTCATTTTCATATGCGAAATTTTTTGGTTCAGTTTCTACTTGGGAATCAGAGTCAGAATCAGAATCAGTGTCGGAATCTGGATAGTCCATTGAAAGTTCCTGTAGCCATAATACAAAATACAAAACTGAACTTGTCCCTCCTACAAACCAAAATAAAAAATAATAGTAACTGATAATATCACTCCACGTATAATCCGTATTCATTTTATGTTCAGGGGTATCGGAAAAAGTAATATTCATTTTGGTAAAATACTCTTTATTGAGGTGGTTAAATATACATGACGTGTAATCTCTATATTATTTTTATTATATTATTTAGACTATTGTTTTAGACTATTGTTTTAGACTATTGTTTCTTACAGTTTTATAATTATTAATATATATCTATATTATATTAATAATGTCATCACCGCGTAGTAGGTCTTCATCGCCTCGACGTAGTAGGTCTTCATCGCCTCGACGTAGTAGGTCTTCATCATCTTCTAGACCTCCAATACCTCCAATATCTCAAGTACCCCCAGCATTTTTAACTCGTCAACCAGTTGTGCCTTTTGTTGTACCAGATCTTCCACTGGAAGAGTTAGAAGATCTTGAAGTCCCTCCAGAAGTCCCATATTTTATGGTTCGTCCTCATACAAATGCACATTCTCCATCTAGGTCACCTCGTAGCAGTAGCCGTGGGCGTCCGCGTTCCCCTTCTATTCATTCAATGTCTCCTGTCGCTCACGGTGGTCCGGCGATCCCTCCTATTCCTCCTATCCTCCCTATCCCTCATATGGCTCTTCCTGCTTCTATGCGTCATCGGCATTCTGTGCATCGTCTGCCTCGCCCCCCTCGCTCTGCTATCCCGCTCCCATTTGTTATGTTAGACGGCACCGATTTGGGCGATAGACCGGTTCAGGACGCGGTTTTGAGTGTGTTTCAATATAGAGGGGTTCGCGCTATGGATTTAGTCGACGTAAGTTCCGAAATCGACGACTACATATATGGAGGCGATTTTAGAACCGTCGTGGCTCCTATGTCCGAAGCACAAAAGTCCCAATTTAGGGTCACATCATGGGTAAGATTCCAGGATACACTTCTAGTTCCTGCTATGAATCGCATGATGCGCACTGGTACTCAAATTGGTCAATTGACTCCACCACAAAGAGCTTATCTTCGCTCCCAGCATTCTAAAATCTCGCCCTTACAATTTTTTGCCTCAAATTTATACACAAAAGATACACCCGGTACTTCATTTTTTCACGCATTAAATCGCACACTATTACAGATAGATGCTTCTAGACGCGATATTCACGTTAATGCCACACCATACGATGATGATAAAAAAATATTTAATGTATGGTTTTACCTCTTTCTTTCAGGTTTACATAAACTTATTGTCCCTGTTCCCGCCGAATTCAGAAATTATCCCCGCTCACGCCCCACCGTTCGATTATATAGAGGTCTAGGTGTTGGTGAAACGCTCAGCACTGCTTTGTGGCAACCCCCCGAAATACGGTCACAATCCGACACTTCCAATAGACTACACAGCTATATGTCTCTCGGATTCTCCAGTTTTACAACAAAACTCGATATCGCTTGTGTATTCTCCGTCCCTAAAGCAACAACTAAGCATCCGCACATAATGGTATTTGAACCGCGCCGCGGACGCATAGCCCTCCCATCTTTGCGTCTTGTTTCTGATGTAGCAACCGAAGATGAGTTCTTAATGTTTCCCAATTACTCCGTTATGATTTTTTCAAGAGATGAGGGTGTATTGACGTCGCGATCACTCGGCGAAACGTGTGATTGGTCACGCGCCTTAGCCGCCCAAGCCGCATTATCAGACGCCCAAGGTATAGATTTTACCCCGGTTCTTCAAAGTATGCCGACGCAAATTACTTGGATAGGTATTACTGACCTCACTGGTGCTACTACTTTACAAGAAGATATTGAAGGCACTCGAAGCGAAAGTGGTGGTGGTGGTGGTGGCAGGACTAGGCGCGGGCGTAGGCATAAGCATAAGCGTGTGGTGGCTAAATGTAAAACCTGCAAGGGTCGTCGCGTCGGTAGAAAGACGAAGCGCCGTCATCGTTAATATTTTCTAGAGGTGTGTCGACCGTATCGACCACTTCTTCGCAAACTGCGCATACCCTTTTTTAATGTTCTGCTTCTTTTAACAGATTTGTGTTTGATTTTTGTACCACCGCCTTCTTTTTCAGTACTTAATGCGAATCTGGATAATAATGTCACAAATTCTCCGTTAGTCATCAAACTATCGTGTCTACTTCTACTGTCATAAATCAACTTTGACCGATTATTATTATCGAAAATTAATAGTACATATTTTCCTTTACTATTTATTAAATTTGTTGGATGTGGTGGGGTTTGTTCGTCATTTCCACATTTTAATTCATTGGGTTTACCTAATCTTAAACACACATTTCTTAAAGTAATTAATGTTTTCATTATTGTATCCGTTGCTGATTTAAAAGTAGTTCTAGAAATATCTGGTAGTCGTGGCGCATTGCGAGTACCGTCGTCTATAAATTGTTTGATATTTGTCATAGCTCTGTCAATATTTCGTTGTATTAATATATCAAAACTTGCTATTGCATAAGTAAAAATAATATTATATTGCTTACCGCTTAATGCGTGAAAGTCTTTAATAAACCACCAAGGAATTAATTTACCAGTAGTTTCTATTACTATATTTTTACCTTCTGTTACGGCCCGCCTCCATTGGTTGTTAAACAAGTCATCACACGATTCATTCACGATGCCACAAAAACCTTTATAATGTCTTATTTTCCAATATGCGTCATTTATTTCCTTCAGCAATTCAGGACTTGGGTTTTGTATATCACATCTAGAACCTAAATCTATAGATGTTCTACAATCATATTTATCTAAAATGTCGTTTATCAATTGTTTGTATGTATCATTTTTTTCAATTAAGTCATCCAGTATAAAAGATTCATATTTTGGAGCAGGAGTTGACGGGTATAAGCGTTGGATTGTTTTTCTAACTAATCCCGATTTCCCTGAACCAGTTGGCCCGGTTGTAAATATTACGAACGGGTTGCTATTGTCGACTTTTTGCAGACGTGGTATTGACCTTCGTATGGGCGAAATATCAAAACTATATCTAGATGTATGTGACATTATATTATGGAATTTTGTTTTAAAAAAATGGTTTGTAATATATATATATACAAATACAAATATATATACATATACAAATAAATATACAAATACAAATATATATACAAATACAAATATATATACAAATACAAATACAAATAAATGTTGTTTATATTGATAGAGGTTATACCAAACCTAATCCGTTTTTTCTTTCACCAGTTCCATCGCTCTTTGGGCGAATAGCCTGTGAATATCGTCGCTAAGCTCCAGGACTTTAATTCGCTGGTAGGATTTATTCGTATTCTCGGGATGTAAACATACCAAATACATATCCCGAATCGTTGCGCCATATTTGCTCTCCAAGATTGCCTTGTATGTATTCAGCTGTAGACAATAATGCCAGAAGTTGGTATCCGGAATATGTTCGATTACCGGATTCTTCGAACATTTTCTATCCGTTTTCTTTATTTCGCGGCATCTTTTCCAGTCATAAATACTTAGTGTTCCGTCTTCTTTGTTTCGGAATACCATATCTATAGAGCCAGAAATACGCAGTTCTTCGTGGAATACCGTCCATTCCGTCCTATACGGCTCCAGGTTCGGGTAATCCTCTACAAATTGTTTGAAATATTGGTACTCGACGCTATCGTTTTCGCGGGGGCACTCGTTGTAGAAACACTCAATATCGTAATGCATCGCCGTTCCTGCCGCCGCAGCTTCATCGCGATTTTTGTCCCATCCCGCCTTGATTTGGTCAGGCGTTTGTCCATAATACTTACTTTCAGTCCATTTTTTGGAGCGCATCATTGACGCGATAATGGCGTCGGCATCGAACTCCTCGAAATGGCTGTGATTCCAGGTCGTGACAGAAGTGTATTTGACGGTTGGGTCACCATCGATAGTATATGTGTGTGGAATAGGGTCGAATGTAATCCGCTTATCACGTGGGTGGGCGTTGAGGCGGGCGAGGTGATCGACGTCGGGTGCTGTGGGCGTGGTTTCCATTTTAGTTTTTTTGGTCTTGATATATACATACGAGTTGTATTTATATATCAATTTTATGATAATATTTTCGATTGTTTGATTGTTTGATTTTTCGAGTCTTATGATATTCTCATAATAAATGCCAATACGTAATATGGAGGCATATATGGTTGGTTGCCACCCTCGTATGATGAGGATGATGATATATCAGCATAACTCGTTTGTATTGATATGCCTGTTTCTTCAGAATTAATTGATATACCTGTTGTTTGGGTAGATGTATTTTGTAACGCTGAGCTATAATTATATTGTAAAGGTTGAGGACTATTAAAATAATTTCCTTCTACATCAGCACCATAACCAGCATAAACCGTATATTGATGACCGTGTCCACCATCATTAATACCATGGCCGTGTCCACTGTCATTAATACCGTGATAATGTCCATTATCGGTACTAGATATAGTATGTGTATGTGATGGAAGATTATTGACTGATATAAGTTGGGAACCTCCCGTTGAACCTACAGCAAGTGTGCCCGAACTTAAAATAAATTGATTTGATAAATTAGGTGTTCTATTAGTTCCATCGCATAAAGCCCAGTCTGATGATGGCATTGATGTTCCAGACCACATAATTATCCCCCCAATCGGAATAAAGCCTGCAGATGGTCCTACAGGCCCTGTTGCTCCTGTTGCTCCATTAGGACCTGTTACACCATCCTTACCGTTATTACCATTATTGCCATTATTGCCACTTGCGCCCGTTACTCCTGTTGCTCCCGTTGCTCCATCCCTACCATCTCTACCATCTCTGCCATCGCTACCATCGCAGCCTACGTGACCATCCGGGCCTTGAATACCCGGAGGTCCTGTTGTACCTTGAAGCCCCACTAATCCTATTGGACCTATTGGTCCGGTTGGTCCCATTAATCCGACCGGTCCTGCTCTTCCTGTATCACCTTTTTCTCCTTTGAGGCCTATAGGACCTATTGGACCTATAGAACCAGCAGCCCCGGTATCTCCTTTTACGCCTCTAGGACCTATATCACCCGTCACGCCCACTGTACCTGGCGGACCTTGCATTCCGGGTATACCTTGAGGTCCTTGTAATCCAACAGGTCCTGTAGGCCCTGTTGAAATTACTCCTTCTACACCTCCTCCAGTCGTTATATTACCAATTACTGCCTTTTCACTAACAAGGTAAGGAAACCGTGCATAATTTCCTATAGGCGTATGCTCATATCCTCCGACGCTTTTCCACGATGGTCCTAAAAATGGAGATGTCATTATTATATGTTATATGTTATATATTATATACCAAGGTTTATATAATATATATTGTATTTTATAAATATTGTAAATATTTATTTACGATTTTTGCGAGATTTTTTGCCTTTGATGTGGCGTTTTTTTGATGGTTTTTTCGGTTTCATAGAATGTAGAGAATCTAGTGGCACAAGATGCATAAATTCATTTCTCGGGACAATCGTGGCTTCGTGTAATGGCGAAAGACTGCCCATCAATACCGGTCTAGATGATCGCAATATAGGCATCCTAGGGCATTTCTTCCTATATATATGAACACGCGGATAATCTATTTCTCCGAACATATTGTTTGAACGTATTTCTGGCATTTGCTGCATTTCGTGTCTATCTACCCCCACACCCCTTAGGCTCTGTAGAAGGCGTGTACGAAGGTCGACTTTATGTGCCCTATGCGACATAATTTTCATAATATCCGAGTTGGTAAGATTTTCGTGGTTTTTTATACCATTGACATCGGTATCTACGTGCCAGTTACTCCCGTCATCCGATACGGCCCTCATAGCCATAGTGGACACATTTGCTTTGCCATACATTTTATGTGTAATAGGGTGATTATGAAACTTACGTGTACGATTATATCTGCGATTTTTTGATTTAGTTCTAGCTTTGACCATAATAATCTGTTTTAAATAATATAAATATAAATATAAATATAAAATATTCTAGTATATAATAATATACTATAATATACTATAATATATTATAACACAACACTAAAATGGAGAAATATTTTGACATTTCTAAATTCTTTATGAAAAATGAACAAATGAAAGCAAAGATTCAATCTATTCCTGCGGCGGTATATAGCCACCCCGTTAAAGTAAACGAGGAGCAACAAAAGAATATCGTAAAAGAAGACGTTCCTATAAAGAACGCGAAATATATGGATGACCTATATTCGGATGTGTTTATGGATGTTTATTTTAAAACGTGAACGCCCCGCGCGTACGCCCTTGCGGTCTTTAAGCCGGTTTGGAATATATTATATAATATATCCCAAAGATACTTAAAAAGGATGGCCCTATTGGTACTGGGATGAAAGTGAAGTGAATCGTTTTTTCCAAATCTAAAATGAAAAAATCCAAAATGGACATTTATTTTTGTCCATTTTCCAAAAAAAGTTTTTAGATTTGAAAAAAACGATGCATTCGTCACTCAGACCATAATGCTCACAATCACTTTTTTAAGTTGAAAAAAACGTGACGATAACTTTTTCAACTTTTTGGACAATAGTTTAGGGATTTTTTATGTTGTAATAAAATTTATTTTTAAAGGGATATAGAAATAAGATTATTATAAGATATATATAAGATTATGCCAAAGATAACGATAGACTATACGAATACAATTATTTATAAAATATATTGTAATAACCCCGAAAATAAAGACTTGTATGTTGGTCACACTACTAATTTTGTGCAAAGAAAACACAGTCATAAACAAAATTGTACAAATAGTAAATCACCTTGTTATAATTTAAAGTTATATCAAATGATAAGAAGTAACGGTGGGTGGGATAATTGGACTATGGAGATCCTTAATTTTTTTAAATGTAAAAATGGTTATGAAGCTAGAGTGAAAGAACAAGAATATTTTACTTTATTGGGTGCTACACTAAATAGTATTGAGCCTTTATCTAAACTGAAAGATGATATAACAACCTCCAAGATACGAACCGAAAAAAAGTCATTTTATTGCGAAAAATGTGATGTAAAATATTCAAATGAAAAAATATTTAATGCTCACATTAATAGTAACAAACATAAAATGGACATTTTATCCACGATACAACACGAAAATCCCAAAAATCCCCATACTATTCGATGTGAATACTGTCACTATAACACGTCTAGTAAAAAAGATTTTAAAAAACATATCCTTACCAAAAAACACAAATACAACGAATACAACCAAATTATGGTAAAGACATCATCACCACATATTATGGTGTGCGTATGCGGAAAAACTTATAACCATCGTGCGTCGTTGTTTAATCATAAAAAGACGTGTGTTATGGTCACTGGAAATGGTAAGGTTTCTGATAAAGTCCTAGAGGATATTGGTGAAAATACAATTATAAATGATAATATAGTGATAGGAGATAAGATAAACATAACCACGGATATGTTTATGAAGCTGTTAAATGATAATCAAGATATGATAAAGATAATAAAGGAGCAGCAAACTCAGCTCAATACGATATTGCCAAAGATAGGTAATGTGACGAATAATAATCTGACGACAAACAATATGAACAATCACTTTAATCTCAATTTCTTTTTGAACGAGAAGTGTAAGGATGCTTTGAACATATCGGAGTTTATCGAGTCGCTTAAGATAACATTGGAGGATTTACAGTACTCGAGGTTAAATGGTTTAGTAGAAGGTATAAGCAACGTTATGATACGCGGGTTGCGGGAGTTGGATATTTATAAGCGCCCTATACATTGTACCGATGTTAAACGCGATACAATGTATATCAAAGATGATGAAAAATGGGAGAAGGATAGTAATAATCTAAAGATGAAGGATACGATAGTAAAGATCGCAAATAAGGAGCGTAATGCGATTGGAGACTGGGTTGAATTGAATCCTGATTGGTTTGATACAGAGGCCAAACAACTGGAGTATTTAACATTGATAAATAAAATATGCGAACCTATAGAAAACGATGTTAAAAATGAGAAGAAGATAATAAAGATTATAGGTCGTGAGATTGTTTTAGATAAGGATAGTGAAAAATTGTTATTAAAAGGGAATTGAATTCAGTAATCGTACCGGATGTATGTACTATGTATTGCATAAAAATCTACATTCAAATTTAACTGCAAAATTAAATGGTTGATGCTTAAAATCTACCAGAATTCCGTTATGATAACGAAATTTAAATTTCAATCTTCCAATTTTTTCTACGACGTGAGGTAATATTCTTTTGAATTTTTTGACAGGAACATAACATTTTGAAACGGTTGATAATATTAATTTTGCAAATGCATTATTCACATTACCATTGAAATCGTTATTATAAAAATCGGTAGTAGATACAGAATACGGGTTTATTTCGTCTATCCAATTAAATGTGTCTATTTCCATATATATTGTATTGTATATGTCTATTTCTGCTATTTTTGTAGATGTCACAATATATATATTTAAACTCGGGCTACTTGGATCCAGTGTGGCTTCATATACATTTTTATAAAAACCTAGATTATATCCTAGACCCCAATTATTCAACATTTTCCAGGAATCGAAGTTGCAATTATTATATACAGATTTTTTATCGAACCATAAAATAAATGCGTCTTGAGTATTATGAAACGTGAATTTCCGTTCGATATTACTATATGTAATGCTAAAAAACGTATACTGCGTAGACGGAGATACATAAACGCCTAAATTAAATAATTCTAATGTTGTAACATCGTTTAATTGTTTCGCCAATTCTGTACAAATGTCGCTATATGTATAATAACCAGATGGTAGTGTTATTTCGATAGGATATGTGAAATAAAATGGTATACTAAACCATAACTTCGTGTTTTGAAGATATTCAGATATATTATAGTAAAACGTAGGTAGGGTAATATCGAATAATTCTATCGACGTTGTATTTTTAATGACAGATGGTAAATTCACTTCAAATAAATTCTCATAAGGGTATTTTAATATATCTCTATCTTCAGTATGAAATGTCACCATTCTTGTACTAAACGAGGGTGGTGTATAACATGCATTGTTGGGTGGTATTTCTTTATTTTCTGTATTATAAAAAATATATGGTTTTACATTTTTTTTTTCGTTGACGATTGTAGAATCGTACTTGCTTTCCAGAAAATTATATGCATTGTTAAATAGTTCATAATATTCAATATTTAATGCTGATTTGGATGGATGTATTTTTTCTACAACATCTTTACACCTTTTTAAATCTTTGTCATTAAAATTTTTATTGATTTTAAATAAATTTAATATATCCACAAACGAATAATTATCTATATTTAAATCAATGTCATCCATTGTATAATAATATTCAATATATTATTATACCATTTTATACCAATTTATAGCAATTTATTTATTGTATGATTTAATTGCCAGTAAGTGTAAGCGCTATACCGGTTTCAGGAACTGCTACAGGAGGAACTTTACCGACTTTATCGATTGAACCAGGACCATCTCCATCTGTTACTAGTATATTGTTTGTAAAATTACCCAAAGCGTTTTTAACTAACCAGAGCCAACCAGCATCAGCGCCATCACCGAAACGAGATTGAACAAACTCTATGTAATCTCCAACGATTACAAACTGGTAATATTTATATTGTTGTCCTAAATTCATAAAATATGAATTATCACCAGCATAAAGAAATGCCAAATCATAAGAAGGGGTTGTAACACCTGCATTGGTACTTGATAAATAATTGGGTGCCGAGAACATAACTAACTTGCTTGCTCCATCTCTTGGTCCGTTGTCGGCTTCATCCATCCAGAATAAAGAAATTTTCTTAACACTACCATTATATACATACTGAAAATTAAAAGCACTAGAAACAGAAGTTTGTATAATAGTATTAGCAGCCATAGTGTTTACAATATTTGTATTATTGTTACCATTTATAAGCTGAGTTCCAGATAACATCGATTGTACATAATTTTGGACGGCAAATGATGTAGGATACTTTCTATCATCAACCGAGGAAGTAGTGGATATATCATTTTCCAGATTATTGTTGATATTGAAAACATTATTGTACAATGTTGAAATATATGCTGGAAGAGCAACATTCATATATGGCTGTGAACCAGTTCCGATTAATTTTGCGGGGTCCATAAGAGGGTAGCTATATGAAGTTGACGGTTTGGCGCTGTTCGGTTCGAACAGATTCGCGGGGGTGTCGGTCGTAGGAACAACTACGCTTACCGCAAATAAACCGTCACCGGTGATAGGCGAGGGTAAACTTGGGATAACAATGTTGGAATATTCGGTAGTGGCCATTATTCTCTTTATATATATATATAATATTTTATTTTGTAAACTTTAAAATATTAAATATTAAAAATTATTGTTTGGTATATTATAATTAGTAAAATATCCTCCGTATTTTTGAACGCACCAGTTTTCTTTATCAGAGTTCCAGCATAGCTCTAGATTATCTCCAGCGCAAGGAAAAACATAGCAGTTAAATAAGTTACCTAAATTACTAAAAGTACTATTATTGTTATTATCATTAGTAGAATAAATATATATTAGTTTATTGGTTGATATAGTAGACGTGTTTATTATATTTTTTAATGTACCATTTTGTATCTGATTGTTAGCAGGTAATTTAAAAATTGAAAAAAAGTTAGATGTTAAATCTATAGGTGGTGTAATTATTGTAGTCATACTTTCAATACTTAGTTCCTTAAAATTTGGCAATTTCGATAAGTAAACATTTTCGGTTTTTTTTAAATAGTCGTTAGAAACTTCGCTTTGAAGTGAATTTAAACGCGTTTCGAGAAAACCAAAATTTTGTTCTGATAAATACCTTCCTAAATTATTATATTTTAAATTAGTTAAATATGAATTATAATCAGTATATTTTCTTAAACTCATATCTACTACTATATTAAACAATTAGAAGTAAATTATTGTATTAACATACACAATTCGATTAATTTATATTTAAACAATTGTTTAAAATATTATCTAAATATTTTCATTGTTGTTTTATAAGTAATTTCATCGTGTATGTGTGTGTGTGTGTGTGTGTGTGTGTGTGTGTGTGTGTGTGTGTGTGAATTATTTATTAGCGCGTTTATGTTTTCGAGTATGCTTTCTTTTGCTTCTTCTTACTCCTCCTCCTCCTCCCGAACTCTTAGCAAATACTCTCGGAGGTGGAGCTGGAGTTTTTAATAATTTTAACTTATATGCCGCCCACATTGTTGGATTATAAACAAGTTTGTCAAAAATCGGGTTCATAACGCGTCTTTCTAAAAATGGTCCCGTTTCCATTCCAAATCGCCCCAATGAATCGCCTACAACCTTACAAGCATCCCATATTTTACTCCCAGCTACTCTCGTGTGAGGAGTTAATTTAATAACCGCCTGTCTCGATATACTGCGTTCTACTTTTTTAAACGCCGAGTACCCCCTAATATCCGGAAAGAATCGGTCTTTGCAGTAATTATGAACTATATTATATATTTTTTCGTATATTTTACTTAATGGGCCGCGGTTTTTACTCCCCGTCATAGCACGAAAGTCCATTAGCATTTGGCTTCCGATTATCAGGTCTGGGGTAGATAAATTTGTTTCATAAAGCTGTTTATATGATTCATATTGTTGCGACCGTCTTACTTCGTCATCTCCGAATTTTGTGTCATTAAAAAATCCATCAACGAGTGATAGTGATAATAGTAAACGATGAATCATATTTATGCTTCTTTCGCGTTCTTCGGTTGTTAATTCGCTAAATGGTTTGGAGAAAAATGCGTCACTTTTAAATATGTCAATAAGTTCACGTAAACTCTCTACTAGCATTTTTGAGGCTTCTGTAACCTGCGACTGAAATAATGGTAGTCGATGTATAAGTTGTGCGTGTGCATCGCGCGATAGACCCAACATAATGAAGAAGTCGGCTATAGTTGTACCTACTGTTTTCGGCGTGACACACGAAATTCGCGCGAAATATTTGCCAACATTATCTTTAACATTAGTCAAAAATCGCGAAACCGATTCTTCGCTATGTATGCGATATACCCGCCCGAAGTCGATAGCTTTAACTTTTGATAATGTAGGCAGTGAAGGATCGCATAACCAGTTATTTGGATGAGCATCTAAAAGGAAGATTTTGCCGCGATAAATGGTTAAAATATTTATGGCGCATATTATTTCTGACAATTCTTCAAATGATTTCTGATTGTAACGACGCTGTTGGGGTAGAAATGCTGGTAATAAATCATAGTGTCCTGGTACTGAATCCATCATAATTAAACCCAAATGATGGTGTCTGCCTTTAATTAAATCTATCATATATGTAAGTATTGTATGAACTTCATTACTTGAATGAATATAACCCATTATCGCGTCAAATACGGTTTTAATATTTTCTTCTGATTGTAACTGCAATATTCCGAATGCATCAGGACAAAATGGATTGCCACTTGATGACATCATTGCGCTGTATAAGTATCTCTGTGTTTCATATTCATTTGAAAACTCGGCTAAATCCACACCTCTTTTCTCTATTTTTTTGCCATTGAAAACATAATCTTTAGGATTGGCGGAGCGCCCGAGTATACATATTTTAATAATTAGTTCGGTAATAACTTTCCCTGATGTAGCATCCATAATTTCTAGAAAGTCCAGTTTCTTACCGTCTTGGCTCTCTATATCACTTTTTAAGAATTCACGGTCGTCTGCTAGATGAACTTTAATCACAAATGAATTTAGCGACGAGTTTGAAATAACTTCTAAATTTCTGGCTGTATTTACTATTTGCGCGAAATGTTCTATGGTGGTAACCTGTCTTTCAATCGGTTTTTTATCAGGGCCAGGCGAACCCATACCTATGATGACTTTTACGCCGCCACTTTGTGTATTCGATATACTACGCTTCACTTCATTCCTGCGCTTCACTCTTTTTGATATTTTTTTATTTTTTGATTTGGATATATGTTTCATTTATACAATATGTAAATAATAATATATTCGTATATTAATAATAAATAAATGGGATATCCTGAATATTATAACTCTGTGTGTACTAGTTGCTGGTATGGTGGCTATTATTCAGTTCCTAATCCTGTAATCGGGCGTAGAGCTTGTGGAAGATGTGAAAATGGTACGACCATTCCTCCCAATATCACAGGTACTGCAATTCCATATGTAAGTAGTATACCGACACAAAAGATTATTCAGAAAGTTGTTCGCGTAGATGGGTCTGATTATATAATGAATAAAGGGGCATTAAATGTGTTCACGAAACCGGTTGCTACATATAGTAACGTAAATTGGAATCAGCAGAGCGATCGCGCAGTACCCGGAATTGTTCATCATAATGTGCCATCACACGGTAATTCTACTCGTACATCTATAACCCGTATGAGACCTGGTTCAATGTCTGCTGCATCGTCTAGTATTCCTGGTAGCAAAGGTGTGGATATGAAACACGGTTCATATGATAGATATTTAGCGAAACTGAAGGGAGCGAAAGCTTTACGCACACAGTCACACGCTTCTACTCAGAACGTGGTTCCTGTCCAGGGTAATAAAACGAGGATGTTTGGAGTGGCGTATTCTGATAGTTGTCAGTATCCATATATTTGTGTTCCGGAATAAAATTGAGAATAATATTTAGAACAATAAATAATATGGTTCATAATATGGTTCATAATATGGTTCATAATATGGTTAATAACTATATTTAAATTTTATATATTGTTTAAATATATATAATATACCGCGATTTGATGTCATCTAGGACGAATATGTCGAAAATGTTTTTAATGGGTAGCAATCAAGGTAGTAATAGGGCTCGCGTTGTGTCACGCGCACCAGACGCACCACCTGCACCGGCTCCTATGGCACCGGTTGTACCTCTTGCACCTCGTTCGCTTCCAGCACCATTAGTGCGTATGAGAGGGAGAACGCCGATGATCAGTTTAGGCAGCATAATGACTCATAATAGCACACCCTGTAGGTCTTGTGGGCATTAATATTTATAAATGTGTAATAATTTGATAATAAATAATGGTGTACTATTATATAAAAAAATAACATATAATTTTATATAATGTCTAACTTCGATTTGAATATAAATAATTATAGCATAAAAGAATTGGAGGAAATACTTACATTAGTTCCGAATTATAATGAACGCGATATAGTTTTAAATAAGGATAAAATGTGTAAGAAAATAATAAATGACAGCACTTTAACTATTGATGCAAAAGTAAAACTGGGCAATTTTTTTGAAGGAGTTTCTAATATGTTGGGTAAAATATTCACGACGTATATGAAAAAGGACAGTAGTAGCACCATTGATAAAAGTGTTAATTTCGCAGATTTAAAAAACACAATGTTAAATGATACCAATAATATGATTATCGCCGACCCTTATTCTGCGCATAATATAAGTATTGATAGAAATGCCAATCCTGGTAAGGATGTTACTGACTATGGAACAAAACGGGGAGTAATTAATCCGATATTGACAAATACGATTTTAAAGGGTGTAAGCGTGGATTCACGTTTTAGAGATAATTATTATACAACAAAGAGCACGGATTTGCATATTAATTTGCCATTTCGTTTAGAGAATGTTATATCGTATCGTGTTGTTGGAATCACGCTACCCTTATCGTTTTACAATATTTCGCAATCTTATGGCAATAATGCGCTCCTTTTTAATATCTATAATCCGACAAACCCTAACGTTTTATTGGGGCCGTATAAAATGATTCTCCCGGATGGACGCTATAATACTACGCAAAATATTGCTATATTTTGTTCTTGTATGGAAGTGGTAATTAATAATTATTTAGAACATAGTCCTGATAGCCCGAATGCGACCAATACTGGATTGAATTTGCGTTATACAATTGATAGAACAAGTGGTAAAAGTATTTTTGCACAAGATATATCTGTAGCAGGAACAACACCTTATTACTTTGAGGTAGTAACAAATGTGGACTATAATTTGAATTCTGGCTTATTAGAAACAATATATGATACGAATTTGATGTTGCGGTTAGGGTGGGTCCTTGGATATAGAGCAGCGAAATATTCAAGTTCTAATGAAAATCCTGCATTATCTTATGGTTCGATAGTATCAGAGGGTATATGTTTTACCAAGTTTCCATTATATGGATTCCTATCTATAGATGATTATAATAATAATGTAAATGATTATTTTGTGTCGGTATACTCCAATTCGATATCAGTACCGAATATTATATCAAAGGTAAATTTTACGCAATTTTCAGAGATAGTGGGTGATTTTGAGGCGGCACAAGGTGAGTCTACATCGAATGCTATTAATAGACAGAAGCGGTTTTTTGGTCCGGTTATGATACAAAAGTTGCGAATAACATTATATGATGACTTTGGGCGTATTTTGGATTTGAACAATATGGATTGGGCACTTGAGCTGGCATTTGAGTGTGTATATAGTATGTAAAATTGTGGAGACTTATCCCTCGATATCCCTCGATAATTGTCAGATAATTATTATATAGTTATATAGTATTATATAACTATAATATTTAATGAGCGATAGAAACCGGGCTTTTATACGACCAACAAATCATTTGTATGCTAGTGACTATGTAAATAATTTGAGAGCAAAGGTGAAGTTTTCGGGTACGTCGAATTTAGCTAGAAATGTTGCGGTTCAGGGGGGATTATTGCCATTGCGGATGCCGGGTGGGCGTTTGAAGCCGTATCAAGGTACGTATGGATTTTCAGCAACAACAGTCACACCGAATTCGGCGAAGACGTATTGTTTAAATACGAGCCGTAGTTATCTCGATTTGTTAGACATCACAAAGGGAAAATATTTATTGACACCTCCTAATCCCCCTGTGCAGAATATTACATTAGATGATATAGAATCGTCGGAATTATATAATGGTGTATATTTTGAGAATAAATACGAGGGTAATGCCAATATGATATATAGTACTTCTGCGTTTGGAACAGACTATAATGAGATAATATATAATCCACTTAGTTCGGCGAATCAAGAAATATTCGTGGATCCGTCATATAATATGTTTTATGAATCGCAGTCTTGTCTTACTAATAATGCATATTTTAGAAATATACAAATAAGGGATGATTTGGGTGTAGAAGGAAAAGCCCACCTGGATAGGAACTTAAACTCCTGTTTATTAAACGGGTTTGTATATCCTAGTAAATTTAGCCTTGATTATAATTCCGGAGATTGTATAAATGCGAACAATGATTTACACCCTTGAAGATTTAAAATGGGACAAACAAGAACCTAACAAATAATTGATTTTTCTAAAAATGGCAAATATATCAATAAGTAAAATGCATAATAAATCATAATAGAATTAACAATCCAACACCACATACTCCATGCTGTGTTGTCATTCTTATAATTTATAAAAGTAATTATTAACGCAACAATAGCAAATATAATTCCAAACCATTTTTTTTCATAAATAAAACTAAATACAAAGAAAAATAACCATGTTATCCAAATAATTGGTGTAGCTTCAAAAAATTTCCAATCTAAATGTCCCCTTTTACTTATTATTGAATGAATATGTTTTGTTGAAAATTTATATATTGAAAAAGGAATTGCTAGTAATAAATATACAAATAAGAGTATATTACGCAATTGTATGTTTGATAAAATCATAATACTGGCAATTGGTTGTAATAACAATAAAACTGTCGCCATAATAGAAAACATATTGTTGTAAAATTTGTTATTGATATTTTTCCAAATAAAAAATTCTATTAGTTGTATAAATACAAAAGATGCGATGAATAGATAAATAAAAGTATTGTTCAATTCTTGAATTTTGTATTTGGTAAATAAATTGTTATAAATAATAAGTAATAATACAAAACTACTAAATAAAAATGTATTTAACGAAACATGCTCATTCCAACACATCTCTATATCATATAATAATATAATATAGTAATGTCTCAGTTGAATCCTTCAACGGTGTAAATACTTAGTTATATCGTTATATTAATATATATATATATCATCATGCCTGTAGATATGGTTTTGGCAATAGTATATTGTAATAGACGGCGCGACTATTTTGTCGCACCTTCCTTACGTACTTATGAAAAACGCGATGAACGGGAGAGTCGGGAGAAATTAGATAATTCATTTAAAAACAATAACTGCATAGATATGTTTAGATATTGGTGAATATTTTCTATATAATAATCATATGATTAAACCCGATTGCATATGATTATTTTATATTAATTACTATTAATTAATAGTAATTAATAATATATAAGAATATATATAAGAATATATATAAGAATATATTAGCAAATATGGTAGGATCAGGCGTTATAATGACAGCGCTTCATAATAATATAGTATATTACTTATTTGGTAAGGAGGGTTCTAAGGAGCGCGATAAAAAGTGTCACTGGGGCGATTTTGGAGGAGGGGCAAAAACAGGTGAAGATTTATTGGACACAACTACGCGTGAGGGTGCGGAAGAATTGAACGGTTTTTTCGGTTCCAAGGCTGATTTTGAAAAGTATATATTAAAGAATAGGGTAGATGAAATCGCATACGACAAGAGATATACATATTTAGTACGCGCAGATTATGATGAGATGCTGCCGTTTTATTTCAATAATAATTACAAATTCATATGCGAATATTTAAAAGGGCATGTGCATCATCCTACAAATGGGTTGTTTGAGAAGAGCGAAATAAGGTGGTTTACTGTAGATGATTTAAAACGCGAAAAGCATATATTCCGCGATTATTTTCAGAATATTATAGATATCGTCATATACAATCATCCAAAGACGCTGTCAAAGTTGAAGAGGATGGCGCCAAATGTTGCCAGGGCGACTAGAACGAAGTTTTCAACATCGGATTTAATGAAATGTGCACGAATAGGTAAGAAAAAGACAGGTAAACGTTATACTCTGAAACGGCGTACGCGAAGACGATAGTATATAATAATTTATAGTATAATTTATAGTATAATTTATAGTATAATTTATAGTATAATTTATAGTATATACTATCTAGTATATCATATATTATATATTATATATAGTATATAGTATACACTAAACAAGGGATAACCGGCAATATATGATGAATAAACGTAACCGCGTTTGTCCAAACGATGACCCGATATTTACTAAGTTATTTTATAAAATAGGAATGTTACAAAAAAATATGTCGCCAACGGAGGTTGTATCAATGAGAATGCAAGTATATTATTGTGTTTGTATTATTATTCGCGCGGCGATAGTTGTCGCAATTTATCACTGGCGGAATTCAATTGTGATGAGAGTACTTGTATTTATAGGTGCGATGATAGGGGTGGTTAATTTAGGAAGTCGTATGAATAGTGGTACACAGTGGTGGTCGAAGAAGTTTCAGTTTGTGATGTCGATTATTATCGTGCTTACGGTGATATTTACGCAACTTAAAATGGTAGATTCGTGTGCGATGTCTATTGCAATGTTGGTGAGCTTGTTAGGAGGAGTCGTGCAATCTTTTGTTGTGGGGTTTTGCTGAGATGGTTCATTTGTATAGATATAAAATGCCAACGACGGGAGATTCGGGAGAAATGAGGAAATTGAATAGAGATAAATCGTAAATAGTATATGTAGAGAGAAATAACAACAATTAATGTCTTCTGCGAAAGCTATATCAGCTGTGAATAAGAATAGTAAACAAAGGAATCGTTTTATTGCTAGTTTAGAAATAGCAACAACACGATTTTCAGATTATACATTTAAGGAGAACCGTATATGGCGCGAGGAGCGTGAATATGATGGGTGTGTGTATGGTACACCATTGATGATGACTTCTAAAATAGAAACGGGACGACCTACGCTTGTGATTGAAATGAATAATGATAGGAATCGTATAGAGGGTATAGGATTCTTGTTCAATCGTCCTTGCGACGATAATTATAGGAGAATTTATAGTAATCCAAATACGAACAGATATATTTATCAAGGGAGGTATAGATTGGATAGAAGTGCTGTTACAGGCGATTATTATAAGAAGGTACTCGGAACATTAGATTTGTTGTTATTTAAAGGTGCAGGACATTCAAAACGGAGTATAGGTATAACAAGGTTACCTGCGTGGTTGATGTTCAATACATACGATTATGATTTTGGGGATGTGATTTGGGAGATGTTTGAGAAATATGTTAAAGTGGATGTAAAAAGTATATATGCAAAGAAAAAATAAATATTTAAAGTATAATAATAATTAAATACTAATATAATATTATAGTAATAGGTGTATTAGTATTAATACTATTTTTATAATGAGTAGCGCTACAATAAAAAAATTAAAAGATGTAAATTTGTATACAATAGATGAATTAAAGGAGTTACTTGGAATGTCGACAAAAAAAGGTTTTTATACTACGGATGACATCAGTAATATTTTTGATATACAAAAGAGTAAATATCCTAATTTGGCTAGACAGGGTGGATTTTTGGATAAAGCAATGAATCGGATATTAGAAGATTTAGATATGAATCAGGATGTTGTTCAGGATGGTGTTCAGGATGGTGAAGAGACTACAAATAGTAACCCGACGCAAGCGGAAGAATGGATGGATAATCAATATTTACAGCAGACTGATCCGACACAAACCATAAAAATCACGGATAGAAAAGGTAAGGTACAATTATTCGATGGTAGTGGTACAGATGGATATAATGTGATGAAGCAGGAACAGTTAGGAATAATAAATTCTCGTATCCAGGAGTATACACAGGATTCATTAAATCCGACATTAAAAACCACGTCAGAGCGATTGCTTGTCATAGATTCTCTATTTCGGCAGACGATAGCACCATATAGTCCAAATCCAGCATCACCTGCGTCATCTAGTACATTTACGATGGATTTGTCTGAGCCGTTAGTGAACGTATTGTCGTTGAAATTATATTCTTATCAAATACCGTATTCGTGGTATACTATAGATGCTGCATATGGAACATCGTGCTTTTGGGTAAAAGCAAATGGTGGTACTCCATTATTGATACAGGTGGAAAACGGCAATTATACACCCACTCAATTGATATCAGCGATACAAGACCAATTTACAGCGGTATTAAATACTAGCGTATTTGCAGGGAATAATTTAAATATATCGTATAATCAGATATCTGGTAAAGCTGTGTTGTCATTTACTACTGCATTACCTAGTCAGACTGCGGAAATAATTTTTTATGATAGTGGTAATGACAATAATTATGCAAGTGCTAATGTAGTTAGTGCAATGAAATTAAATAATAATCTTGGGTGGTATCTTGGGTTTCGTCCTGAGAATGATACAACTACTCCTATATTATTTTCTAGAACTGTTTCATCTAATACTGGTACTAGTCCTCCTACGAAGGTGTATTCTAATACTACAGTGGATACATATGGCTCCAAATATATAGTGGTAGTATTGGATGATATGAATCAAAATCGTCTAAACAGTGGATTAGTAAACATAGTAGATACGAGTACTACATTGAGTGTGCCTGATTATTACAATGCTAGTATACCAAATGTATGTGCGCCAGATCCGCAGTTAAATAATGTCTTGTCACCCTTTTATGTTGCGAGTGTGCCACGTACGTTAACGAGTAAGCAGTTATATTCATTAAATTCTATTTTGGACAATAGGAAAAACACGTACAAGTATAGGTCATCTGCTCCGTCGTCGTCAGATGTATTTGCTCTTATTTTCCCGAAAAAGAGTGGCGTAAGTTCAGGTGATATGATTACAGATTTGGGTAGTAGTTTGGCGTCTAATCGTAGGACATATTTTGGTCCTGTAAATATACAGCGTCTGAGTATCTCACTTCAAGACGACAAAGGGAATTTACTAAATTTAAATGGTGCTGATTGGGCTTTAGCAATTACGGTAGAACAGTTGTACCAAAATTAGAGTGTAATATTAGATTATATATGATTATATATGATTATATATGATTATATATGATATATATACCAAAATATAATCATAGTTTTGTCAATATTGAATTATTGATTTATGAATTATGAATTTACGAGATTCTCCCGTCATTGCCGTTCATCGTCTTTTTTGAATCTCATAAATTATGGGTGGCTTCGGCGGACGGCGAGTATTCGGACGATATAATTTGAGATATTTGTATAGGAATTGATGAATGATTCAATAATTTATTTAAAAAATCACCTACTGTATGCTCATATTGTGTCTTTGGTTGTAGATTATCAACATTATTATGAAGTAGATGAATATCATTAATATCGTCTTTTTTTCTAAAAGTACCGGTATCGTCTCTTGGTCGATTACATCTTCTTCTTATATATGATTCCTTGCTTTGTATAATGTAATGCGCGATATATATGGGCGCTTTATAAAATGGAATATTATATTCGTGAAATGATGATATATTAGGCATTCTATTATTGTAGCAATAAAAGTTTGCCGGATTTTTTATATTATACACGTGAGGTGTATTAGCATCTATTGCTTCATTTGTGCGTACAAATGATTTTATATGATTATTGAGTAGTAGGTCCGATGTAGTATAATGTCCTAGAATATTTGGTGGGTCTTTATCTAATAATGAGGAACCGAACATTAGCCAATTCACACCGACCATATCAGCTGCATTATATACTTGTAAGAATTGTTTAATATTGGTAATAGTTTTATGGTTGAGAATAATGAATTCATCTGCATCAAGATATATAAACCAATCGACTTTGTATTTTTTTGCGGTAGTGATTGCTTTATTCATTAAGTCTATTTTTATGTTACCGCTTTTATTGCAAGTAGATATGATTACACGTTTATTAAAATTATTAAATATTTTTGTCAAAGGTATAGCGGAAAGATGATCAGTAATAAAAATATAATCAAAACCCAATAATAAATGATGAGCGGCCCATTCTTTAATATACTTTTCGTCACGAGCGTTAGTAAATAATGCTACAGTGTCTGTTTTTTTAACATACGATATATTTTTTTTATTTTCACGCAAGAATTTATAATCTTTAACTTTTGCTCCCTTAAGACTAAACACGTATGACGACATATATATATATATGTTTTATTATTACATATTAAAAAAATAATAATAAAATCCGATTTCGAATTATTGATATTCGAATTATTGAATTTACGAGATTCTCCCGTTTAATACACGATACGCGTTAAGTATAGTTACAATAACGGGGATAATGGCGATAATGGTTCGATTGGAACGAGCTCTTCTGTTTCGTAAACAGATTTATGGGGGAAATGTTGTTCTAGAAATCTGCGAATAGAATTATCTGATTCTTCGCATCCATCTTCATCTTCAATACAAAAGAAATGCGGAAGTTCTGACGATGAGGATGATGATGTAATTGTTGAAAGCTTGAACCGAGTTTCAGTTTTATTGTTCATATTTAAGTATATAGTTTTTACAGAAATATCTGTTTTAATAAAACCATTATCGGTATGTATTGCATAGTATGGGTGCAACGCTGGTGAAACATTAACGTCGTGTATCGACCGGAATCTAGAATGCATTGTATAGTCCATTTCAGTATTAAATTTGGTCCAGATTTCTTCCATTAGTCGTGGAGATATTACGTATGGAGCGTGTTCCAGTTTATATCTGTTACTATGAGACAAACAAAAATGTTCATTTAAGATGCGGTTTACGTTTTGCCAGGCACAGCGGAACCCTATTTCTGTTACGCTAGGAGTGCCATTTTTAGAATGGTGTGTACTAAGTAAAACAGCACACTTGCATTGACTATCAGATGAGTCGTCGTTCGGCTTCTGAAATAAGTCATAGGGGTAGATAGGTTTTCCAACAAACATATCATCATTAAAATAAATAAACGGGTCGCTTATTCCTGGTATTCTATGTATGACTGTCTCAATAGCTTGTGAATTAAATGTTTGTAAACATTTTCTAAATTGAGAGGTTGGAAATATTTCTGAATGGCGTACAATTTTAATACTTGATAAATTATCGTTGTTGTTATAGTTAATCCAAGAGGGTATTACTAGGTAGTCATCTACTACGATATATATGTTTCTAACCCAAGGCATATGTACACTTATTGAACGTAACAAAAAACGCAGTTCTCCGTGATTCACAAATCTGGTCCTTGTGGCAGAATCGCGTGTATGAATATTTGGATCATATATTTCATTAATTGCTCGCTCATATTCAGCGCGCCATTGTTTACAAGTAAAGTCTACATATGTTATTACAATATCAGTCATATGTTATTATTGTTATTTTTATTTGTATTTTAATATATTATATTTATAAAATAATTTATTATAATAAGTATTTTACAAAAATATAGTATAATATATTAAAGTAAAATAGGTAAATGATAAAGGAGTTAGTAAGTACGTTGGCAAATAATATAGAATTGTTAGATAAAGGGGGCGTAAATAATATAAATATAATACTTAGCGGTGGTGCTTTTAATGCGAGTTATATGGCTGGATGTTTGTATTTTTTAAATGAATTGAAAGATAAGGAAGTAATTAGCATCAATAAGATATCGACGTGTAGTGCTAGCGCGTTATTAGGGTTATTATTTATGATAAATAAGACGGATATATTCGTAGATAAGTTATATAAACATTGCGAGGATAGTTTCAGGGAGAATAAGTCTGTTATATTTAGCGAGGATAGTATGTGTTGTTTACTGGAAATGATAAAGGCGGAGTTACCCGAAAATATATTAGATACTATAAATAATAAGTTATATATAACCTACTATGATGTGATAGAGTGCCGTCGTATAGTTAAGAGCAAGTATAATACTGTTGATGAATTATTATCAGTGATAAGGAGGTCGTGTTTTATTCCGTATTTTACAATGGATAAAGCGTTAGAGGGTGGAAGATATTTGGATGGCGGAACGCCGTATATATTCAAGAGCGAAGATTGTGAGGAGAAAATAAAGAATTTATATATAAATGTAATAACACGCGATAAGATATTGGACTCGGTTATTATAAAAAAGGATAAGACGAATGTACATCGTGTAGCTGCGGGTGTATTAGATATTCACAATTTTTTCTTTAGAGGGAAAAAAACGGCGATGTGTAGTTATGTGGATGACTGGAGTATAATGAGACAGATAAATTTTGCGATGATAGAGTGGCGGATATACTGCGTATGTGTATTTTTTTATATATTGATGAAGATGAAAGAGTTCGTACCGAATAAGTATTATAAAGATTGTAATATATTGAATATGCTATGCAAACAGGTGCGATACGAGGTTGGAAAGAATATAGAATATTATTGTGTATGAAATAAAATATATAGTAATAGTAGTAATGAATGATGTATTTAGAATACTATTGTCATTTTTGGTAGGTGTAATTGGCGGTACAACCGCTGTTTTTACGGGTATAGGTGTATCAATAATGGTCCCATTAGTATTATTTTTGGGGATAATGAAAGATTATAAGACGGCAGTTGGAACAATGTTTATGGCAGTGTTTGCACCTGTAACATCAATACCTGCATATAACTTTTATAAATCTGGTAATTTAGATGTTGTTGTTGGAATAGCAATAGCTTTAGGTTATTTTACAGGTAGTTATGTTACGTCGACATATTATATAGATAGTGTAGAGAAGGAGTTAATATATTTATTATTTGGTATATACTCTTTGGTTGTAGGTTATATATTTATAAGAAAGTCGAAATATATTAGAATGTAAAAATTATAAATGTAAAAATTATAAATGTAAAAATTATAAATGTAAAAATTATAAATGTAAAAATTATAAATGTAAAAATTATAAATGTAAAAATTATAAATGTAAAAATTTATATTTATATATTACATTATATAATAATGTTTTTTTCATTAAATGCGAAAAGGCGAGTGCCTTTAAATAATCAATCATTGTTGAAATTACGCCAGATAGATCATAATGTACAGAGTAACTCGGAAATAAATACGTGGCCGCAGGTCAAAGAGATAACTAGTATTGTAAAAGATGTGATAACATATGATATTGGAGAATTATCAAATGAAGTAGGAGAACCATCAAATGATATAGATTTAATAGCACCAGAACCACAGATGGAAGAGCCGGTAATAGAAACATTGTCAAATGTTGTTGCGAGCAATAATGAAACAATAGAAAAAGAACCTAGTGTTAAAGTATACGAATCTATACTGGAACCAATACTTGAGGAGGTATGCAATGAAGAAGAAGTATCTGGTATAAAGAAAGGGATGGCGAAAGCGAAAGCGGTGGTAGAGGTAAACAAGAAAAAGAAGAAGAACGGGAGAAAATAGATAAATAGGTGTTATAAATTATATATTGTAAGACGATTACAATATATAACGTGTATAACGTGTATAACGTGTATAACGTGTGTAACGTGTATAACATATACAATCCGTATGAAAATATTACTTGGCAGAAGATGATGTTAAAGAGGTTGGAGATGGAGATGTTTGAATAACCGTTTTTGTAACAGTTTTCATAACTTTTTGCGGTTGAACTGGCGGTACTGTAGGTTGTGTACTTGATTGTAACATTATATTAATGGGGGAAGCAATAGAAGGAGTAGAAATTTCTTGTAAATTAGAAATTGATTTATCACACGTTCGTTTATGAACAGAAAGAGCTAGAGGATTTTTTCCAATAAAATTGCATTTTTCACAAATAAATTTCCCTGAAGTAATATAACCAAATCTCGATGATAACATTTTTTCAAGACAAGGAAGTTGAAGGTCTTCTATATTTTTAATCATTTTTTGTGAAAATTCTTTTACCATTTTTAACTGATTTAATTTTTGTTCAACAAATACTTGATATTCTTTATTAATTTCTTCGAGAGTATCTTTGCTTATAGGGTAATCATCAGTTAAAGTAATTTCATCTAATTTAGTTTTAAAAGAATCAATAATATCAATAGCTATTTTAATAATTTCTGGGTCATAATTTACATTATGAATATAAAGTAGAACATTTCTATTATGGATATTTATCTCAAAGTTGTCTTTATTAACAATACCTCCTTCTTGAGAAAGAAATAATCCTGAACAGTTTTGTATATCTACATCGTGAATAAATTTCTTAACCTGGTCTGACGTAACCTGACGAGACTCATAACACTTATTCTCAACTAGAATCCTTTGTCTATCTTTTCTATGAATCATAATATCTCCTGATTCTTTTTGAGAACCTACGTACTCAACCTCCGCCGATGGAAACAACCCCCTTAAAATATTCAAAACAATATTCTCAGACATTTTCCCTTTTGAACTAGAATTTTCCATTCTTTTAAGAACATCTTTTACTTCTGATTGAAGTGCAAGTTGCGATGATGATATAGAGGAAAATTGTGACAATGTGGCGTCTTTGTTTGAATCAACCATTTTTCTAGTTGAATCAATAACATTAGAAAACTTGTTATCAATATTTTTAATAAAACTATCCAACGATGCTTGTGACAATGGTTCTCCATCAGTCTTTGATGTCTTACTAATTTCATCTGTTATAGAAGAACAGAAGGACCTTATGTTTTCATTAATCTGTCTAGAAAGGTTTTCATTATTTTTTGGAACAAGTTCCGTCAACAATAAATGCGTCTTATCTAATATACTACCATTTGATTCTTTAATCAGAGGCGCAATCTTATCCGCAATATTCGACGACAAAATCATTTTCAAATCATCAATATATTCTTTCTTAAACTCTGTAAGCTTTAAAAATAGTAGCTTACCATATTCACTCTGTTGATTCGTAAGTTGGGCTTGAATATTCGCAATTCCATTCATTATTTGCGAAGTAATATTACTATTATTTACAGGATTAGTTGTCTGCATAATAGATGCAATAATATCCGTAAACATAATGTTCATTTTTTCAAAATCTATTTCAGGATGTTCCTTATAAAAAGCCCAAACCTTCGCACTGGTACACGTAAGAGATGTATTAACAGATTCTGACATTTGTATTATGTATTTATTTGTTACATTGTCTTTAAGTTGTTTTCTAGTTTATTATTCTACTAGAAAGTCAATCTAGAAAATACTTTCGAAACATTTCTAATCTAAGATTCTACTAGAAAGTCAATCTAGAAATCAGAAAATACTTTTTCTAGTCTAGGATTCTACTAGAAAGTTAATCTAGAAACCCAAAAATGTAATAAACTTACAAATTTATTTCCTAAATATATAAAAAGATATAAAAAAATTAACGAAAATACGAGGTTGCGTAGCAATTAACCAAACTGGCCTCGTATTTTCGTTAATTTTTTTATATCTTTTT